CACCCAACTGACGGTCTCGGCCCTGTCTAACCTGTTCTCAGCCAACATCCTGACGGCTAACATCACATCGGCGAACCTGGTAACCACGAATGCCTCGGTCCTCAACGTCTTCACGGGTGCCAACGTCACCCAACTGACGGTCTCTGCCCTGTCCAACCTGTTCTCAGCCAACATCCTGACGGCCAACATCACATCGGCGAACCTGGTAACCACGAATGCCTTGGTCCTCAACGTCTTCACGGGTGCCAACGTGACCCAGTTGACGGTCACGGCACTGGCGAACGTGTCATCGGCCAATATAGTATCTGGTGTCTATGGGTCAGCAACTGTTGGTACGGCTATTATCGGATCTGCGAACGTCTCTCAGAATATTAACGCCCAGACTCTGAGCGCCACGACTGGACACTACGGGCCAATAGTTGGTTCAAATGCCGCTTCAATTTCTACTTTGACTCTGGGGACGGCCCTGAGTATAGCAAACGGAGGCACTGGGCAGACGGCGGCTCTGAGCGCCTTCAACGCCCTGTCTCCTATGAGCGCCGCTGGTGACATCCTGTACGGGGGCGTGAGCGGTTCGGGAACTCGGCTTGCAGCCGGAACGAGCGTTCAGATACTTCACAGCGGTGCAACCCCTTCATGGGGGTCTGTTGTCCTGACGACCGATGTGTCCGGAACCCTCCCTATAGCGAACGGTGGCACTAACGCAACGACCAAGGCTAGTGCATTCGACTCTTTGTCCCCCATGTCAGCCGCAGGTGACATAATATACGGTGGCACCTCTGGTACTAATACACGCCTGGCGGCCGGAACGAGCGTTCAGATACTTCACAGCGGTGCAACCCCTTCATGGGGGTCTGTTGTCCTGACGACCGATGTGTCCGGAACCTTGCCAGTGGCTAACGGTGGTACCGGAGTGACATCATCGACTGGCTCTGGTTCCGTTGTCCTCTCGGCCAGTCCTACACTCTCCGGAACTATTACTGGAGGTACCTTTTCAGGAACTCACAGTGGAAGCGGTGCCAGTTTGACGAATTTGCCTTTGAACCAGTTTTCAGGACTTACTGCTGGAGGAGTTGCATATGGTTCGGCAACGACAACACTGGCTACAAACTCTGCAGGTACGAGCGGCCAGCCCCTCCTTTCTGGAGGCACTAGTGCACCGACATGGGGAACCCTCGGGTTGGCATATGGAGGTACGGGTCAGACTTCTGCTCAGTCAGCGATAAACACTCTCGCGGGAGCCGTAACGAGTGCACAGTATCTTCGTGGAAACGGAACAAACGTGGTTATGAGTGCTATCCAGGCATCTGATGTCCCTACACTGAATCAGAGCACCACGGGTACGTCTGGCGGACTCACTGGTACTCCCAATATTACCGTTGGTACTATTTCATGCTCTTCAGTCACTGGAACCTCGACTATTCAAACGAGTTACTCGCAGACTGGAGCCCCTAACGTTGGTATGTTTTACGGGTACAACCCTACTAACAGCGCTGGTCAAAATGCGTCTTGCTCCGTCCGCACGGCGGGTGGTTCTGCGGGTTATGCCTATTATTCTATGGATGTCAATGGAGTTGGCGGGTGGAGCATGGGCCTTATTTCTGCTGGCACGGCGAGCAGTTTCTATATGAGGGCTTCGTGGGACTTCAGTACTACAACAATATACACTTTTGATCGCTCTGGAAACTTTACAGCGGCCGCAGATGTCATAGCCTATTCAGACCGGAGGTACAAGACGGATTTGGAGAGGATAACGGGGGCCCTAGACAAGGTGAGCAAGATCAACGGGTACACTTTTGTCCGTACGGATCTGGAAGACAAAAGACGCAAGGCGGGAGTGATCGCCCAGGAGATCCAGGAGGTCCTGCCGGAGGTTGTCCAGACGACCGAAGATGGGACTTTGTCCGTCGCCTATGGAAACATTGTAGCCCTGCTGATTGAGGCCATCAAAGAAGAGAGGGCAAAACGCGAATCTCTCGAAGAGAGAATCCTTGCACTCGAGAAAAAAGTGTAGTAAATATTAGAGATGTCGTTACCGACAATCACCAATTTTGGTGAAATAGCCACGCTAGGTAACACAATTTGTTATCAAAACCTTCAGGTCCAAGGTACGACTTCCTCTTTCACAGGGGCCGTCGCTCTCAACGGCGGGTTTACGACTCCGACGGGGTCTTTTACCACTCGTTCAAATACAGTGGTCCTGAATGTTTCTTCACTTGCCAACGTCTACACTATGAATATAGCAACGGTTTTGAATGTGGTTGGTTCTAGTAACTTAAGTGGTGGGCTGTATGTACCCGTGGCCAATACAGGCACGGCGAACGTCTTCACCATGAATGCCCTTTCAGTAAACGTCTCCACGGGTGCTAACGTCACCCAACTGACCGTCTCGGCCCTGACAAACCTGTTTTCGGCTAATATTCAGACTGCTAATATTGTCTCTGCCAATTTGGCCACCACCAACGCCTCAGTCCTCAACGTCTCCACAGGGGCTAACGTCACCCAACTGACCGTCTCTGCCCTGACCAACCTCTTTTCAGCCAATATCTTGACCGCTAACCTCACAACTGCCAACTTGGTTACCACTAACGCCTCTGTCATCAACGTCTCTACGGGTGCCAACGTCACCCAACTGACCGTCTCTGCCCTGACCAACCTCTTTTCAGCCAATATCTTGACCGCCAACCTCACAACTGCTAACTTGGTAACCACTAATGTCTCTGTCATCAACGTCTCTACAGGTGCCAACGTCACCCAACTGACCATCACGGCCCTCACCAACATCTTTTCGGCTAATATCATCACTGCAAACATCACCTCGGCCAACTTGGCGACTACTAACGCCTCAGTCCTCAACGTCTCTACGGGTGCCAACGTCACCCAGTTGACGGTCTCTGCCCTGTCTAACCTTTTTTCAGCCAACGTATTGACGGCCAATATACGCAGTTCAAATGTCCAAACAGAGAATGTAGTGAGCCTAAACGTCTCTACGGGTGCCAACGTCACCCAACTGACCGTCTCTGCCCTGTCCAACCTGTTATCGGCCAATATCCTGACCGCCAATATCGCATCAGCCAACTTGGCAACCACCAACGCCTCAGTTCTCAACGTCTCTACGGGTGCTAACGTCACCCAACTAACAGTCTCAGCCCTGTCCAACCTCTTTTCAGCCAATATCATCACTGCGAACGTCACCTCGGCCAACTTGGCTACGACCAACGCCTCCGTCCTCAACGTCTCCACGGGTGCCAACGTCACCCAGTTGACAGTCTCGGCCCTGACCAACCTGTTCTCAGCCAACGTCATTACAGCCAATATAGCCTCTGCCAACCTGGCAACTACTAACGCCTCTGTCCTTAACGTGTCTACGGGTGCCAACGTTACTCAATTGACCGTCACGGCCCTGGCCAACTTGGCGAGTGCAAATGTTGTATCTGGTTTTTACGGTACCGCTAATATTTTCACAGGAAATGCGACATCTCTCAGTGTAACCACTGGAAATATCACTCAGGTAACAGTCTCGGGTCTGACCAACTTGTTTTCAGCCAATATATTAACCGCTAACATCACCTCAGCCAACTTGGCCACCACGAATGCCTCCGTACTCAACGTCTCCACGGGAGCCAACGTCACCCAACTGACAGTCTCTGCCCTGACCAACCTGTACTCGGCCAACGTCCTGACGGCCAATATCGCTACAGCAAATATTCAGACAGAGAATGTGGCTGTTCTGAACGTGAGTTCTCTTGCTAATATTTCTGCAGTGTACGCGGGTGCTTATAACGGTCCGGCTACCAACATGACGGCCTTGACGGATGCCATAGGTGGCTCCTATGGTGACCCCATCAGTGGAGCGAAGATTCCTGTTATTACAGTGAGCGCCACTGGCCGCATCACATCTATTTCAAATGCTACTATTTCGGGAACACAATGGACTACTTCTGGATCTAATATTTATTATACGGGCACAGCAGCCGGTGTGGGTATAGCCACGTCTTCCCCCCTTTCGTCTTTGGATGTACGAGGAAATGTGTACATGCTTTCGAATGTGAGTTCATGGTATGAACTTCCCGCATCTATTGGAGCGTTCCAGATCTGGAGCCCCAAGGTGAGCACGGGCATCACGACATCTGGCGTGGCTCCGGCCACCGCCGTGACGTTCGACTCGACCCTCATCCCACCCAACACATCTGGACAGTTGGTTCTGACTTATTCGGCGGCTTCCGGCTCCCTGTATCTGCCTAAAACGGGTCAGGTGCTCACTGGAGGATCCCTGCCAAGTTCGGGGACAATAACTATTCCAAATATTTCACTTGCTGATGCCGGTACAAACATGTCTATTCAGTTTTACGGAGGAACAACCTCTAGTATTACATACACGAGTTTCTACTTCCAGGCTTATGCGGTATTTGTCAACTCGAGTAACGTGGGAATAGGGACGACCAGTCCCAACTCTACTCTTACGGTTCAGGGTAATATATTCGCATCGAATGCACTTTCAAGTTACAACATCTTTGCATCACAGAATGTGTTTTGTGGGTCGTATATCACTGCCACTGCGGCCGGGTCGAATATCTATGCAGCGAATGCCCTCTCGACCGGTAACGTCATTGCTACAAACGGGGCCATACTTTGCTCGGCTCCTACGATGAAGATGTACTCATGGAACGGTACTATAGCATCTGCAGCGCCAACCCTTACTCTGACCTTTGGAAACTACGCCTTTTATGCTAAAATAGTCGCTCTTCTACTCGACCAGTCGACGGTTTCATCCGTGAGTACCATGGTCATAGAGTGCTCTGGAGGGACGTCCGGGGGTACAAGTTCAACGAATAGCATAGTCATGGGTATAAAGAACCTCTTCGGGACGTCAGGGAACCCATGGGCGACTATACCAACAACTTCTGCATCTACTGTCGTTTTGACCCCAGCAAATTCCGCATCATACTACTGGCAAATAAGCGTGGAGGTCATAGGAACAAATGCCCAGTTGACATCGATTGCTCAAAGCGCGAGTCCAGCCACCTCGAAATCATTTGGTTACTAATATAAATGGCAACCCTTGCGGCGCCTGGAACAATAAATGCGGGTTCTGCAATAAACGGAACCACGATTACAGCAAGCACCCAATTCAGTGGATCTGGGGCAGGTTTGACGGGCACTGCGAGTTCTCTTTCTATTGGTGGTACGGCCACGAATCTTTCAGGGACCCCGAATATCACTGTAGGTACAGTATCCGCTGGTGCTATTTCATGTTCGACTATCTCCGGGACGGGAACAAACTCTATAAGTTTCGGGCAGACGGGTAACCCCGCATCTGGAATGTTTTATGGGTACAACCCCAATAACACCGCTGGCTCATATGCTTCATGTAACATGCGTATAGCGGGGGCATCGGCTTCTGCAGCCTACTACTCCTTGGATGTCAGTACCGTCAACGGCTACAGTTGGGGGATCACAGGTGCCAGTCAAAACCTCGTCTACAGGGCTTCGTGGGACTTCAGTTCAGGTACAATATTCACATTCGATCGCTCCGGAAACTTTACAGCGGCCGCAGATGTCATAGCCTATTCAGACCGGAGATACAAGACGGACTTGGAGAGGATAACGGGGGCCCTAGACAAGGTGAGCAAGATCAACGGGTACACTTTTGTCCGTACGGATCTGGAAGACAAAAGACGCAAGGCGGGTGTGATCGCCCAGGAGATCCAGGAGGTCCTGCCGGAGGTTGTCCAGACGACCGAAGATGGGACTTTATCCGTCGCTTATGGAAACATCGTTGCTCTTTTGATAGAAGCCATAAAGGAACTTAGAGAGGAAGTAAAAATATTGAAGAAAGGTAATGAGCACTATGACGGGCGCTCAAATGCGTCCTCCTCGACTTAATACAACAGATATTGTTATGCAAATAATTCAGACTAGAAATAATGCCCTTGCCGCCACTGATTGGACTCAGATGCCGAATGGTACTATACCAGACGCCCCCATTCTTACGGATGCCCAAAAAGCCGCTTATGTTACATATAGACAACAACTGAGAGACCTGCCCCCAAAAATAGATATTGCAAAGTTGCCAGATTATTGGCCTCTTCTTTTGGGACCAGCGTGGCCTAAACGTCCATAAAAATCCAAATATTATAGTAGATGGCAACGAATAACAGCCTTGCCCAAGTCGGGTCGACGAGTATTCAGTTGGGGACCCTAGGTCAGTCCCTCGGGGCCCAAGCAGGAGGTCGCCAATTGAATAATCTTAGATCCGGAACAAATAACTATTTTGATCCCCTGGATCAGAATAGTTCGGGCCAAACAAAGCAATTGTATGCTTTGCGTAATAAGAGTTTTTACACTATTACCGGAACGAATCAAGGAAACTTCCAGACGGGTATAGGTGGAGCCACGGCCATGGTGTGGGTCAAAGGAGCGGCCTATGGTGGTTCTGGACAGGTGGCCATGTCCATTCAGGCGGCTCAGGGGTCCACTGTGTACCTCCGGAACGACCAGGCGATAAGGGGTGGTGGTGGTGCAGGTGGTGCGGGTTCCAACCCTCAAGCAAATACAGGTGGTGGTGCAGGTGGAACGGGTGCCACTGCTCTTCAGGTTGCAGGTGCCTCTGTAATTCAGATATATAATTACGGATCTATTCAAGGTGGTGGCGGTGGCGGTGGCGGTGGTGGGACATTTTATGTCCATCAGGAGACGCAGATTCCAAATCAGACAACGAGGGCATCGTTTACATATTCTACATATGTAGGACCACAGATCCAACCTGCTTTTACATATTCTACATATGTTCCTAATCAAACGCAGAGGCCAGGGTTTACATATCTTTCCGGGTTCACCTTTGTCACCCAAAATCCTGGATTTACATATGCTAATTATGCAGCATTCTATGGATGTGCTTTTAATGGAACCACACAATTTGGATATTTCGTAGATCCTTTCACGGATGTGCAGCACCACGACACTCAGCAAGGAGATTTTGATAATCATTTTACCAGTACTGGCTTCCACCCAGGCTATTTTGTAGATACTGTATTCACTCTCCAGCAATACTGTGCTTACTATTACATAACAGGTTTTTATGTAACTGGTTTTGCCTATGTGGGGCCACAGGGATACATCAACTCCAATTATACATATGTAGGACCTCAAATTCAGCCCGCTTTTACATATCAAACCTATGTTCCTAACCAGACACAGAGACCCTCATTTACATATCAGACTTATGTAGGTCCTCAGATTCAGCCTGCTTTTAGTCAGCAGGGAAGTTTTGGGTTTTCGGGGGCCGGTGGCGGTGGTGGCGCTGCTCAAGGTGGGGCTGGAGGTGGCGGTGGGCCCGGAGGGCCAGGAATGGCGCAAAATCCTGGACCCGGAGGTCAAGCAGGAAGCACCACAGCAGGAGGTGGCGGGGGAGGTGGCCTCCCTCAAGGAAACGCAGGAGCAGGAGGGGGTTCCGGACAAGCCGGTACAGCCGGGCAAGGTGGCAGTATATATCAAGCAGGTCCTACACAGGGTGCATGGAATACTCAATATTCTGGGAATAATCATTATAACGCCGGTGGTGGTGGTGGTGCGGGTGCATCCGTCCAAGGCACTGGAATCCAGTGGACTGTGGCCGGTACACACAACTAACGGAAGTGATGACCAACAAGGATAGTAAATAGGTACTTGGCCTCTGAATCCTGAGTGAACCTCCACAAAAGATAAGAAGGAAACACTATAAGTGCACCCCTCCCAACCTGATATTTCTTGTTACAAATCTCAATTTCAAAGTTATTTAACGAGATAATAACAACAAGTTTAATAATACTATTTTCAGGTGTGGCTCCAAGCACGAGTTTCAAAGGTTCTATCGTTTGCTCCTGCTCACACTCAACAATGTCCTGCCCGAAACCCGAAATCTCAAAGTCCCAAAATACCTCATTCATCTTCAGGCACTCGCGAGTGAGTTTTTCATATATCCAAATGTTTTCAGGTGTTCTAGGAACGTTCCGTCCCAGTTCCTTCAAGTCATCATCACTAATAAAAGTGAGATGAATAGCCGGTTCGAGCATCTTGTCACTTTCTTTAAGAAAATACATAGGTGGGCGCGTCGACTCCATTTAAGAAAAAGGGAACCTTTACCTTAAATGGAAGTTTATGATTTCTATGAAAATCCAGTTCCTCATTGTATAATTAAAAACTATTACCAAGCGGATGACGTTGAAATGATTCACAAGGAACTCGATAAACTGAAGCCAATGTTCAAGCCCCCGGAAGAAACGGGAACGGCACGGGGCGTTGACAATATTCCTAGAAAGTCCAACAAAGGTGTTTTTATAGAAAACCAACAGCACCCAATTGTTAAACTTAATTCTAAAATATTTAGCCCGGAAGTTATACATGAATTGTGTAAACATTCGTGGCTGTTCAAATATCTTCGCGATACTCGAGATTCATCCACCCTCGTAAGTCACTATTCCGAGGGTGACTTTTATAAAGCACATGAAGACAAGTCATTCTTTACTGCTATTTATTACACTTGGAAGGAACCTAAGCCCTTCGAAGGAGGGGACATCCTTCTGGAGGGGGTAAAAGCCAAAGTTGAAAATAACTCTCTTCTCATATTTCCATCAAAAACGCGTCACACTGTCACCCCAGTTACAAAGGGTTCTGGGAGATATGCAATTACTCAATTTATTAACTTTCAGGGCCCGGAAAGACGTCTTCCTATAGACAAATTCATGAACTTTATGGATGTCCGGGAGTTTAATGATGCTAAAAATCTCATATTCAACTCGAGAGAATGGGCGTGGGCAGGGCGTTCGGGACAGAAACATGATGAAAAGGTTAAATTTTGGCACCTTGATCTCGGGAATCACCACCTCTTTGCTGTCCATCTCAAGAATAAGATAGAGGCACTTGTGGGGGCCAAGTTCGATCTAGAGCGCGTCTATGCCAACGGTCAAACATTTGGCCAAGATGGATATTTTCACCAAGATTGTACAAATAATCGTAAACAGTTCACATTCCTCGTGTACCTAAACCCAATTTCTGACAATGAAATAGATGACTGGGGAGGGGAAACTCAGTTCCAGGATGGAGACCGTATTGTTTCATATCCCCCTGTTACAAACTCTGCACTCTACTTTGATGCTCACTTATTTCACCGAGGTCTCAGTCCTAAAAGATTTGTTCCAGAAATGAGAGTTACTGTTGCATGGAAACTCATATTAAGAGAGGATAACAATTCTATGTAATGGAATTAAGGATCTTACAAGAAAGTCCACACATAGTTGATGTCTACAAAAAACAAGGAGTTTTCACTCCAGAAGAATGTCAAAAAATAGTAACTGAGTTCACGAAAAATGTAGATTTTGCACTGATAGGGAAAAACAAATATGGTGAAAAATTCAGGAGAAGTAAAGTATATTGGATACCAAAAGAGGAAAAGTACTCGTGGATATATACGAAAATAAGAGATCTGGCAACTGATGTAAACTCTAAATTTTTTAATATAGCAGTAGAAGGTATTCTAGAGCCTATACAGTACACGGAATATTCCGAGGATTACACTGGATGTTACGATTGGCATATGGATGTCGGACACGATTCTTTTTCAAATATGAGAAAAATAAGCATGTCTATTCAACTCAGTGACCCTTCTGAATATGAAGGAGGAGATCTCGAAATAAACTCTATAGGTCCTATGAATGTTGCATCAAGAAATATAGGATCGGCAACACTGTTTCCGTCCTATCTTAGACACCGAGCATGTGAGGTGACAAAGGGGCGGCGATGTGTCCTTGTGGCGTGGATTGCCGGTCCGCCTTTCCGTTAAGAAACATTTCCAAGTAATGTATAGATGACGAAACTCGTCTACGTAGATTCAAAATTGCGGGACCAGACCCTGTACCCCTCAGGAAATGCATACGTCCTTCACCTGACGGACCCGGTGAAGAATGTAAGCAGGGTAGACCTTGTAAGTGCCCATATTCCAAATTCGTTTTATAATATCCTCAACGGGTCGAACGTCATGTCATATCATTCTTCGGGATATGAACAGAAGAATTTTAACCTCAACCCAGGGTTCTACTCGGCATCCAGTCTCCAACACGAGATGAATACACGCGTCTTGGATGACCAACAGTCAAATGTCGCATGGGTCCCCGGTGAAGGAAAGTTTTACTTTTATTCCCTTATTCCATTCACTATAACGGTTAATAGTGTCGAACTCTCTAATTGTATTGGATTGCCCGTGGGTACATATCACTCTACTGGCACCTTCTTGGATCAGACCTATGTGCATAACATCTATGACGGGTTTTTCATCAAGTCAGTAAATGTGGTAGACTTTTCTATTAACGAATTCGTCTTTTTGGACATTGAGGAGTTCAGGACCCCCACCTCTCTCCAAGCGCTTCCCCTCGCCAAGGATGGGTCCGGGACCTATCAAGGGTCGAGTGCACGCAATTCGTTTGCCATAATTCCCATGACTGTAAGTTCTGGATGTATCAAACACTTCAATGAAAACGGGGACTACCGCGTCTCCATAGAGTTCCCTCAGCCCATAGACAAGGTGAGTCGAGTCACAGTCAGGTGGACGAATGAGTCGGGTAACCTTGTGAATTACCAGGGTCACGAGACCAACTCGTTCCTTCTGAGGTTCCACACGCGCAACCCACGTCCTGTTGAGGCCCTTCCCCCACCCCCACCGACAGACCTCATGGAACTGAAGAGGGCTATAGAGGCCATGCCCCTGTTGAACACTTCTCAAGATGAGCCTAAAAGGCCCATCATTGGCAAGTGGTCTTTTTGGATGTTTATAGTACTTTTTATTATAGGTTACTTCACATATAAGACTTTCATAAAGCCGAACCCACCACTTACGCCCGCGTAACGGCGTACATAGGCGCACTGGGCTCCTTGATGGAGACGTTGGTCGCCACGGCCTTGACCAGCATGTACACGAAGATGGACAGCAGGGTCGTGAACAGGGCGCTCAGCAGGTAGTACTGGGCGCCGTTCTTGCTCACCTGGACGATCTGGGCAATCAGGAAGCGGACGGCATCCATCCACGCGATGGCGGACGCGAACGAGAAACCCGCCACAATGGCGTTCAAGGACTGAGACTCGAGTTGGAGGGCAACACTGCTAACAACGGCCGCCATCTTTACTATTCGTCTGGAAAAAAAACTTGGGCATAAGGTCCTGTATCAATGAAATTTTCTTCCTGAATAATTTCTGTAGTTTTCACGTTTGATGTTTCCATAGGTTTCACTTTATCCGAGTCTTCTAGTTCATCGAATAAAGTGGAATCTTCACATACAAATAGTGTATATTGAACAGATCCAAATGGACGGGCATCCGTCATCTACTATTCTCAAGTTGTTTATCGACTGCGTTTTTCAACGCACGCTCTGCTGGGGTCTCTGGCTCCCACTCCGCCCATGTATCGGCACATTCATTCATCTTTATGCACATATCGTTATCTGTTCCTTCGTATCGCGTCCAGACATACTCAGTCTCACTTACAGTCTCCCAAGACTCATCGGAGTCGGACTCACCTTCCTCATAAATTTCCGGAAAAAGTGAACCAACCTGTTTCCCCACCACATTACGAGCCGCGTACATGAGACCCATCCTGATATCCTCGGCAAGCACCACATCCCTCCCACAGCCCTTTGCATAGTGGGAACCAAGGATAACCGAGGACTCCATAACCGGCTTGAAGATCTCCATAGCAGCCTCTTCCATTACTTACTGTATGAGGCCCTGCTTTAACTCACCAGACTCTTCTATGTTTGTAAAAAGGACCTTGTTATTGTCTATAAAGTTGTAACTCACTGCGTATACCCTGATATTCCTGGCAGAGGAACTCGGGTTGAGACTCAGTTCAAGAATTTGATTCAAAATTCGTGACATATTCACTTGACCTGCTGGAACGGATCCCTGGGGGTCAAGGCTAAAAGAGTATATGTAGAATTTCCTGTCAGGGACCCGTGTATGATTCTCGAACGCCTGAATGACGCGGAGATAGAGGGCCGTCCCAATCTCTTTAGGGATTCTCTCGACGCCGTTGAACTTGAGCACAAGGTAGTTTAACTGCTCAGTCTTCCCGTATGCGGTCTGGGTGCCATCTGTCGTATAGTCGAAACCGAAAGCATTCGTATTCTGAACAACTACAAAGAGTTCCTTTACAGGGTTCATGAACCCAAGTGTACAACGGAGACTGTTCGCACCGGCCGGGGCGAAAAACTCAACCTTTTGGACTTGCTCGAAAAACTGGATGCCTCTCTTAATAGGTTCTGTAAAATAGACATATTCAACAAGGATATATAGGTCAATAGGCAAAGTCCAGTTCACCTGAGGGTATGTAAAGTCTGTTGATGGTCTGAGAACCAGTTTAATTGCAGCCTTTGAATTCCTAATATCAAGTCCTTTTTCCATACACGAAAATGGAAGGGGTAGGGTGTATGTCGGTGCGGCCGCTCCTACGAGTTGAGGGTAAATTTTACCCTCAAGGCCCGTCAGGGACGCCTGTTTACTTTGAGATATAGTCAAGTCATTTTTCATTTCAATGTACTCCCCGTACAGTCTCTCTAAAAGGACACCATCTATAGTCAAATCGACGTATTTTATCATATATGCCGCAACGGAATCACATACGCCCGTGGAAATTGGAGGAAAATTGACCTTCAAATAAATTTGAGAAATTAGGTCCCCGCGATTCTGTAACTGGACTTTTGATTCCTGACCAAAGCGAACCTGGGTATCAAAGAGGGCCCTGTCGAGTCTGGAAGCAAAGGGGATCTTTCCTGTATACCTCTCATTGAAATAAGTCACTTGGGGATTCCCTGACAAAAAGATATCCTCTTGACCCAAAAAGGTCAAACTGGCTCTCCCGGCCATCTATCATTTGACTAGAAGAAATTGAAGAGCAAACCAGCGAGACCGTTTTCAATACGTAGAACATTGTAACTGAGGGCGTACACTCGCAACTGTTTCGCTTTTACGAAATCTGGTGTGACGTTCACTTCGAGCAGTTTTTGTTTGATTCGACTGAAATTGATCTGGCCTGTGGGGCGAGGGTCAGATGGGTTATTTGCAAAAGAATACATGTAAAAAATTCTATCAGGGAAGTGGGTGTAGTGGTTATAGGGTTGGATAGTTCCTAGGTACAAGGCATCCGACTCCTGACGTCCGAAGAACTCCTGACCGTTGAACGTAAGAGCCATGGACTGGAGCCCATTGCGAGTAAAGTCATAGACTCCAGAGCCATCAAGTTGGATAACAAAGAACAATTCTCGGACTGGATTCAAAAAAGGGAGGTCAAAGATGCCTGTTGAAAACCCTGCTGGTAAAGTATAATTTTGAACCTGATTTTGAATAATAAGGTAGTCAAGACGGTTCCTCTTCATCCAAGAAACCTCCGTATCGGAAAGATACCCGTACTCTACAATAATAGTCGCATTGAGTATCTGAGACACGGCATTGAGGTTCGACACGTTTGTAAGTTGTTTGAATGGTCTAAAATTAATAGCCACTTCTACATCCTGACGATCAAGGGCGCACAAGGGTATACTAAGTTCCGAATGACCGTAAAAATAAAAGGGGAGGTTAATGTAATACGTCCTTCCCGGGTCATAAACGTTTGATGTATCAAGTTTCCCTGTGAGTAACTTGAGCCCCGGTTGATTCTCGTACGTAACATACAGATCGTTGTAAATCTCTATACCCTCGCCTGAAATAGACTGGACAAGTTGTCCACCTATTCTCAATTCCGCAGTATCTATCATATATGTACCCACTGAATCCACATAATTGTAAACATCAGACACGTTGGAAGCATAAGGAAAGACCGAGAAATATGTGTTTGAATATAGAGTAGTACCACTCGGGGCCACAACCTTCACTGGAATTGTCGTATTCTTTTGAGTCACTATGTACGGTAGAGAGAAAGTGTACGGGGGCAGAAGACCCAACTCTATACTGTGGATATAATCTCCGAAACTTATGGAACTTATAGGCTGATCTGTACACACAACGGCCGTAATGACATACATGACCGTATTTGAAAATTCAAGACCAGTTGCATCGGGTGCAACATAGTTGGAGATGGTTCCATTTTGATTGAATTCTCCTGCAAAATTAAAGGTTCCACCGGGTTTTATAGATGCACCGGCTTGCGGTGTCAATAACATACCGTTTTGTGGAAACTGACTTGACAAGTTGGGGCTCGTTACAGATGCATTCTGCATAAAAGATATATGGCATGCATTGGACCCTAGTAGGGAGTCACCGGCGACATTCGACAAAAAAACATCCATATAGTACCACGTCGGGGGTGACAGTACATCTGTTGCGTTGACCACAAGAGGCAGAACATAATCGAACGTAGGGTTTCGACCCTGTATCGTGTTATATGAATATATGTACCCGTTAGAATTTGTACTTGGTCTCGAACCATCTGAGTTTGCGACACCAATAGCAAACCCCATGACATAGTTATTCAAGGCGGTAAATGAGCACGATATAGAATAAACCCCGGCCTGACTGATACTAAAGGTATCTTTAGCAGAATATAGGTTTATAAGGGGGATCAAGTCTGAATTTATAAGACTGAATTTAGACAGTGGAATCTGGGATATATTTGAGGTCAGTGCAACGGTCGACCCGAGCATGAATGCCGAATTGAGGGGGCCTATCGAAACGTATGCCCCCTTGGAGACCTGTGTAGCAGTGGTTCCAAACGAGACGTCAGTGTACAGGTATGCAGGTACAGTTGAAATATTTATCGGGAGAATAAAAGGGGTCGTGGGGTTCGGGGAAGTTGTGTAAATCTGCTTCGCAAGATAATTCGCTACAGCAGGATGGCCATCCACTGTATTGAACCCTATTCCCGCGGAGTAAATACTTCCATCTGAAATCATAGAGCCCCGAATAGAATACAGGCCCGCCTGCGTAATCTTCATGCAGCCAGTTCCGGTATTCTGTGCATACTGTGAAATTCCGTAGTTTGTAAAGTTCTGCGAAGAGACGTTCATGAAATAGGTACTCGACCCTGCAGGGTATGCTACGGCACCTGATAAATTGATTGCAGTAGTTACATTTGAAAAGAAACCTCCTCTGTTATTCACTGTGGGCACTCCCGTACCTCGGCCCCAACCAGCCTGTTCCAAAGAGAAATCAGAAGTCCTCGTTCCGTTTACGTAGTATACAAGGTTTCCAGAAGCAGTGACAGTACTGAAGTTTTTGGGGTCGAGGCCCCAGAAAATACCAATAGTTGGGTCAACCTCTATAGCCACACAATTCGAAAACTGGAAATTGTAACTTGGGTTTATAACTATAGACGCCAATTGGTTTGAAGATGAGTTATAGTACTGCCCTGCCGTCAGCCAGACGCTGGTACTCGCAGAAACAGTAGAGTAGTAACTTATACCGAAGTAGTCCGACTTGTGATACGTCTTTGTAGGAGCCGTCAAGGACCCCTCCCAGTGAATCAAATGGGGGAAAAAGGTGCTAGAGGCTACAGTCGGATAAGCCCACGCATTACCTGGATTGTTCAAAAAAGGCATCTGGGCCTTTAAAGTAAGACCTCGTATAATATCTCCTTTGAACGGAATTTTACATGTTTGTTGAGTACCGAACAAAAGTTGATTCCCGAGAAAAGGGATGTCATAGGCTTCGAGCACGAATGGTGTATGACGGGAATAAACCCCTGAAAAATAGGTTACAGAAGGCGAACCTGTGAGATAGGCATCCTGTTGGCCTATGGCAGCCAACTGGATCGCTCCGGCTGACATTCTATTAATCTCTTAGAGTTTATTCTGCGCAATATTACGTCTCAAAAAACGTGGGTATACTTCAGGCCAGGTCAGCAATGACTCTGCAGTTGAAGAGGTTCGACCCATCAAAGATGGCCGATGATAAAACTTGCGTTTTCATAGGAAAGCGTGGAACCGGAAAGTCGACACTCGTCACTGATATTCTGTGGCACAAGCGCCACCTCCCAGCAGGTATAGCCATGTCTGGCACAGAGGAGGGGAACGGGCATTTCCGCCAGTTCATCCCAGATCTCTTCGTCTATTCAAAGTATGACAGGGAAGCCATAGAAAACCTCGTGGCCCGCCAAAAGTCCCTCGTGGCCAGACTCGGCAAAGACAGGACGCCCCCTGTGTTCCTCCTTATGGATGACTGTATGTATGAACGATCATTCATGAGAGATGAATGCATCCGCGAACTATTCATGAATGGCCGGCACTTCAAAATATTCTTTATGATGACAACACAGTACGTCATGGATATGACGCCTATGATCCGTTCAAATACAGACTATGTATTTGTCCTTCGTGACAATGTGAAACAGAACAGAGAGAACCTCTACAAGGCTTTCTTTGGGATGTTCCCCAGCCAGGCGGCTTTCAACGCTGTTATGGATGCCTGTACAGAAAACTACGAATGTCTCGTCTTGAATAACACATCCACCTCGAACAAGATCCAAGACTGTGTCTTCTGGTACAAAGCCCCTATACGCAGGAACTTCAGAGTGGGCAGCCCCGCCTTCTGGCAGTATCACCAGTCCCATTACAACCCCAAACACGTGACCAACCCACTGAACCAACAGGTAAAACCAGCCCGGGGTTCAATAATAGTGAAGAAACAAAAGTAATGCGTCTTCCCGTACTTTGATTTTTGTCATTCTAGAATAATGCAGACCTACGACCCGAATGCAGGTCTCGATTTTATGCAATCTATACCAGAACCAAATGATGACCAGAAGAAAAAAGGCCCCCCTACAGGGCTCTTGCGTGATGTGGAGCCCGAGCCAGAAAATAAAGTTGGTGAATCTCAAATGGCTGACTTCTCGACACCCATCGAGGAGGTTATGGCCGGACCTGGCCAGATGATGCAAGATGAGATGATGGGTCCAGCCATGCCCGTCGCTGGAAATAAAAAGACCTCGCGCCAAACGAAGCAGGGCTCCAACAAGAACCCCTTCAATCTGACTGATGAGCAGTATCAGGCGGCACTCGCTGGGGTGGCGGCCATCATCGCCTTCTCCAAGCCCGTCCAGTCTCGGCTCACCTCCATGGTGCCCAAGGCCCTCGCTGATTCCGGTGAACTCAGCCTGTCAGGTATGATCCTGACGGCCCTCGTGGCAGCCATCGTATTCTACTTTGGCCGCCAGTTCCTGGCTAATCAGTAATAGTCTCACCACAATACTGTCTCGCGCCTCCTTTTTGGTAAAGACCCATGTCAATACATATCTTCTTCAGGTCCCCAAAGTTCTTCCAGAACTTTTCAGAGTGGTCATATTCTGCAACAGTCATATGTGCCAACTCGTGAATAAGTATATACATTGCGCTATTTACATCTTGTCCGGACATACATATGTAAATTTCGTACCCCTTGTTCACGTTCGAACCTATGACCCCATCATACTTTGTATATGTACCGGTTATAATAGAATTAGTCTTCTTTATAAGTTCCCACCGGGGGTCCGACGGGAGAGACACCCGGATCATCTGATACCGACTTTTGAGTTCCGTCAAAAAGGGATCTTCTGAAGTTCTGTAAACAAGTAGAGCCAACACGAGGTACAGGAAGACCAAGAGGGCTATCATCTAATCTTACGGAAGACAAATTTTGAGTAGATGTCTGATATCATCCCGTTGGGCTTGGGAAGCATGGGCCCCCAGTGTATCAATTCGAATCCAAAAATGAGGAGAGAATTAATGAGTTGGTCCCGGTCGAGTATGGGTTCCTCCCGTGCCTCACCGGCATAGAAGGGGCCATCGGTCAGTCTGACCTTCAGTCTCTCCGGACTTACCTTCTCAATTTCATTTCCAATTGAGTCTACTAATTTTGAATTAAAATTAAGAACGGATTCAATGAGGGCCTTGTCAGGGGTGATACCTATGAGGTACCCACCTGGTCGGACAGCCTTCCCAATTGCTTCGCATGAATTTTGAATTAAAATTGGTGATTCGAAAATGTAATGGATTGAAAAATTGTAACACACAATGTCCCATGTGTCCCCGAGGGTGATGGCTGAGCGTATGTCCCCGGGTGGGAGGAACCACACTCCGTACCCAGCCTCAAGCGCTCGCAACTCTGCTTCCCGCATAGAGGCGGGGTCGGGGTCTATCATGTACAGATGGACCCTCTGACCATTCCACTTGTGGAGGTCTCCCCCTCGCCCACACCCGCAGTCAAGGACCTTCTGTCCCGGCCGGCACCATTCTCTGATGAAATCTTTCTTTACCTGATTATGAAGTTTGCGTAGTGCATCCATTTATATGTTTCCAAGGACGCCAGTCTTTAAACAGTTAAAGTTTCCGAACGTGAGTATACTAAATGGGTTCCTTGACGCAAGACTATCTGACCGTCCCTGGCCAACTGTTCGCGTGTGTTTCCTTTGTGGGCCCCGATCTCCCCCAGAAGAATGAGCAACTCGGCTTGAAGATCCGTGGGTGCTTTGCCACCAACGAGGAGGCCAAGAATCACGCGGCCCGCCTTCAGAAGGAGGACGCCCTTGTGGACATCTACGTTGTAGACATGTACAAGTGGCTTTTGATCCCTCCGAAGCGCGAGGAGATTAATGAGGTTCACTACCAGAATCAGAAACTCGAGGAGATTATGTCCAAGTATCGGGAGAATCAGGCCGCTGCTGCTGCCCACTTTGAGCAGCGCAAGAGAGATGCCACGGCAACTCCCATCCCTGGTGAATTTCCTTACATCACCCCCGCCGATGAGAACAGCAAGTTCTACACCAAGCCCGATGTTCCCCCCATGCCCCACCCCGCCGATCTGCTGAATGACCTCGTTAAGGAGCATCCGGACACTCCCATGGAGGAACTGGTGAAGATGGCTGATGCGAAGGTGCAGGAGGAGATTGAGCGCCGCCGCCAGACCTCGGGTGTCCCCGCCCCGGCCGACCTCCCCGAGGATCCGGAGCCAGCACAGTAAAAAAAACCAAATATATAATAGAATGATATTCACAATAATTGGCCTGTTCATCGTGGCGTTCCTCGTGTGGACCGCCATAACGAATGTGCCCGCCGCCCCTGCAAGAATATCTCAACCTGTACAGGCTTTTGACAGCCAGTATGAGGTATTCCGTGACATGGAACCCAGTTCTCAGATTCGTGAGAACCCTTGGGTTGGTTTTTTGCAAGAAAATGTGAGTACAGGAAGAACTGGTCCTGTAGGTGAATTTATCGGAAATGAGTCAAGTTCTGGAAATGCTCCCCTTTACATGGTTACTGCTTGATCACAAGGGGTCTCATATTCACAAGAATTGCACCTATGATAATACCAATCAGAACAAGGGCCATGGGGTTATCTTTCAGACCATCAACGAATGATGGTTTGGGATGCTCAATGAGTTGAGACCGTTGATACGGAGGAGGATCCTGCCACTCCTCACTTTCTTGCAGGTTTGACGGGTCGCTTTTTGACAGGAAGGGGGGTGGACGGTCCATCGTTATCATCTGAGTCACTCTCGCTTTTATCTGCTACAACAAAACCATCCAAATTTCCATCATCATCTGCATCATCATCATCATCAATTTCAGATTCATCATATTCGACACTCGAGTCGATATCTGAAGACTCTTGGGAGTCGTAGTCCTCGGGGGCATAATCGTCCTCGACGACCTCGACTGGCTCGTAGCGCACAGGGGGCTTGGACACGCGCCCACTACGGGTGCGAACTGCAGGGACTTCACTGTCCGTGGGAGCGGATGAGGGCTGGGATGAAGGCTCTTTCGGCTCCATCCTCTGGATAGTCCTGGAGCGTCTCGTTTAAGTACTTTGGGAAGAAATAAACTCCCTTCTTCAAAGCAGTTTCATTTATTATAAATTCACCTTCATAGGCGAGTCTGCCTGCAATGTCATCAAGGTCGTCCTGATACTGGCCGTCATCCGCCCTGCGGAGGCCAAGGCCGAGATCCCTGATGTTCTCGAGGGCGGCGTAGAGTGCAGGGGCAGCGAGGTCCGGTACTGTTTCTGCGTTTCTCTCGAATATGTCCATATTAGATAGAAAGCGTTCCCAACTCTTCGGATCTAGACCCGAATATGGATGGACTTCTCTCACGTAACTCCGGAATTTTGCACCCGCGCCCCTCGGGAAAAAGATCCAAAATGCCACAACGAGGAGGAGTACCCACAACAGTAATGCCATCTAATATACTCGGAGGAAGAATGTGCTCTGGTCCAGCGAAGTCCTTGCACTCTTCATTGAAGCACCTCTGATGGATTCGGCCTCCGTGTATCAAAAACCACACGTGGTTCGACCTGTGCTCGGCCCTGATCTTCGAGCAATACTTGGAATCCGTCTGGACATACCATGAGTTTCCTTCGGACATGCGCTGTATCTTTTTCACTGAGGCGTCCTTTTGACCCGGGAGGTACCTCCGTATAAACTCTTCTATTGGCTCGGCGCTCGGCGCATCAGCGGGCTCCTCGAGGGGGACCTTACCGCCCTGACATCTTACAGAAAACAGTTCTAGTGTTTCTTCTGTTGGTTCCTTGGAGAGTTCTGTCCAGGTTGTTCCTACGAGCATACGCCACGGGATGTAGGGATCCCCGGCCGGCCTCTTGTGTGACCAGATCATGCGAAGTCCAGAGCCACCGTATACAGATGTGTCAAGCACGGATGCCCAGTTTTGCGAGTCCCAGAAACTGTCGGGCTCGGCGCTCTCCGGGAGGGACATGAGCATGTTTGTTCGGTGGGCCATGGCTTGCTGTCTCGTCACTTGGACATCCGGCCATACTATGTGTATTCCAGACTTGGTGAGCCCTTTTTCAGGCCGGGGCCTCGCTCGGGCCACACAGCACCTCCCGGGGGACCCTATAGACGAGTGAAGCCAAGAAACTATAAGAACCAAGTTGTCTTCAGATAGTTTTTCAGAAGCCTTGTAATCGAGATCAACGAAGAAATTAAAGAAAGGGTCGGTTTTTTGCTCTACGACATACAATTTCCTCCCTGATCGTATTTCAGATATATAGACTTTAATAAAGTCAGACCTTTCATCTTCAGAAACGAAGAGTTTACCCCCGTCCATGAGGGTATGGGTCGGAGTCCCATCAGGTATAAACCACCTCTCCATAGCAAGATGGAGTCTTATTCTTCTAAGTCACTATCATCTCCCACGAGATAAGACCAAAAACTCTTGGGCTCCTTTTCCTTTTTTTTCTTCGGGACGGCCTTTGCAGCCTCTTTCGCCGCCTTGGCCTCTATTTCGTCCTCAATTTTCTCTATTTCGTAGCACATTCTGCTTATGGTCATCGTCTTTACGAAAGCCTCAGGATCTGAGTTGTCGTCCCTGAGGCTCGCGAGTTTCTTGGCGTACCAAATCTTTGGTGGCGTCATCTAGAATAGCAAAGTACTTTAAATTTTCAAATTAAACGGTGTCTTGTGTTTGGAACGAATAGCCTGAATAAATTCAGGGTTGTTGACTACGTGTTGGCGTATCATAGGCCAGAGGTTATCCTTTTTTGTTATATCATCAAGTGTATCAAACTCACATGCGTCATTTTCATCGTAGTTTTTGCGAAAAGGAACGACTTTACCTTCCATCTTTTCCTTTTCTTCTACAAACCTTTTGACTATGTGCCGATGCTCCGTAGAAGTCATAGGGAGATCAAAGACATATACATGGTATGTATTATTTACAGACACACCGTCTTCTATATCCCTCGGTTCAGGGGTATCGGTCGAAAACTTGAAGTAAGCGTATGAGCCTCTCTTCAGGTTGATCGTTCCGCGTGTTTCTTCTTCGAGTTCTCGAACCGCACATCTAAGTGGGTTATAGACCTCGCGTCGGCGACACCCGCCGGTGACAAACGTCCACTCTTTGTAGCGCCTGTCATGAACGACTAAAAAGTGGGGAACTCCTTCAATTTGGCTCATCGGTATCGCTACCGCTTTGTGCCTCTCTCTTGTGTAACTGCCCATTTCCAGGGACTTCTACTAATTCCTGGGCAAAAAAATTATCGAGTCTTCCCGTACGCTTATCATATGTTATAAGAAATACAATACAAAGTATGAATGCCCAAACCCATAGTCTCATTCTTATTTTTGGTTAAGAGTTTAGTTAGCATACAGCAGCGAGCCCATGCCATTCTGGATCCGGAGCACGTTGTAGTTGACTGCATACAGGTAAGGGTTGCTCACCAGCGGGTTTGTGAGGCCCTGGACACCGTTGGTCAGTTGGACGGGGGTCACGAGGCGGTACGTGTCGAGGCGAGAGAAGTTGAGGGTGCCCGTCGGCTGCAGTTTGCTCGTGTCCAGGCAGTAGGATATGATAGCAACGTTGGCAGAGGCGTTGTTGTGGATGTAGCCGTAAGGAGTGCTGTAGTACTGGGCGGCGTCCACATATGCCGGCAGGTGGCGGAACTCTCCGACATCCGTGCCGTTGATCTGGCTCTTGAGCATATAGTTGGCGGCAACCGTCGAGTTGGCGCCGTTGGCATACAACTGGGAATAGTTGGTGGACGGGAAGGCGATGAACTTCACCGGGTGAGCCAGCGCCAACTCCTGCACAGCCGTAGGGGCGATGGGCACACGCTGCACCTGGGTGATGAGCAGGTCTTGCGGCTTCTCGGCGAAGAACTTGCGCTCATCCTGGTCCAGGTATATGAAGTTAGCCCAGCAGACGTACTGCTGCTGAGCATAGGTGGAGGTGGACACTGCAGTGCCCGGGAAGAAACCGATGACCGGGTAGGCGCCAGTTGGCAGACCCACCTGAAGCGAAGCGAAACTCATACCAATTGCCTGAGTCGGGAAAGAAACGGTTATAGAGGTGGCGGAGTTCACGTTGGACACAACAACCGGGCCCTGCAGAGGCAGGCCAGTCACATACTGGCCAATCTGGATGCCACCCGAACCAGACACGGAAGCAATGGTCAACTGAGTGGTGCCGTTAGCGCCACCAGTGGGGTTGGGGGAGATGGCTGTGACCGCCGCTGTCATCACGGGGCTGTACACGTTCACAGTGCGATTCGCCGGGAAGGCCACGTTCGAGGAGGCGGCGGCAACGTTAGAAAAGGTGAAAACCAAGTTGGAGGTCACTGGGTTCACAGACTGGATGGTGCCGATCAAGTTCGAGTCAGGGACTGACACGTTCGACAGGATCTGGCCCGGGAACAGGGCACCGGAGTTGACCAGGTAGTTGACGTTCGCCACGTTCGAGCCCAGAACGTTCACACCGGTCACCACAACCGTCGAGGCGACGTTGATAGCCGCCTGAGGGACAGAGGGAAGCACGGGATTCGTGGTCGGGCCAAAGGTGATGGTGGTGTTCAGGTTGGCGGACCAGGTGATGCGCAGTTCCACGTCATGCATAGCCAGAGCAACCAGAGGGATGGCCACCTGGGAGTCCTTGCAGAAGAAGAACTTCAGAGGGAAGAAGGTGGTCTTCTGGTTGGTGCTCACAGTCGAAAATCCAGTCATATTATTCAGGTACCGCTGGGAGTAGTTCTGGGCACCGGTGATGGGCTCGATGTCCGTCATGTACTCGAAATCCTGCATGTCCACAACCTGTCCACCAATCATCAACTCAATACGATCGATAGCCTTGGACCAGTCGAATTGGGGGATAACGGCGCCGTTCGAGTCGCGGGCCGTCAGGTACACGTAGGTCAGCAGGTCACCCTTCTTCTCTATCCGGACGGTGGAGATGCCACCGGCAATAGGGGTGCCCTGGATCACCTGACGCTCAACAGAGGAGGCGTAGTGGGTGTAACGCTTGTACGCCGAGCGATAGAAAGAAACCTCGGGCTTCCCCGTCAGCCACGTATCCTGATCACCAGTTGCAACGAGTTGGACAACGCCACCGCTCATTTAATACTTACTTACATTTTTTTACCTGCCTTAGACCACGGACAACGGGGGTTGGGCCAAAGCATTTTTCTCCAACTGGCGTATTGCAATATCCAAAGTGTCTGGGCTGGACAAGGGATTCTTCGTCCCCTTTTTCTCATTGAACTTGTCGAATTCTGGAGTTCTATAGTTCTGGAAACGGCCTCCATTCATGTGGGGCACGGGGAATGCGGTGGTCTCTGGGCGGAGGTTTGTCATGGCTCCAATAGCACCAATAGGATCCGCCCTGACGTTCATTCTTTGTCCATTTCCTGCTCTGTCTGGCTTGGAGCGGTTGTCCGTCAGACGGGGGATACTCTTGTTGGTGTAACCATCACCCCCTGCATACGGCTGATACACGTTGTACTGCGCCGTGCCGAACTGGAGGCCATCTTCCCGAAGGCCTGTTTCATCACGATTTGTGAACCGCTTCGTCTTAATCTGGTTCGGCCGCCCCTCGCTGCCCGTGATGGCACCACCCTGTCCCTGTGCCCTGTTCTGAGAGGGGTCGCGGTGCCACGCCTTGATGGGCTTGGCGGCATGGGTAATCTCACCCATAGTCGTGAGACCGTTCTTCACGACGGGGTTGGGTGGTCCCTCGGCGCCTGGGAGGGTCGTCAGACGCTCCTCATTGATGTTGTTCGGGAGCACGCGGAAAAACTGCTGGAACCCACCGGTCGCCGGCACATCGGGGCCGACGCCCAGACCCGGACCGACATTCATACGCTCAATAGGCGGCACGTTATTCATCTTATTCGTGATATTCTCGCGTCCATACAGGTCATACACAGGCTGACCGAAAGGAAAGCGGTTCGCACCCTGTGTAATATCCGCAAAGTTCTCGACTTCCTGCTTTGGCTGGATGCGCCAGTCACCGATACGCCGACCCAGATCAGGGGTCATAATTTTCAAGTCAAAATAGTCCTTGGCATGATCCCGGGCATTCGCCTGAAGGGCGACGTCCCGCCGAGTGAGCGTGGGGGGCGCTTTCCGTGAAGGAGATTCAGTGGTTGCCGAAGAGTTTTCACTCAATTTCTTTCCGGCAAACACAAGACCTACAACCGCTGCAAGAGCGAGCGGATCCATATTACTTTTATATAAGATTTTACTTTTTCAGATAGCGCTGAGCAAAACGGTTGTTCTGGTCATCCACGTACGTGCTAATAGGGTTGGCCGCCAGATAACGGACTGGAATATCGGTATAGATATTGGGAAAGTCATACGGGGCCTCGGTCCAGTTCTTTTTCCACGCCAGGGTGTCACGGGAACGCAACTGGTTCTCCGTCTCAATCAGGTCCTCAAGGACAACAGTTGCCGGGCCGACCAGGATATTCGGCTGAAGCATAACAGTGCTCGTGTCCAACCCCTGAGGCATTATTAATAATCAAGGACATTTAATTTCCACGCCCTCTTCCACCACGCATTTGGGGCTCTTCGGGGAAGTGGAATCTCGGGTTGTCTATATCGCAGGCGGCACCCCCCTGGTCCTTGCACATGGGGGCGAAGGGCTTGCCATAGGCTGCTTGGGCGAAAGCCGCCTGGTCGTTTGGAATAGTGGTTGCGGGCATGGTGTAAAAGTTCCTCTCGGCATCGCGTTTGCGCTCGAGGGGGTGGATGAAGTCCCACTCGTTCGCAACCTCCTGACGGACGCTAGGGTACCACGCGGCGCTCGGGCGGTCAGGGCGGTCAACATAGTCGGTCATGAGCACATTCGCCATGGAGTTATCCATAGTTGGCATCGTGACCTCGCCTCGGAACATACCCACACCCCGGGCATCACCGTACGTCGGTCTGACCTTTCCATCAATAATCATATTAGAAACCCACATGTAGTAAAGAATAGCCAGAACCATGGCGCCAAGGGCAAATATGCGTACATCTTTTGAAATCAAATAGACAATACACGTCGTATAGAGCACGAAGCGCGTTGTCGCCGCCACACGCTCACGGGCCGTCTGTGTATCCGATGGCCAAAACTCAAGGACCTTGTCTGAGCGAAATATCTCTTTCGGGTCCATATTACTCATTACTGAGAAATTTTGCCTCCCATCATTTTAGACAACAGAGGACCCATACTTGCCAATATTGTCTGCTCGTTCAGTTCGGCGCCATTCTGGACATCCTGAGCACATTTGTCGGCAGCCTCCTCGACCATGCTCATCATCTCAGGAGGGAGCATGCTCATCATCATACACATGGCGTTCAAGTTCTGAATATAGGCCCAAATTTTCCCTCTGGTGTCCTCTGAGATGTCCTTGCGCCGCCATATCTTTTGGACGCCAATTTCCTTCATAAAACGGTTGCGATCCGAAAAGAAACCAGAGTCCTTATTCATCAACTCGGCCTGTCGCAAAGACGTGGACTTTTGGAAGCGCTCCATCCACTCGGAGCCATCCACCTTGGCCTTCGTCTCCAAAAATACAGTTTCCTCGGGGAAAACACCTGCGAGATCATCGAGGAACTGACGAAGCATATCATTAAATGCGTTTACAGCCATTGTTTTATTCACGAGTTTTATTTTTAACTAAAACGGCGCTTGAGTTACCGCTGGCCCCTGACCAGCCCCCTGGGCCACTATCAGGTAGACGAGGAGCCCTACGAGGAAGGCCGGTTTAAAATAGTCGGAATTCTTGAGTTTTTCAGAGTTCATCTGACCCCTGAAGTATATGTAGGCCGCGGTGGCCGCTGCGGCTATCGCCCCTGCACTCATGGGGTCTCTACAATAGTTATCCATTTCTATTATTTGTTAACTAAATTTTACTGGGCAGGCGCATCATCAAACAGGGACTCCCCTTCTGGGCCCACCTTCTTCACCGTAGGAGGCGTGAGAGAGGGCGTCACGGCGTACGTTTCCGACCCGTTGGGGCTCTGGGCTATAGGTTCCGTAGACGAGTGCTCCGGTCCACCCTCGAGAGGGGTCACGGGGCAATCCTCCTCTTCAGGCATGTCAGGGACCTCCTCCTCTGGTTCCTCCAGGACCTCCTCTTCATCAAAATCTGCACTTTCATGGGTGAGATCCCCGATAATACAGTCCCATGGAATCAGATTTTCTATAACTGTATTGATCTTGCATGAAAACCGTTCTGTCAGGTCCTTTTTGCGCTCCTGCTCGCTGATGGAGGGGTCTATTATCACCTTCGGGTGATAGTATATATCAGAGGCACACTCCACATAACACTCCTGAACAAAGCGGTCATGCGGAGGCAACTTGAGAGCGAGTTTCTTAGGCTTCTTGTCTAGACGGACACCGTTCATCAAGACCTTGACGTGGCATATGAAGATGGCCGCTAGAAACTTGGGGAAGAGCGGGTCGGCTTTCTTTATAGAGTCAGAGTGCTTGAGGCTGATGGCCGAATTCCACGTCTTAATCTCCTGGAGCAGGAGTTGAAACACGAGAGGGGCGTTCTGAGGCTTGCGCTCCTCCTTGGCCTTCTTCTGAGCCTCAAGCCAAATCTCCCAAAACACTTCAATCATACAAGGAATCATAATTTCACAAAGTTTCTTTGTGAAACGACGTTCCGAACTCTCGAGATGCTCCATTTATATTACCTTTTCTTAATTTTCTCGGCAGTTTTCTTCAGGTTCATAAGGGAAGGGAATTCGAACTCGGGTGTGATGACTTCCTGCTCCTCCTCTGGTGCCTTTTTGACCCACGTCACCCTGTAGTCGCATGGGCCTGTGCGGGTGACCGTGTACCCCAAGAGTTCCAGTTGGCGTCCAAGGTATCTTACTGCACTTGCAAGGTCATACCGGGGATACCCTATAACAAAGGAGGGGACGGTCAGGTCCACCTCCATAACCCCCAATTCAAAACTCGTGCTAATTTTTCTTGAAAATTGATTGAGTATCACACGGTATATTTCCTTCTTCACCTGTTGGCGTTTTTTTTCACGTTCGGCCATTTCTCGAGCAGATACTAGTTGCTCCATTAATTATGAATCTTAATTCGTAATTGAAATTAAGACGCGCGACGTCCAATACCTAGGGGTGCCGGTTTAGGGGGGTTCTTGAGGGCGGCCTGCAACTGCTGGTTCAGGGAGTCCTCGATTCCCTTGTAGTCCTGGTATGTGTCCGACTTGAACGGCTTGAAGCCGGAATCAAAGTTGTCAACTTGGGCCGCCCCCGACAGGTTCACAAGGGTGACGGACCCATCCGAGTCCACACGGGCCTGGACATCGTATTGGGTTCCGAAATAGTGCTGAGTATTGAAAAACATGAACCGGGCAGCGTAGGTATCCGTGCCAACCTTATTTATAAAGATAGTCTCAAGTGGGGCCTCATCGGGGTTCTTTTCCTGAATTTTATCTATTATGGCTGATATGATATCAGGAGGAATGGCCTGGACCTTGTTCTCTACTTCATAGTAAACCGGGGATCTCGTCTGCCAGATATAAAAAAGGAAAATTGCGAGGGTGACCAAGATGACCCACGTCTCCATTATATATAACGTGCGAAAATATTGTACTCATAAAAAGTGTGGCATAATATAAGATGGCACTTCTTGTGTACTCGGATAGGTGTCAGTATAGCCAGGATATACTTGGGTACATAAAAGGGAATCCTGGTCTGGTGGAAGTTATGAGGTTTTGGAACGTGACGGAGCAGGGGAGCCCATCGCCCCGTATAACACGCGTCCCGACACTCATAACAAACGAGGGAAACGTGTACATAGGCTCGGACATACGGGGCTGGCTTGAAACTATGAAGCACAGCACATCATTCGATAGTTGGGACCCCTCATCTGGAAAGATTGCCAACCTCGATGACACGGATGACCCACTCTACTTTGAACTGGACAATTACGGAACTCCTCTCCAGCCAAAACTCACACCAGAACTTGAGAAGAAGATTGGTTCTGAAGTTCAATCGGCGTACCAGTCATATTCCCAGAATATCTCTTAAAGATATAGATATTCTACTGTATAATGTATCTAAAGACCATACAGGCCTCGGCTTTCAAGGCGGTCTTCGAGGTCCTCAAAGATATCATCAATGATGTCAATGTTTATTTTGATGCAAATGGCGTCACAATTTTGACTCTTGATACGGCCCGTGTGACCCTTGTACACATGAACCTTGTGGCTGAAAACTTCGAGGAGTACACGTGCGAGGAGCCAGTGGTCGCTGGTATGAACATGGCCAACGTGTACAAACTGCTCAAGTCGGTTTCAGGGACAGATATCCTCGAGATGAAAATTATAGGGAGGGACTTTTTGGACCTAGCCATCACAAATACAATCAAAAAGTCGGCAACATCTTTCAAACTCAAACTCCTGGACATAAATGATGATATGCTCGATGTGCCCAATATCAATATGAATGTTATTACAACCATGCCGTCTATTGACTTTCAAAAGATTGCCAGAGATATGGGGAATCTCTCAAATGAGATGAGTATTGCAAGATATGATAACATCCTAGAGTTTAGTTGTCAGGGTGATTTTGCTGATCAACTGACAAAAATAGAGTGCCCAGACGATGCTGATGGCCACACTGGAAACGTGTTTAGTCTCAAGTACATAAACCTGTTCACAAAGGCTACCAGTATGTGTTCGAATATCCAACTTTTGCAAGATTCGAAAAACGAAGGTATGCCCATAATATTCAGATATACAATTGCAAATTTGGGAGATCTCAAGTTCTACTTGGCACCCAAACTTGAATAAATAAAAAAAATACGTTTTATCCTATTATGGAATCCCGTTTTCACGCCCGTGTAAAGGAATGTGAATCTCAAGAAGAACTTACAGAATATTTGCTTGACTGTATGCCTATTCTTCGCGAGTACACGGCCGAGGAATCCGAAACTGAACAGGTGCGCTCAAAGGTCCTTGGTGTAGAGGTGAATGTCCGCAAAGGAAAACAGCGTCAAGACATATATAAAAGATATATGTCAGAGGTTGAAAAATCTGGAGATTACGAGAAGAAAAAAGAAACCCATGATTTACCTTGTAAAAATTGTGGTAAATATTACACCTTTTTTTATGATGAGGTGGCATCTGAAGACATATGTAAAGAATGTGGCGTGACCGAATATGTATTAGGTGATGAAGTTGGCTTCAAGGAGGAACAAGAGATGGAAAAGACCATCGTCTATTCATACAAAAGGGACAATCATTTTAACGAGTGGGTCTCTCAGTTCCAAGCAAAGGAGTCTACAACCGTGCCCCAAGAGGTCATAGACCAACTTCGTTCAGAATTCAAGAAGATGAAAATCAAGAATCTTAGTGAAATTACACACGAGAAGGTTAAAGCCCTACTCAAAAAACTAGACAAGAATAAGTATTATGAGCACGCCCCTTACATAACAACAATACTCAACGGTATTCGCCCTCCACGCATGTCTCAACCCCTTGAAGATCGTCTTAGACTTATGTTTTACCAAATACAAAAGCCGTTCGAACGGCATAAACCCCCTGATCGCAAGAATTTCCTCAGTTACTCCTACGTCCTCTACAAGTTCTGTGAACTCCTTGGAGAGGACGAATTTCTCCCCTGTTTCCCCCTTTTAAAATCAAAAGAAAAACTGTATATTCAGGACACTATATGGAAAAAGATATGTGATGAACTCCAGTGGGAGTTTATCAAGACTGTCTAGTATTCCATGACCTCGCAGATGGGTGCTTCGGTCCCGAACTCCTCTATTTCGGGGTAGGGAGCCGTCTTGTCCGGGAAGTTTATGAGAATACCTTGGGTTATGCCTGTAAGCCGTGTATAATTCTTAATTTGAATCCTAAATTCATCCTTGATCTTAGAAACAGACTTGAGTTCAACGATGACATTTCCAGACACTATGAGATCTGCCCGTAGGTTTCCGACGTTGTGGCCGCGGAATGTGATGGGTAGAATCCGTTCAGTCTCGTAGGCGAGACCTGCTTCCCTGAGTGCAATTTCGAACGAGTTATGGTAGACTCGCTCGGAATAGCCTGGTCCAAGTTCCGACCAAATGGCACTAGCAATCTTTCGTATCTTATCCATTGCTCTAATGAAGAGTCAGAGCCTTAACTCGGTTCTTCGAGACTTTCTTGTTCTTTTTCTTTGGCACGAGGGCGAGGGCGCCTATTGTTCCTGCAACGGTCGCCTCGAGTGGGTGGCGCGCCGCCGTACTTCCCAATTTCTTGAGGGTGAACAAAAGGCCTCGGCCCATGGTTCCCGTCATGTCCGCCGCAAAGGCCCTCGAGAAGGAGTTGGCACCTTGGAGGGTGGGGGCCGTGCCCTTGTACATCATGTAAGCATACACGAAATGACCAATAACCTGCATGATTTTGTACTTGAGCGTACTGCTATTCGCCGCACCCCTGATGGTCTTGTCAATGGCATTTCCCGCCATCCGGGTCAACTGACCAAAATAAGTGGAATTTGTTGAAATGAGGACGCTTTGTATAACGCCCGTCACAGCCGTGAAGGTCACAAACCACGCGATGGTCAGCACCGGACTCGTCAGAGCCACATTCATACGACCTTCCCGGAGAGCCTTGACGGTGTGAGGGACACCAAACACGAGTTGGATGGTCAGTCTCGGGTCGAGCCACGCGGCCGGGAAGAAACGTTGTATTCCCTGGACGGCGGCGTACGCAACGAAAGACTGTGTTGCCGTACGCAATACCTGTTTCGTCTTCACAAACCGTATCATAGGTTGGGAAGTCGAAGCCGTGATCTCTCCAGCCGCGGCGGTTGCAAGCATATTCAAAGCCTGTGCGTTAGGGCTTCTGCGTGCTGCGACGTTCCGCCGACCTCCGTACAGGTTCGGAGGGGAGTTCACCATATTATGATTACTCTATGTTTTTTTAACGGCTCATCCGACCAAAGACCCGGGAGTACTTGGCATGGACCCACTTGGCATCCTGCTTGTATATTCTGGATGCACGGGGGAGAGTGCGCTTGGTCAGAGTGCTGATGGCGACCAGGCGCTTCACAACGGCATGGGGGTCTTCATGGCCCTTGCTGACGGCGCGCACCAAAGCCTTGTGACGGTTGGTGGTGGCCTCGACAGGGTGGTAGTGATACTTGGTGAGCATACCCGCCTTGAGTTTCCCGATCACCTTGGGGCTCTTGCCAACGGCACCCACATCCTTGATGGGAACTGGACGCACCCGGGAGACGCCCGCCTTCCGAACATAGGAATATGACGTGCCGTCCGCCCGGTGCACACGGATAACCTTCCGGCTCCGCTTCTGGATGTACCCTGAACGTAGTATAGCCTTCATTTATCTTTACACAGAAAATTCTTGTGAGTTTCCTATGAAAAAGAGTCTGAGTTTTTCTTCGTTCGATAGAGAAAAGTCATACATGTCAAAGTCCGCTTCTATTTTATGTGTAGGGAACTGAGTGTATTCGTGGCGCATAAAGAGCACACCGGCGAGAATGGCGAACCCGTACGACTTGATGTCTTTTACTTGGGCCGGATTCCCGTGAGGAATAACAAGGACAAGCACGTCTTTAGGGTCCTTGGTGCAAAAGGGACCACACGGAGCCTTCTCAGCGATAGCACCATCTATGTAGTGACGGTCATTTATACGGGACGCCGATATGAGAAAGGGAACAGATATAGAGGCACAGACAGCATCTATAACACTCATAGTCGGGTTCGAATCTACCGAAAAATATACAGTTTTGGAATTGTCGACACAAAAGGCCGACACATGGAACTTTATTTTAGTCATTTCATAAAGGTCCTGGAATGTCATATCCGGATTTTTCTTGAATTTTTCACAAAAATCAGTCAAGACCTTACGTATTTTCGCTATAGGTACGATGCCGTACCCAGATAATAAACTCTTGATATTCGGTTTCATAATTTGGTTTAAAGAAACATTCATTGCAAAATCGAGTATCTTTGGCATGTCCTTGTTGGAAATCAGGTACATGAAAGCGACAAGTGCACCGGCACTTGATCCTGCAATTTCCTCAAGGTCATTTAATTTTAATTTTGAATTCAAATTAGAAATTGCTCCTAGATATATGAAGAATCCTGTTGAACCAGGTCCTATGGCTAGGTATTTCATCTAATAATACTTCGGGAAATAAGATCGGAGCAGGGAAAACACAACGGCGAACACGAGGGCGTGCACGCCCACGGGGAGGGCCCCCTGTGCGTGGGGCGGCAGGGTGAGGAGGGTCCCCGGGGTCAAGAGCACAAACAGGACAGCCGGGACGACCAGATCAGCCTGTGTGAGGGTCATCTTGAAGAAGAAACGGGCAACGAGGTAGTACACGATGGCCAGGACTGCGGCGTGGATAAAGAGAGCCTGCATACCCTTCTGACCAACCGTCACCAAGAGCCCGGGGCTCAACAGAGCAAACAGGGCAGTCGGGACGAGAACTTTCGGGCCTGAGATATCTATCATTTAATGAAACTCGATATAATTGTTTGACCATCCGTAGAACTGCTCCTCAGCGGCCCGTGCCTTGACAAAGGGGGAACGGACCTTGAGAGCCTCCCATATCTCATGCTGGCGCGCCGTTGGCGGGTCATGGGACCAGAACACGTGGGGTTCAGTCACAAATGTAGTAAAGTCGTTGTAAGTTACAGATGTCCAAATGTACATATTTTCAAAATATTCACGAATTGTCATCCAGGCGTTCAGGAGTTCATCCGAGTAGAGTGCCTGCCAGTCCTCTGGGTCGACAGTCAAATCAATTTCTTCATCTTCTTGGTTGTTTGTATCGGGCTTGACGCCGTCATATTCAAAGTAGGCGTCACGGGAGTATTCATCGTTACGCCCCATTTTTACTTGTGAATTACTCGGTCACAGCCTTTAAGCCGCTGACGGACACTGTAGCCACCTCGCGAGAGGACTGCGAGTCCATAATGGCCTGGTAAGCACCCTCAACACGGACCTCATCTCCTGAGAAATACGTCATGAGGCCCTTCTTCACCACCTCCCTGGTGAGCCCCCCCTTGGTGGTCTTGGTCTTCAGGTTCACCTTGACCTTGTCCTGGACCTTTACAGTAGCAATTTCATTCGTCTTCATGTGCTGAGCAACGAAGGACCGCAGTTCCTTTTCGCGCTTGTTCAGCACCTGGAGATCTTTGCGAGCCGCAGAAAGTTGGGTTTTCAAGGTGACCCACTCATTCATTGCGGACTTGAAGCGATCGTCAGCCATTGGCTTTTATAGGCTTATTTTTTTTAACTAATTTACTGGTATTCCGGAGTTATCTCGAACTTGGGGCGCATGGTGTCTGGCGGGATGGTGCTGAGGTTGAAGATGCTGACCGGGGTGCGCGGGTTGAGCGGCTCGCTACGGAAGTCACGGTTGGCATTGCGAAGAACGCCACCGATGGTCTCCGGATAGCCAATCTGGGAGCGCGGGTCCATGTAGTTCTGGCCGCTCAGAATCTTGTCAGGGGCGAACTGACCAAAGTCCTCCGTCGCCACCACCTCCTTGGGGATCAGGCTGGCGGAACTAACGTATCCAACACCGGTCGTGTAGTCGGCTTCGGTGTCGGCGCCCTTCTCAGGTCCCAGTTGGACCGACGCACCCACTCCAGTATTCATACCGGTGGGGCCCTGCGATCTGACGCCAAAACCGCTGCTCTGAGGGAAGAGGTAGAACAGAATCACAATGGCCAAAACCAGAAGTGCCAGGTTTCTGTAATTCATTATTATTAGCGTGATAAATTTTTTGGCCTAGTCGACATAGTCGGCTGGGTCATCAGTTTCGGGCTCGGGGTCATCCTCGAACAAATATTCCTGGGGGACGGCCACAGCCTTCTTGTCGGTGCGGAGGCGGGCCTGGATGACACGCCAGATTGGTCCGAAGGATTTCTTAAGGAACCAAAGACCAGACAGTTCCACAATAATATCACACATGGACCCATCCTTGAGGTCACCGACTTCCTTCTTGTTTTTCTGGTCGTCATAGACCACCGTCTGGACCTCGCCCTTCACGGTCACCAAAGCCGTGTTCAATGAGCCGTCGGTGTCGCTGTCCTGGTAGGCCTGCTGGATCGTCTCGTCCGACAGATCCTTGCCAAACCACTCCTGCTTCGAAGCCTTGGCCTGAGTCAAAATCTGCGAATCAATGTCCTTGAAATACTCAATCTGTTCACTTGCAAGGCCGAACACCACGGACTTGGGAGTGGGCTCGCCTGTCAGAGTCACCTTATTGAGCTGCTTCCGGCACCCCTGGATCTTCAGAAAATAGCGACCATCGGGCAGTTTCTGGGGCTTGCCGAACTCCATTGTACTATAAACAAAAATATTCTTTAATACTAGATGGACGCGGCGTGTCCCGTTGAATATATAACAAAAGGGTGCCAATGCCTTGGTGATCCTATGCTGTCTGGAAAGACTGTGTGTGGGTTTGTGAACCAACAGACGGGATTTGTCATATCTTGCCCTCCAGGATGTTGTCAGCCCATGTGCAGCCTGACAGACACGGTGAGTTTCAAACCAGGAACTGAATTCAGACCAATTTTTGGTGGTGAACTTCCCCCTGGTTTCGGAGCCCTCATAGAAACAAGTGATCAAGAAACTTCATATGCACAAGCAACAGATTTGTCCCAAGTTCCTCAGAGTACCACAGACATCTGGAAGGTCTGGCAGTACTTTCTAATAGGTGCACTATTGCTCTTGTTTATACTTTTGATGGCCCGATTCCTGGGTTAAAGATGTACGCCTCTCCTAGATTAGAAAATGGCTGACACCGAACCCACAACCCCCATGGCGAACTTTGATGACCTCGTGAAGGAGATTAAGGCTCTCCGTAAGGATATTCGCAAGATTCGTAACCACATTGAGGACCCCACCGGCGAGAAGGCCGAGGCCCGCTCCAAGAACAACGGGTTCCGCAAGCCTCAGAAGGTTACGGCCGAGATGGCTACTTTCCTGGGTCTGGGCCCAGATGAGCGCATCTCCCGTGCCGATGTGACTAAGCGCATCAACCAGTACCTGGAGAAGCACAGTCTGAAGGCTGGACAGAACATCTCCCTGGACGCCACCCTGAAGGCACTGCTGGGTCCTCCGGAGGATCTGCAACTGACCTTCCTGAACATCCAGACGTACATCAACAAGCACTACATCAAGGAGGAGAAGCCGCCAGTCGAGAAGAAGCCGCGCGCCACCAAGGCCAAGGCTGCCACTGAGGCCCCGGCTCCTGCCCCGGCTGCCCCGGCTGCCCCGGCTGCCCCGGCCGCCCCGGCCGTCGTTGAGACCCCTGCCAAGACGGTTCGCCCCAAGGTTGCCAAGAAGCCCAAGACTGAGACCCCCGCATCGGCTTAAAAACTAAGATACTACTAATTGTAAAACATGGAACAAGCACCTGTGCTCGACAGGGACACCATAAGTAAAATAGTCGGAACAAAAATTAAGAATGTCGCGCTGTACCAACGCGCTTTCACGCACAAGTCAGCCCTGAAGCGATACTCAGGTCTGACTGGGTCGTACGAAACGCTTGAGTTTATGGGGGATTCTGTACTGGGGTTTATAATTACGAGACATTTGTTCGATACGTACGAAAAGGAGCAAGAGGGCTTCATGACGAAGATCCGAACAAAGATGGTAAGAGGGACTACACTATGCAAAATAGCCAAAAATTTGGGGTTTCATGACTTCATCCTCATGGACCAGAAGGGGGAGGCGAACAACTGGACAACGAATGATCACATTCTCGAGGATGTATTTGAGGCATTTATAGGCGCTATATACCTGGATATAGGTATGGTCCACGCCAAGAACTTTGTTCTACGCATATTCTCCCAAGTTGAGACGAGCCTTGATGACGACAACTACAAGGACCAACTGATGAGATGGTGCCAGGCCCTCAAGATGCCCCTCCCGGAATATCCTATTGTATCCCATAAAAACGGGACTTTCTGTGTTCAGGTTGTTCTGGATGGGGCCGAGTGTGGGTGTGGGTTCGCCACCACCAAAAAGCAGGCTGAACAGAATGCAGCCGAACTCATACTTAAGACGGACCGTCGTTTTAAGAACAAGACAATTCCAACAAATGCATCCAAAGGTGGCGGCACTTCTGGGGGCCCAGTACCACGAGCAACGGAGTCAGGAGTGGCTGAGCCTCCGGGAGGGGATGCTCACAGCCAGTGATGTCGCGACGGCTCTGGGTGCCAACCCCTATGCTTCTCCAGAAACCCTGTACATCCAGAAAGTCGGTAGGAGGAAGTTTGGTGGAAATGAGGCGACTGAGCGTGGGACCCTGCTCGAGCCCGTCGCCAGGGACCTCTATGATGCCCAAACTGGTCGCAAATCTCACGAGATTGGTCTCGTCCAACACCCCCTGCATCCATGGCTCGGCGGTTCACCGGACGGGATCACAGAAGACGGCCTCCTCATAGAGATAAAGTGCCCACTTACCCGCAAGATTGAGCCATTCGTCCCTAAACACTACGTACCCCAGATTCAACTCCTTATGGAAATTCTTGATCTCGAAGAATGTGATTTCATTCAGTACAGACCCGAGCCTGAATTTCAATTTGAAATTGTGAATGTGAAAAGGGACAGGGAGTGGTTCGAGAGGTCGCTACCGGTCTTGAAGGCGTTCTGGGACCGCGTCATAGAGGGTCGAAAGGTTGGGTTTGTATGTGAAGTCCTCGATGAAGAGGAGACCCCAAGGGTCTTAGAGACGAAAACACATGTATGTGAAATAGTAGATGACGAAGTGCGAGGCGTGTCTTCGGAAGCCGAGCCTTCTCAAGTGTAAGGATTGCTCTGGCCAGTTTTGTTCAGGATGTATCCAACTTGAGACGCACAGGTGCCCCATGTTGGATGCCCGTAAGCAAATGCAACTCAAGAACCTAGAGAAGGTCCTTGTCAAAGTGGAATCTCAGAAAATAGTTAGATTTTGATCTTCTTGCGGAAGATGTACAGCAGAAGGACTATTATAACTATGTAGAGCATAGTCCGATCCTTTTTCTTTATCAGCCTGGCTGCCGGGCGCCCAGGTCTGGCCCATGAAGCCTCGCCATTGTCATATTGATACTTGCGGGCCGGGAAGACGCTGTCAGGTGCCGGGTGCACGTACGTCGTCCCCAGATACATGGGGCCTGAACGGTTTTCATGCAATGGGTTAAAGTGGGAAAGATCGGAGTTTGAATCTTGGACCGCCATAGGGGTCTCGTCGATCTGGGTTGTGTAACTGCCATCCATGAAGGCATCCTTATAGAAGCCATCATGGGAGACACCAAAAGTCCCCGTAGCAGTGTAGGGGTTTATCCTGTCAATATGGAGACGGTCATCAATCAAGGCGGCAGTCGCCATTATTAATTGATAACTATATTATTTTCCTTGTAGAACTTGGTCTGAACCTTCTGCCTATGGAGGTCCCACATATAGTCGAGGTCTATGTTCAGTATAGCAGCCAACTGAAACAGGTAACTGAACACATCACCCATCTCCATCATCACGTCATGGCCTCTGTCCTTTTTTAGTCCAGTTTTCTTATAAATTCCTCTACACTGGCGAATAGCCGAGGCCAACTCCCCATTCTCCTCGGTGTAGAGCATCCAAACGCGTTCAACTGGGGCTTTATCCCATCCTTTGAGTTTACATAGTTCAGCAGTTTCGTCACGAAACTTATTCATCATACACTACAAGCCCGTGTCCTCCTTAAGACCTGTTTATGGACGCGAGTTCTTTTCTGAATATTATAACCATGCCAATGCATGTGGCCAATAAGAAAAACTCAACGCCCAGTTTATAATTGTCAGTTGCCTTTTGGTCCCCACCCGTCTTGTGCAGGGCCCAGGGCTCAACGACAGCATTGCTAAAGAGGCGTATGGCGCGATCTATGGCGAAAAATATGAAAAACCCAATCAAGATGTCATCAAGAGCCCTCATCTATCAGAATCCAATCTTAAAATTCTGGGGGATCTTGTTTCCGTATGTGCTGGTGCTCACTGGGGCGGCGAGGGGCACGGGGTTGGACGAGATGTCGCGCAGGTAGACGAGTTGCTGGAGGATACCCGTCGTGATGGTCCCCGCCGCCTCCTCGACCACCTTGGCATTCATATTCTTGACCTGCTCACGGACATTCGTATAGGGGTCAGATGACATATTCACGTAGACCCGGCGCATCAAGGCCTGAAGGTCAGCGTCACTCTGACGGTCTATGGTGTAGCCAGTCTTATTCTGAATCTTAGATATTATGTCATCATGTATAGACTCGCGATTGAAATCCGAAAAGTAGGCGTCGACAAGAGGGGAAGGCAGATACCGTGTCGCCATTTATATCACCTGATAAAAAAAAGGCGCTTATGTTACCTAATGAAGGTCGTTAAGAGGTCAGGTGACCTTGTGGAAATGCTGTTCGACAAGGTCACCCAACGCATTTCTAAACTCAATAAAAGTCCAGAATTTGAGGTCCTCCAGGTCCAGCCTGACAAGGTGGCCCAGAAGGTGTTCGCGTCCCTCTATGACGGCATCTCCACGAGTGAGATTGATACTCTGAGCGCTGAAGTGGCCATAGGCATGATCACCGAGCACCCCGACTACGAGGCTCTTGCCACCCGTATCGTTGTTTCAAATATTCAAAAAAATAGCCAAAAGACTTTTAGTGATTGTGCCCTGGTTTTGCACTCCAAGGGCCTCGTGAGCGACCACTTCATGAAGTGCCTGACTCTGGCTATGGATCAGTGGATAGTCCCGACGAGAGACTATGAATTTGGATACTTTGGGGTCAAGACGCTCCAGAAGGGATACCTGCTTCCAGGAGAGACCCCGCAGTACATGTTTATGCGTGTGGCCCTCGCTATTCACGGCGATGACTATCCAAAGGTCCGGCAGACTTATGATTTGATGTCCCAGAAGTACTTTACACACGCCACCCCGACCCTGTTCAACGCCGGGACCAACCGTCCTCAGATGTCCAGTTGCTTCCTCGTGGCTGCCAAGTCGGACTCCATTGAGGGCATCTATGATACCCTGAAGGAGTGTGCCCAGATATCCAAGTGGTCTGGAGGTATCGGCCTTCACATCAGCAACATCCGCGCGAACGGCACCCCTATCAAGGGGACCAACGGCGTGGCTGACGGCATCGTTCCTATGCTCCGCGTGTTCAACAACACGGCCCGGTACGTCAACCAGGGGGGCGGGAAGCGTAAGGGCTCGTTCGCAGTGTACCTGGAGCCCTGGCACGCCGACATTATGGAATTCCTCGAGTTGCGCCTGAACCAGGGTGATGAGGAGGCTCGGTGTCGCGACCTGTTCACGGGGTTGTGGATTCCCGACCTGTTTATGCAAAAGGTAGAGGAGGACGGGGACTGGTACCTGATGTGTCCCCACGAGTCCCCGAAACTCCAGAACGTCTATGGTGAACAGTTCAACGAGATGTACAGGGAGTATGTGGCTCAGGGCCGCTACAAGCGCAAGGTCCGAGCCCGGGAGGTCTGGGATGCCATCCTCAAGAGTCAGGTCGAGACGGGGACGCCTTACATGTGCTACAAAGACAGCGTCAACCGCAAGTCCAACCAGCAGAACATCGGGACCATCAAGTCTTCGAACCTGTGTACCGAGATTATGGAGGTTTCCACACCTGATGAGACTGCTGTGTGTAACCTGGCCAGTCTGTGCTTGCCGGCCTTTGTCAAGGAGCGCTCGTGGGCGAGAGCAGACGGAATGTCTGGTACCGAAAAGTACTTTGACTTTCAGACCCTGAACCTAGTGACATACCACGTGGTTGAAAACCTGAACAAGGTTATAGACGAGAACTATTACCCGACGCGCCCTGCTTCGATAAGTAACCTGCGCCACCGGCCCATAGGGCTAGGGGTGCAGGGCCTTGCTGACGTGTTTATGTTGCTCGGCCTTCCTTTTGACTCGGACGTGGCACGGAACTTGAATACACAGATATTCGAGAATATTTACTATGCTGCCCTTCGGTCTTCGTGTGACCTCGCAAAAAAGAAGGGCCGGTACGACACTTTCCCGGGATCTCCCGCCTCACAGGGGGTCCTTCAGTTTGACATGTGGGGAATCAAGAAACCCAATTTCAACATCTTGAAGGAGGATATACAGAAGTACGGACTGCGCAACTCCCTGCTCGTAGCCCCCATGCCCACTGCGTCCACGTCACAGATCATGGGGAACAACGAGTGCTTTGAGCCCTACACGACCAATATCTACCTGCGCCGGACGCTCGCAGGTGAGTTTGTGATGGTCAACAAGCACTTGGTACGGGACTTGCAAGCGATAGGGAAGTGGAGCCCAGAGATCAAGACGGAGATCGTCCGTAACGGGGGCTCCGTTCAAGCACTCGACATCCCTGACAAACTCAAGTCAGTCTACCGGACAGTCTGGGAGATTCCGCAAAAGAGTCTCATAGATATGTCTGCGGACAGAGGGCCGTTCATAGACCAGTCTCAGTCCCTAAATATCTTCATGGAGGATCCGACGCTGGCCAAGTTGAGTTCTATGCACATGTACGGGTGGCGCAAGGGGCTCAAGACGGGCATGTACTACTTGCGTACCCGTCCAAAAGCCAAGCCTATCCAAGTCACGGTTCCAGTCGCCCCCACACAGGAGCAGATCAACGCGTGTCGCCTTGACAACCCTGAGGGGTGCCTGATGTGCTCTGCGTAATTTTCTGAGTGAAAAGTAAGATGAAGTCCTGTTGCAAGGCGGGCCCCAAGAACAAGGTGTGCTTCAGGTTTACAAACAAAAAACTATTCACCTTGCCCAGAAAGTTCCCCAAGAATAAGTGTCTCACAGGGCCTATCAAGGGGTTCACTATGCGGGCAAGTTGCGCCCCTTATAGAAACTGTAAAAGAAAAGGTTGACTAGTATAAATGACATTGGCTAATATGAAAAAGAATCATACAAAACGGTTAAGGGCATGGGATGCTGCAGTCAAACGTCGCCGTATTCAAATAATTAAAGCAATTGCTCTTGTACAGAAACTAAGACGTCGGGGTGCTCCCCAGACAAAAGCCAAGGCTAAACTAGCAAACCTCGAGTTTTATGGTGTTCTTAATAACGGTAAGAAACACTGGACGAAGATTAAGGGTGTATGGGGTAAATAAAATAGTCGAATATGATAGTAATGAAGATTGAGAATAAACTTAGGGCCCGCGTCAAAGCGGGTCACATTTCTAAGATTCCAACATATCTAAGGAATGTGACACGGGGCCCCCGGGGGACGCCGAAGCAGTGGAGGGCTTACCTTAAAACCCTCACAGAGGCCTTTTATCAGAGGTTCTACTTTTATCACCCCGTCATATGCCCTGGCGGTAAGTACGCACGTCAGCCACTCGTGAGAGGGTCACGTGAGACGTACAGATGCCCCAACGGGTCAACGCAGGTCTGGTACAGGTCCAAGACTCCTGCCGCTTTCTTCAAGAGGCGCTATGGACGAGGGGGCGAGTACGCACAGGGCCTTTATGCCGTCCTCAAACGTCAGAAGTTCGAGGTGCGCATGGTACTCGGGTACTGGCGAGGGTCGGACGCTCTATGGGTCGAGGTGCACAACCCCTGGACCAAGAGGTGGATACCCCTGGACCCCGCCTACCCTCACGGGTACGGAAGGAAGTTCCCCAAGCCTCACATGAAGGTCATTGCAATTTCCAATTCTAATTCAAAATTAGTGAACCGGACTAATAATTACAAATGTACGGGTAGGAGGTGCCTCCCACCCGTGTCCTACTGGTCCCGTAAATCATGGATAAATAAAAGACTAGATATGGTATGATACCTGTAGATAAGGTCAATAAATTACTTTTAGGGTGGGCACTCACCTGCTCACTGTTTTTAGGATTTGCAGTGAGGGCAGCACCATCGACTAAATTTTTTGCATTCGGACCAAACGACAATCTCGTAATATTTGATATCAAGATTGATACAGGGTTGAAATATTCAGTGGTCATCATGTACACCATCGTTAGCACGGTTGCCCGGACGGTCCTTCAAGAGATTATAAGCCCGTGGTTAATTCAGACGATCCAAAACGACAAGCCAAAAGATGAATACACACGGAAGCATGCACAAGAAGTGGCAATAGGTGAAGTTATTTATCGATGGTTTGACTGGTTCATGTATATGCATATCCTCTTGGCCCAGATTGACATGATGGTAGTTGAACTCGCTGGTAATTTAGTGGCGGTGGTATACACAACGCGTATGTATATGAAGCCTAAAGACATAGAAGAAACTGAATTACTTCCCAGATAAAAGACTTGATTAATTACAGAATATGAATGATAACATATATTTAAGGGTCCAGAAATATATGGATATTGATACCAGAAAGGTATGTGGCATTCCTCCTTTTAAAATTGAACCCGACCGGTGTAAAAGGCTCGAGGATCTTTTGTGCTCTCATGATGGCATATTCTATAACGCCGAGTCTCAGTCTCTCCATCTTTTCAGGCTACGTGGCCATCATTTGATCCGACGCCCTCTTAAAATTGATTTTTTTGACGATAATATGTGGGTTTTCAACAGTCATGAACTTCCTCATTCTATGGAGATATATTCCCCATCAGGAGTGTATATATCTACACCGACGAGTGACCCGTGGATGACTGAAATGAGGGTTTTACTTATGGGCTCAAGTCTTTCGAGGATGATCAATTTAAGAGAAGAATCTGAAAATATATATGAAGACTAAAATTCCTTGTGCACTTCGTGAGCAAGTGTGGCTTTCGTGGTGTGGAGAGCGGCACTTCAAGCACAAGTGCCTCGTGTCATGGTGTCAGAATATGATGACCCCCTTTCAATTCGAGGTTGGTCATAATATTCCGGAGAGCAAGGGCGGTGCGACGGACCTGTCGAACCTCCGCCCAATATGCGCCAAGTGTAACAGGTCAATGGGTGATGAATACACTATAGATGAGTTCTCGTCCCTGTCGAGACCCAGTCCCCATCTCTTTGAGTGCTTTCGGATGGCTAGTGCCGACCAAAAAACTCATTCACAGTGTTAGCAATTTTACTATTTACACGCTTTTGCTCCGCGATATTCTGCTTCGTCTTGTTGACGAGATTTCTCAATTCCTTGTTTAGTTTTGCGAGGTTAGCCAGTCGTTTCGCGTTCGCCTCCCTCTTGAGGGCTGAGAGGGCATGGGGGCTCTTAGCGTGAAGAGCCCTTTTAGCAGCCTCTGCCGAGGCCTTTGCACGCTGAATCTCATTCATATAATTCTGCAATTCCTTTTGCCCCTGTTCAGATCTCCTTTTGAACTCAGCCAGTTTATTCTTGTAAGCACTTACAAAGTGCCTCTCAAGTTTATTTTTGTTATTGATCTTAGTGTACTGATGGCGGTACGCCAGTATCAAGTTTCGCATTTCCTGAATGTTTGGCTGTCGCAGAAGTAGATTTGGTGCCCGCCAACTGAACTTGTTTATGCCCTCACGATTCGTTCTAATAATAGATTTAATGTTCTCGTTAGAGTTGTTATTACTCATTTAAAAGATAGCAATATTTTTAAAATAATGCCGAAGTGGTCTGAGATTGATGAGACCCAGATAGAAGTTGCAACTGGAGCGCGAATTAAATTTAGTGTAAATGGTGGCCCACTTCGTTTCCAGATCCCCCGTGGGGTGACTGAGTGGGGTATCGGGTCCTACAAGAGTTTCCAAGTTGGCGTCCACGACGAGACTTTTATAGAATGGTTCCAAAAACTGGAGAGGACCTTGTGCCCGGGTGAGCCATTCAAGTCCAACCTCACGGGTCATCAATTTCGCATCAAGGTCGATGATAGAACGCTCGTCTTTGACCAAGATGCCAAATTTGTGACTGATGAGATACGCGAGGGTTTTCTGAAGGGGAAATCGGTGTCATGTATTATAGACATAGATGGGTCCTACTTTTACAAGGGTACGTGGGGACTGAGCATTCGGGCCCATCACATAAAGTACTATGCTGATGTAGAGCCGGATGACGAGCCCGCCGAGCAGGTGCTCAAGGGCTGCGCTTTTTTACCGATCGAGTAACCGTCTTGGGTTTGTTAGGCGTTTTCTTGGGAGTTTTCTGCGCAGCCTTTTTGTACGCATTCGTCCCTGGAATCAGAAACTGGAGACCGAGGAGGGCCTGCTCCTCCTTCTTCATTGTCATTAGGTGACAAAAAAGGGCTGAAGACTTTTGAACCCTTAATTCTAGACAAAGGAACAACATCAAATGCTATAGAAATTCTCTCCCATTCCTCTGTCCATGGGGATACGCAATGGCGGTCCCCGTCACTTGGGCTAATCAGCAATTGATTATTCTTGTTGTTTACAACGACGAGATCCGGCTCACCTGGTATGTTATAGGTGGTCGTGCTGGGCTCGGCCTTGAGGGCGAAGTACCCATGCCATGAGCGGTCCTCCGGGGCCCAGTGGCCGTGCCACTTGAGGTGGTTCCCCTTGCGTGTTATGTTTGTCCAACAGTGGATCCCGAGAGGTTCAATGACCTTGAAATTCTCTAGAAACATCGTACGGACCTCCCCAAGGAGCCTCTGGACTTCGGGGGTGTCATTCTCAAAAATATTGTACCACGGATCAAGCATGGCTGTTATGGACCCATGCCAATCTATTTCTCTTGACGGGAGTTTATTTATGTACTTGTGAATAGCAGTATAAGCAATTTGCCTCACCTCGAATTCAAGTTTTTTTAAGTCCATATCAAGTTGCTTTGTCCGGATATACGTGTCCATTGAAGTTAAATGATAGTTTACCTTTAAATAAATGGAATCATATGTGTATTGTCGACTGGTACTTTAATCCATGGCACTATATCAAAAGCGATGGTTATTCGGTCGCGGTCCTCTTTCCATTCGGAGACGCAGTGCTTGTCCCCCTGACTTGGACTCACGAGGAGGACCCCATCCTTGTTGGGGACGGCCACGTCCTCGGTGTGTCCCGGTATCTTGTATGACGTGAAAGACGGCTCGGCATCCACACAGAAGTACCCGTGATATGACATGGCCTCACGGGGCCAGTGGCCGTGCCACCCCAAAAACTCTCCCTTCTTGTGAATATTCACCCATGACTGTATTACATACTTCTGAGTAGGCTTGAATGTCTCTTTAAAAAATATCTGGAGTTCCTTGAACAACTCCTGTGCCTCCGGCTCTTCGAAAAAGTTGTACCACTTGTACATCCGGGTTGTCGGTGATCCCTTACCGAAATATGTCGAGTCATTTTCCAACTTCGCCGAATGGTCACGAATAGCCCGTTCGGCGACTTTGTATACAGTGGACCGAAGCACCTCCCGGTCCACGTCAATCTTTTTAGTAAAGATATACGAATTCATTTTTAAATTAGGAAGCCGTTTCTTTACTTGCTGTAAATCTCACGCGCCTTGGCAAGGAGGGCACCGGACACGGGGGTGAACTCGTGCTTCTTGATGCCCAGGGACTTCTTGGCCTTCTTCACCGCCTCGATCCACGGGTTCTTCTTCTCGCTGGCCGCCTTGTGCTTGCTCACAATCTCACCAGTCTTGGGGTTCTTCTTCAGGTCCGTCTTGGTCAGGCCCCCGGAGGTGTGGTGGGCGGTGCCGTTCATAACCTGGGCGCGGCTTCCGACAGCCTGAGTGTGCGTCATTTACCATCTGCTGAGATTTTATCTAGGTTGAGATCTTCTGGCCCCACCTCTTTGAGACGCAAGTCAGGACTGACTTTGGTGGGCCAGACGTAGCCCCACTTTTCCCATTCTCCCACGTTGTAGTGGTAATAGGAACTCAATTTACGGTTGAGGGCGGCCTGATGGGACTTGTGCACGGGCTCCCACCCCCACCACCACGGGAAGGCTGGCTGGTCACAGTGAGGGAGAAATTGCATATTATTATTGTACCCTCTGTCTATCCATTCCTGGATCATGGTGTTGCAGTACATGGCGAGCGCACACGGGTACCCCTCCCACGCCTTGACGGCTGGGTGGTACTGCCACCCCTTGGTCTTGCCTGTCACGACGCGCCATATCTGGTACGCCTCGACCCTCTGCTTCCCGAGGCGGCGCCAGTCGAGGGCTTTGGCGCACTCGCGCACGCAAGATGACGGGACAAACGTGTTAACCATTGGGTAGTTTCTCAAGTCAAACAGGGGCGCCTTCACTTAACTGACTTTTTGTACACAGATTTATTATTCTTGTTTTTCATTGCCGCCAACATCACCTGGCGCACTAGGGCGTTGAAACGCTGTAATTTCTTAATTCTATTGTTGGACTGCACTTTCGCCTTGTTATAGGCGCTTTTGTACATGCGGTTGACGGGAGTATTTCCAATACCCATTCCTTACATTACACAGCGAATATTCTACGCACTGCTTGGACTGTGATGCCCCTGGCTATAAGGCCGGGGATCTGAGACTCGAGGCGGGGGTCGTTGAGCACCTGCGCGCACACCTTGGACTTGGCCCCCTGCAGTTCCATGATGCTCTCTTCAACACTTGGCATATTATCCTCGCCCTTGTAGTACAGTTTCTTGACGTGGACCTGCTGCGTCTGACCCGTGCGGTGCGAGCGCGCTATGGCCTGCAACTCCGTGGCGGGGTTCCACGCTGGAGTGGTGATGTAGACGCGAGTCGCCTCCTGCAGATTGAGGCCGAAACCGCCTGCTTTGATCTGGATGAGGAAGACGCCGCCACCCTGGTGCTTTTTGAAGCCGGCAATTCTGGACTCGCGTTGGTCCTTGTCCACACTGCCATCTATGCGCCACGTGGGCACGCCAGCCAGGGCGAGCAGTGCCTCTATCCTGGCCATCTCACCCATAAACTGACAGAACACGAGAGCCTTTTCAGTCGGGTGCTTTTGTATCTCGCCGATGAGGGTCTCCATCTTGCGGGAGCGGCCCTCCCAGGTCTCCGCCTCCCTCTCCTCTTTGGTGGCCATCCCGTCATAGTACATCTGGGGCCAGACGCACACTTGGCGGATGCGGAGGAGCGCCTCGAGCAGGTGCATCTGGTACATGTTCATACCGCCACCTGCCGCGATGACGTGGCGGACCACATCCTGACCTCCGCCGAACACCTCCCTGTAGAGTTGCTTTTCCTCCGGATACATCTCGAGTTCCATATTCTCGAACTTGCACGGGGGTAACTCGAGGCGGGTGTTGTGCTTTGCCACGTCAGCCTTGGTACGACGGAGCACGTATTTCGCCCTGATTTCATCAGGGTACGCCTGGACATACTGCTTGTCCATGCCGAAAAACTCACCCAGAGCCACGAAATCCCGGATGGAGTTGAAGATGGGGGTGCCCGACACCACCCACTTGATGGCAGCGGTGAGCATACGGCACGCCACGTTGGTCTTGCTCTTGCGGTTGCGGATCTCGTGTCCTTCATCCAGGATGACGCGATCCCAGCGCACCGTGACCAGTGGGCTCACCGCCTTGCCTGGCCGCTGTGGCAGCACCGAGTAGGGCGCGATGACCACCCAGTTTCCTGGGGTCCAATTCGGCAACTCCCGGTCCTTTCCGTCAAACACGTGGACCTTGAAAGAGGGCACGAAACGCGCAATCTCGTCGCGCCACTGGGACACAATAGACTTGGGAACAACAACCAGCGTCTTTGGCTTGAGGTTCACTGTCATTGTGGCCAGCAGTTGGACTGTTTTGCCAAGTCCCATTTCATCGCACAAAAAGCCGCCAGGGCGGTCAGATGCGGTCTCGCGCGCCACGAGCCACTTGACGCCATCGTGCTGGTACGGTGAAATGAGGCGAGTTCGAAGCATGTTTGCTTTTGTCTGGTTTGCTCTTACTCTCCAAAGAGGGCCCCTGGCACAGAACCTACTTTTGCTCTCTGCAAGGGGTGACTTTGGAACTTTGTGTGTTTATGGTTTGGAGTTTAAGGCTAAAAGGGGGCTTGACACAGAACCTACTTTTTTGCCTTTTTGGAGAGGTGCTTTCGAACAGAACTTTGGATCTTTTTGGCTGCAGTTCTGGGAGTTGGCCTCTTGGCGAGGCGCACACGGGTCAAGTTTCTAGGATACACATTTCCTCTTGTATAAGGATTTCTGAACACTGGTTTTCTGGGGTCAGATATGAGGATAGCATAGTTATTTTTGCCAGCGAGTTTGTGAACAGTGGATCTAGGGTAATAATTATTACGTCCAGTTGTTCTGTTTTTTAGGCGATATACCACCACACCAAGGGGCGGCATGTTGAGAGTAACAGGATTCACATAATTAGAATTCACATACACAAGAGGGGCGGTCCCGAGCATAAGGGCCTTATTGCGCCTGTTTTGTTCGGCTCTGTATTTCCTCTTTAAAACTTTCTCAACGTGTCCAGTTCCCTTGAACTTCGCTGTGAGTTCCCTGCGGGTCGTATTTCCCCGGCCTTCTAGAAAACGCCGCCAATGTTCGGCGGTTCTGGCCGACATTCTTATATTTCAAGAATATTTAAATTCTACCGAATATGTTCCCCGTGTTCATATTCACGTTTTGGTTCCCCGACTGACGAGCCGCATTCGCGTAAGCACTCTTTCCTCTGACGTACCTCCTTTGTCCTATTCTAGAACCAAATGCATTAATAAACGCCTGCTGTATCTGTGTGTTATTCATATTTTCGTGAAGTTTGAACTCTGTATAAACGGACTTGTTGAAGTTTGGTAGACTTGCGCGATTCTTCATGACTCTGTATATATTACGTTGCCTATTCTGGCTATTGGTATTTGTAACCCATGTGAAATTGTATCTATTCATTTCACCTATAAAACTAGGTGTAAACTTCAAGTTCTTCGTGTTATTATTAAATGAAAGGAAAGCCATGACAACCTTCTTATCTTCCTCAATCCTGCTCCTTTTTCTAGTTTGGTTATTATTGTTATTTGAATTACTGAATTCAGTTGCGTATCCATGAGTTCCACGAAACCCTGGAAGTTTTGCCAAAAATGGGAGTATACTATTTCCGTCTGTTTTGGGTGTCACACGGAGTAGTCCATAAGATATTAGTCGAGCAATGGATTTTTTAACAGTTATATCAGCCTGGTTCGGAGTTCTGAAAAGTCCTCCACTTATGTACTCTGATTTTGTTTTACGTATATTTGAACCCGGTGCAAGTTGACTAATAACTTGAGTAGACTGTCCATGTGTAGGATGGGCAATTCTTGACATATTCATAGCCTTGTTTATAATACTCTTATTCCGGCCAGATTCTGTTAGACCGTACTTATTTATATGTTGGAGCAGTAATTTCACATCACGCATGTCCTTTTTCCTATAGGCATCAAGAACGACAGTTGCAACCGCTGCATTAATACCTGTGAAATCAGTTACCTTTTGTTCTGTATTGAGCACACTGACCTTCCATGAAGGGCCGAGATACTGTGCTATCTGTCGAGTCGCTTCGTGACCCGGTCTCTTGTCATAAGCACCGCTGTTATAAATATTTTCAAAATTAACTTTACCACCACGCACCCTAGCGTAAAACCACGGGATGAAACAAAGGGAGATATCTGGAACTGTAGTCACTTGAGCATTTTCTCTGCGCAGTGCTCTTTCAAAGGCCATCTGAACAGATCTTTTCGCCTTGATAAGTTGGAATGATTCGGCAGGTACACCCTTGTGGTTGGCACCCGGCCCTGCTTTGAGTTCACATATTCTAAACTCTCCTTTCGGCCCGACGGTGTGACCAGGAAGTTGGTATTCAGGTGGGTAATATATAATAACATCTGGCTCGACTGCTGTATAGCCCTTATACAGGGGTTCGCCACCAAGCCCTCTTCCGGGTTGTCTCAATTCCATAAATGGCGTGTAATGCCACCCAGGTCCACCAATTTTGTCCACATATTTCTTACTTCCATTTACAGATTCATAATAAAACGGATTATATGATCCGGCACGGATTATAGGCCACCAGACGTTTTGCCCCATGGGACTCTCGAGTTCACCACTTGTTTTTATAGACTTGGCAAACGAAAATCTCGATTTAAGAATCATTGTTGGTCTCTGTACCATTTTGGGAAACTGTTTGTATAACTTTACAACGTTTACTATCTGGCTCCCAAGCCCCAACGGAAGACCCTCTGCATTCCTCTTCGACCAGGGATCGGTGAAATACACTGTATGCATTCCACTTGATTTACCAGCAAGATCAAAAGCAACAGTTTCTAGTTTAGATCCAATAAATGACTGCGCCGTTCCTGGAATGAGCATCTTAAAAGCCTTCCCTAACAAATGCTGAAATTCAGGGGCGCCCTGCACATTTATTTGATTAGCGAGGGATGCCAAAGCAAGGGACTTTTTCTCCAGTAACGCTTTATTTGCTGGTTTCAAAACTGGTTCCAACCTATACCTTGGTCCAGGTCCGTATCCAGTTGTATTGTTCTCATTATTTCCATTTCCAAAAGTAAATTTGTTACCTGCATTATTCTTGTTTGCGTTAGGGTTATTTTTGTAGTTTGCGTTCGACCGAGGTACATATCCTCTATTTGTAGTGTTATACCTATTCACCGAAGGTAGACCGGCGACAGTCTTTTGTTTTTTAGAACCATTACTCGGCACCCTAGGGAGACCCACTTGAAACCCTTTACGCGGTGGCAGGGTATTTTTCAGTTTTTCTATTCTGTTTTTAGCACTTTTGTACGCTTGATTATTCATCTCGAGATGGCGAACATACCTCAACTTAGTTTCAGCATCATTTGCAGTGACAGGAAAACGGGCACCTTTATTGTTTGTTCTGAATATTGAAATTTGCATCTGACCCCTTGGTGCCCATCCCCACGTAGACCAATTATCAAGAGCCCTCTTAGCGCCAACAACCGCCCTTTGCGGCCGAGTTGACATTATTAATTATAAACTATATTTTTTCCTCGCTCATAGTAGATGGCGACACGTGGTGCAGCCCTGCTGGCACAGGCGGAAGAGCCGTGGCCGGCTGTATCGGTGAATCCGCCTCAGTGGAATCCCAACTGGGTTAAAAATTCATCCAATTCGATTCTAAAATTAATCAAGAAACGGACACTGCGTACCATAGTTTCCAACGGTCAGAAAATGGGTATGGATAAGAACCAGATAGCCCGGGTAGTCATTAATTTGATTATAAATTCCGTTCCTAATTTTGAATTGAATTGGGGAGAGATACCGGAGGGGTACACAAAGGGGCCCGTGATGAAGTTCATGGGCCAGCCGACCCATGTACCCCTATATGCCAAAAACGGGAAATATTACGCCAAGAAAAATGGCATCATGTTCAGCCAGGTGACAAACGGGGGGTGGCAATGGGCCATAGAGGGCAATGCCCTCGTCCTCAAGGGTCGCGCCCCCATAGACATCCCTGAATCAAAACTTGATCAGGTTTTGGCTGCTGCAACTATTGAACCAGGAATCAGGGATGAAATTCTGAATGAAGTGAAACGGTCCATAAAGGCCAAGGGACCAGCCGCCGAGGCTGAACAGAAAATTAGTATTCTTGACATGATTATCGATGCTATCAAGAAGAAGCCTCGGGCCCCTACGGTTGAAGTGAAACAGGGGCCATCTGGGGAAACAATTATAAGACCGAATGCTCGGAAGCCGGCTATAGTGGTTCCAGAATCAGGAAAGGTTATCCTTAAACTTTTCGTAAATAGAACTCGGCGGGCAACCACTCCGAACAGGGGGCCCCGTTTCACCCTCCCTGGACGGCCCTCCTTGCCCTCCCTTCCCACCGTCCGCCTCCCGTCCTTGCCCACCGTCCGCCTCCCGTCTTTGCCCTCTCTCCGTCTTCCTGCCTTTGCCAGAAAGACAAATTCCTCCGCTACTATTAGAATGCCGCCTACAGAGGAAGGTGGAAATTTTGTTTTTCCACAGCCGGCACGAGCGGCTCAGCCTTTGCCCGTGTTTGGACAGGGCTCGCAGATACTCCCTCCCCCACAACCTCAAGAACCACAGGTCCCCTCTGCACCACCGTTGCCACCAGCAGTCCCGGCCGCTGCTGCCGCAGTGCAGGCAGCGGCTCGCGTTATAAGCCAAGGTGGAACGCAAAGGCAAGCGAACACTGCCGCACAGGAAGCCGCCAAACAAAATGGTGTGCCTCCAGTAGAGGCGAAGAGAATGGCGGAAACCGCTACGCAAACCCTTGCACAGGGTGGAACGTCGGCCCAAGCCCAGCAAGCCGCCGCCAGGGTCGCCCCTCCCGCCATGCGGACGAATGTGTCTTCTGTTCGGAACATCCGCGAACTGTTCAGACTCCGCGAAAAGGCAACAAATAACAACGGCCGACGTGCTATTAACGACCGGATAGACTACTTGGTTCGCCAGCGCATCCGCAATGCCACGGTGTACGGAGGATCCAACACAAGCCGGCGGCGCAATCTGCGTGAACTGTGGACAAATATCCACCCGACTCACCCTGCTCGTCGCATCGTCAGACAGCGCATAATAGACGAGGTTGAACTTGCACGGAGATCTTCCAACCGCGTCGAAGCAAAGCGGGCCCTCGAGAACCTGGCCCGTGAATACAGAAATGACGCTAATATCATGACGGCCGTCCGCAAGGCCCGTGAGCGCCTCAACTCCAACGTGAAGTCGGAGTTGGAAAAGCGTACCAAAAAAGCCAGGAACAACTATTTGGAAAAGATGCGAACTCGGTACGTCACTGGCGCCGCCCCCTCTTACAGGCCCCCCTCCTACCCCGCCCCGAGAAACACCTATCAGCCCCCGGTGTTCGGTGCCGCCGCTCCTCGGGCCCCCTCTTTCATACCTGCGCCCCCTCCTCGCATGCCCAACATGCCTCGGTCGCCTCCATCGTACAGACCCCCGAATCTGGGAGGCTCCCCCCCGCCCATGAACCTGAAGGTACCCAGAACTAATATGTCTACCGGTTTCGTCATGCCCAAACTGAATGAGAATGAGAGGGGGGCCATAAACAAGGTGGGTGGCGTGAACACCGCTGCTAACCTCGCCGCCAAAGCCGGAGGACCCGAGAAACTCGGACAGGCTGCCGCTGCTCTCAACGAGTTCCCCAACGTGAACAAGGCGCAGGAGGTGACGGGCCTTCCCCGCAACTCCCTGATTGCCGCCAAGCAGTTCGGAACCCCCGAAAACGCTGCAAACGCCGCAAGTGCCCTGTTGAAGATAAAGACTCCCAAGCCCCGGAAGACGGCTACGGCCAAGCGCTCAGCGACCCGCCGGGCGCCTGCTCGCCGGGCGCCTATTCGCAAGACCCGGAAGCAGAAGAAGCCGGAGATTGCCATCCCACGCCCAGAGGTTATCCAGCAGTTGCTGAACGCCCTGACCGCCAAGAAACTGGCCAAGATTGCTAAAATGAACCTGATAGGAAACACAAAGAATAATACAGTGAGAGCCCTTAAGAAACACGCCCTGGGAAGGAACAAGTGAAAAAAGGGGGTTGTGTGACAAGCCCCTTAAAGACACGGGCGCCTAGTTAAGAAAGTATGGACACGTTCGACTACATTCTCAAGTTGAACACGGTTCGGAACGGCTTGATATCCAAGCCCGGTCGTCCCGACCCGTCATGGGTGCGCATCACAACAATTACAATCACGGCTAAATTCGAGAATGAAATTGATGTGCACAAGATCCGTGAAAATATGGAGAAACTGAAAACAGTGACTATCCGGTTGAAGGGGGCTGAGAATGGCAATGTGTGGGCTATTCGTGAGGTTCCCTTTTATAACCAGGTCAGTGTGGCGTATACAGACTCGTACTCTACGAAATCTGTAAAGATTTTCCCCAACGGATCTGTTCAGGTGGCCGGGTGCTCTTCGTTGATAGACTGTGACCGGGTCCTTAAACAGGTTCGCCTCCTCGTTCACAAGGTGCTCGAGTTGGAGACTATGCCAAATATTAGCCCACCGAATATTTGCATGATAAACACCAACTTTTCGCTGAATGCCCTCATAAACATAAAGAAATTGATGCGCAAGTTCTCAGAGGATCCCAAGTTTCGTTTGGCACATGATCCGAGTCGGTATTCAGCCGTGAAGATCAAGTTTCATCCAGAGCCGGGCTCCAAGTTGGTGACGGCGGCCATCTTCAAGTCCGGGCGGGTGATCGTTACAGGGGCCCGCACTCTTGAGGAGATAGTAGCGGCATACGAGGAGATCAACAAGCAGATAGACACGAGCATCCTCGTTGAGGCGAGCACCAAGCCGGAGACCTTCGACACCTTTATGGGGACCCCCTTCCCCGAGTGGGTGAAGTTTCTAGAGACCAGACGAAATAAAAATACAATGTAATCCTAAATGTCTACGCGCATCGGAATGGCTGATGGCCGTTGCATCACTGAGTTCACGTCTCCCCGTATCCTCAACGATACCATCATGATGACTAAGGGTATCAACTTCCAGGACAACTATGCTTACCGCATGTACCTCCAGTCCAAGGGCCCGGAAGGCCTGGCCCTCCCCCTCAAGAACGCCGCATGCTCCAACCCCAAAATGTATTCTCCCCTTGTTGAGAAGCAGTAAAAGACATAAGCGCCATATAAAGTATGGTTAGGGTGGTTATCGATGGAAATATCGGTGCAGGCAAGACGACTCAACTCGACTTGCTTGAAGCGAAGGGTTTTTTTGTAAAGAGGGAACCAATTGAGAAATGGCCATTGGAAGAATTCTATTCAGACCCGTCCCGGTGGGCCTTTCTCCTCCACATGAGGATCCTTTGTACCCACAGACCCATCAAAACAAATAAACTTGCTATTTACGAAAGGTCCTTACAGAGTTCATATTGGGTATTTTGGCAAGTTCTAAAAAAGAAAGGGTTGGTCACTTCAACAGAGGATGCCACTTATTCGCAATTGTATGATGAGATGGCGTGGTACCCATCATTGTATATATTCCTAAGAAAGGACCCTGAAATAGCCTATAAGCACGTCCAACAGAGGGGGCAGGCGGGTGACTCGAAGGTGACCCTCGAATATATGAAAGAACTTGATGAAGAATATTTGAATCTTTTACGTACACTCCCCTGCAAAGTTCGCGTAGTGAACGCCAATCAGAGTGTGGAGAATATTCACAAAGATATTTGTATGCATTTAGCAGAGAATGAATTGCTCAGCCCTTTTACAAAACGGGAAGAAGTGCAAAAACCCAGCCGTGGAGGAGGGCCGTTGTCGTGCCCACCTTTCCAGCACATGTGCAATTTGTCTTGAACTTACGAAAAGGACTGACAAGAAACTTTCATGTAAACATATATTTCATCCGAATTGTATTATCAAGTGGTTTGAGACGAGCATCGAGTGCCCTCAGTGTCGAACGGAGCAGGACAGTGACCCTATTGTCGTGTTCCGCAAGAACGTCGAACAGAATATACGTGAGAGATACCAAGATGCCATACGGACCCTCGAGGTCGAGGTGGCCCGAGCGCGGCGTCGCGGCTGAAATATAAGCCAGTATAGATATATGGAAGGGGCGTGTAGGGCAATGACCCTCCACGGGACACCCTGTAAAAATAAGGTCGTGATGGGACACGAGACATGTTGGATCCACAGTTGTACTCAGTGCTCACTGTGTCTCGGAGTCATCAATGATAGGGCAAAGAGGACCCTCCCGTGCAACCACGAGTTCCACGAAAGATGTATAGAGAGGTGGAAAAGGGCCTGTCCGACGGATATACCCACGTGTCCCATGTGTAGGCATCCATTCGACGTCCCACTGTACAGGTGTCTCCTCAGGATCGAACGGGTCTCGGACTCGAACGTCACAAATCAGACTTTTCAAACTTCAAATGTGAATGATATTGTTTCTGGGTTTGGCTATGATTTCCGGGAACTTATACCGAACCAGCCAGGGAGGTGGATGACCGAACTTCACTTCGATATCGAACAGGGTGAAGATCTTGGGCAAGTTCTCGATCAATTGGGGGTCCCTAGAAATAATATTGATGAAAATTAGATATGGCCCCTGTGAAACCACTTCCTCTTTCAGGATTTGAGCCCATATTTTCATATGATCCATGGGGGTCTACAGGTAAGGTCCATGATAACTGCTATGACTATGCATTCGGGAGTTTTTCCAAGAATAGAACGGCAAAGAGCGTCCCAGGTGACAGGTCACACATCAGTTCATGGGGCCTGACGTTCACCACGTGCAAGGGCATAGCCCAACGCATCATCCGGGACAACCCCGGGAACGTGTACCTCATGAAGAACCCATCCGCCCCTTGCAAGCCGGGCTTCTACAAGGTGATGTGCTTCGTGGCCCCCACAAACGACTTTGGAAATGGTACCGGTGATTTTCATTTCCTGAAACAGGTCAGGGCCGTGCGCTACAGGGTCCGCCCCGGTGACACAGTAAACGGACTTGCTAAATTCTTTCACGTGAAACCATCCGTGATTGCCACGGCTGTTGCTAGTCCCGTCAAGGCCATGTCTCCGAATAACGGACGAATTTCCAATTCGAATTTAACAATCCTGAACAAGGAGAATGAGAAGGCCAAGAAGAAGGCGCCGGCGGGAGGCCGTCTTCCTATTGGACTCGTGATCAAGTTCCCTGTGAACCTGTGGGCACACAAGCAGGGATGGGCCGGCGGGCCACTCCTGGTTGATGCCTCAGGAAAGACTATAGTTGATCCTCGCAAGGCGAATCTCAACTATCAGCCAGGCTTCCATTATAGCAAGTTCTGCTCGGCATGGGGCATCAGGCCGGGCATCGCCCAGACTGGCAACAATAATAACAGAAACTAATTTCTTGACTTGTATTAAATGAAGGATATCCTGTCTTCCACCACCCGCCGTGAGATGATCTCTAACCTTATTGTGTTTGTTCTGTGGGTCCTGATCATGACCGTCGTTCTGCGGTTCCTGTGGAACGGCACCCTGGTCAAGCACATCTCCATCCTGAAGCCCGTGGACTCCCTGACGCAGACCTTCCTGCTGGCCCTGGGTATCTCTCTGTTCCGCCTTTAAACCTCAGTATAACCAGTCTTGATGTCACCGTTCACAACTAGTGTAGGGAAGCCCTGAACAAACTCAGGGCAGTCACCCGTGCGACAGTCAACAAACGTATAAGGAATACCGTTATCTGTCAAGTACTTTTCCTGCTTGACACACCACGGACACGTCTTGGACCCGTAGACGATGATGGAGCCCTTGTCAGCCGGCTGAAGAGAATAGGTGCTCATCCGCCGCCACAGAAGGGCAATTATAAAAACTATCAAAACGGCGATCGCAATCTTTCGTCTCGACATTTACTCATTTCGAAGAAAATAGGGCACGGGCTATTTCGGCCTTTGTCATTCCGGCGAAGGCCACTCCCCGCCGTCTCGCCACCGCCTGGAGGTATTCGAGTTTGAGACTTTCTGCGTACACGAGTCGGCCTGAAGGACCCGTAATCTTGACGCGCCCGGTTTTGGGTGTTTTGGCCACTTCGAATCGATAGTAAGCCGTGCTATGAGGCCTGTTGGCGGGCTTGGGTGGTGGGCTCGGTGTGAACGGCGGCTTCCCTGCTTTTATTCTCGTCTCGAGGTGTTTTATGGCCTTGTTTCGAGCGACATTCAGTGCTGCGTAGTACTGAGACGGACTCGGGCTCTTCAACCTCCCCGATTGAGGAAGAACAGTGTAAACGGGTTTGTAATTGAGGAATGACACGACGAGTTTGTTGAACTTGGCTCCCCGGAGGAACTTGGGGGACACACGCACCCGGGGGCTGGGGGTCCTCTGTTTCACGGGGCTGGGGGTTTTCGGCTTGGTCTTGGGGATGACGAGGCGCGCAGGGCTCTTTTTGGGGGCCTTCTTTCTCAGGTTTATCAGTCTCTTGCGCTGTGTAGGGGTGAGTTTGAGGAATGATCGTGCAGATGTCTTGAGCAATTCCTCGTTTGTGAGGTTCTTTCGGGGTGAGGGCTTCTTCGGAGGGATGACGATTGCAGGGCTCACCTTGCGCCCCTTGAAGTACGGATCGCCAAGGATATCACGGAAACTCAAAGGATATTTCGTCCCAGTTTTAAGTCTAAACTCGCTTGTGTACGTATTCGTCTCGCCCCTGTACCCCATGGGAACGACTCTATTCAGAAAATCAATTGTCTTTACAAATTTGTCCTTACCTGCATCCATGTGACGCACACACCAAAGTCTGAGTTGCGAAAGGAAAAGGTGCGAATCATACATGACATCCATATTCGGACCGAGGCCCCACTTGGGGTCGTAGTTTTTATTATTTGAAGCGGCATTTGCGGGGTTTTTCGTCATGCGCGAGAACCCAAAATCTGTGATGTAAAGTCTGGGTGTTACCCACTTGTATCTAGCAAAGGGGTAGTTCACCTCATCACGGGGCTGAACAAGAATATTCCCGAGATGGAGGTCCCCGTGCCTAAAGTCAGGGTAAACTCCATGGATCTTTTCGAGCGCACTTATTATCTGTTGGATAAAGGACTTCATCACATCATCATCGAGCCTCTTCCTTGGGCTCGCTGCAAGGGTGTCAAGGAACCTGTCTAACGTACCATTAGAAATGTAACTCATGCATATGATGTTTTGCTTGGTATAGTCCTTTTCAGGGTCCCTTTCACTTGCGGGCCACGTGCTTTCAGGGACGAAGTTGATGCATTTAAAGGAACCCAGAGGTTTGGGTATGTGATCGGGAATAACCTTATAAAGTTTCTCGAGTATTTCGTACTCGACAGAGGCTGTTTGCCGGCGGCCTTTGTACCTGTTGTCGTGAGGCATGACCTTGATCACGAAAGGAATACTTCCGTCAGTCACCGTAGATGCCAAAAACACCGCACCTTGTCTACCCGCGTCAACTTTTATGGGACCTCTCTTCACTTTGAGGGCCTTCATGGGGACGAGTCGCAGGTTGTTTTTCGAGTTGTTCAATCCAAGCACCTGATAGTGCCCTCTGCCATTGTTAGTTGCTTGGTGATAAAGACGGGATGCTATTGTACAATTGAGGGGTTTTCTCCAGTTATGGGTGTTCATGGGAGCAAAGGCGTTCAGAAGCATAAAGGGCAGTTTTTTAGGACTTTTATATTTTGTCATCAGCCAGTTTCTAACGGCTGTTTTTGTGAATGGGACATTACTAGGGATATTTATAACTTTTTTTCTACCGTTTGGGGATCTATGGTACACCTGGCGTTTTCCTTGGGCATTTTGGGTTAACTGGAATTTCTTGTTTCTGGCCCAATTTGCAGTTACCATCTACTACTACATGCGAAAAAATTACTCGTCATCCTCGTACTCCTCGACCTCCTCATCCTCCTCGTCAGCGTTGTCAGACTCGACAACCGGGGCGTCAGCCTCCGGCAGGAAGGCGCACCCAGTCAACTTGGTCGTCGGGGCGAACATCACCTTGTGCAGGCGGATAGACACACCAAAGCCCAGAGGAGACTTCCAGATCTGCGAAATCTCGACGATGACACTGACGCGCTGACCCTTGTCCAGGCTGAACAGGTCAGTGGGCTGGCGGTCAGCAGTGTAAGCCTCCGTCTTCAGAGGACCGCCCTTGCTCTCGTACCACGGCTTCAGGTTCAGCAGAGGCGGGTAGCCCTCCTTCTTGGAAGGCTTGACAAGGGGCTTCCAGGAGTCACCAGCCTCGATAACCTCACGAGTCATCTTCTTGCCCAGAAAGTCCTGGGAGTTGGCAGCGATCAACTCAAGAGCAAAGTTGTCAATACTCTTGAACACGTTCTGGACAGCCTCGTTATCAAGGCTCAGGGGCATGGTGAAAGTCCCAGGGGCCTTGTCACTCTCCTTGACGCCCACAATAGCCTTCAGAGGAGGAAGTTGGAACATAAGACGCGACTTATTCTGACCATTCAGGTAGATGGCCTTGCCACCATACTTGTTGGAAGTCACACCGGAGGAAACAATCTCGGAGGCGTTGAAGGAGGTAATCATGCGGAGGGCCATTTCTGCTTTCTACTATACTAGGGTCCCTGGTCTCTAAGTCAGTTCAAGCCCCAACTTTTTTTCCACACAAACAGTAATGGGAGCCTGGATGTCCAGCCTTAAGGCCTCTGGTCAGGCGGCAAATACAAATAATCTTTCCAGGTCAATTGACGCGTTTTTGGCCACCGTGAACACGGGGTCTAACCTTGCTAAAAATGCCAATTCGTACGCCAACTCTCTGTCCGGCTCAAATGCCGGGAAGAATCTGGCCAAGCATGTTGCCCTGTACAAACTGAAGGTCTCTCAGGGCACTGCGGCGGCGGCTGTCACTGCGGCAGCGGCCACCAAGCCATCTTTTGGAAATAGACTTAGGGCTTTCAAGGGGCGGTTCACGGGCCCGGCGGCACCGCCCTCTGAGACTCAGGCTGCAAACGCCATCAACGCCCTGCGCAAGGAGGTTGAGAATGCCAATGCTCTCCTTGCAAATAAACTGGCTGCAACAGTCACCAATGATAACAAGGCTCAATTGAAAACTTATCTGAATACCATCCAAGGTATTAACAACTATCCTCCGGGAAGAAACGTGAACCGCAACCTCAAAGTGGCTGCTAACATATCTAACCTGGCGGCCAACAAAAAGGCACTTTTGAACCAGGTGAAAACGAAGAGAAACGCGAACAAGGCGAGTACCAAAATTGCAAACAACACACTAACTAAAAACAATATAGGCACAATGAGCCCTAATGGTCGGCGTGAACTGCGCAAGCGACTGTTGAGAGCCAAAGCGAACAACAACCCGGCACAGAAAGAATTCCTGAATGTCCTGAATGCGGCTATCCGTGAGAATGCCAAAGCGGCGGGTCCAGCACCCGTCGAGGGTCCCGCTCCGGCGCCCAAGCCCACTATTGGCAACCGCCTCCGTGGGTTCCGTTCGACCCTGGGCAACAGCGCCTCTGCACTGGGCACCTCCCTGAAAGCCGGAACTTTCAACAAATATACCGCATGGAAAAAGGAGCGGAACGCCGCCCGGAACGCCGCTGCTAAACAGCGGGCCTACAAGAACGCCCTCCTCCTCGTGAATGCCGCCACCCCGAACATGGCCGTCCAACTCGAGATGAACCTGAGGGCCGCGGCAGCGGCGGCTGGCATAGCCAACAATAACAAGAATCTGAAGAATGCCATCGCCAGACTCAACGTCAAGGCGGGAGGGGGTGCCGCGACGCAGAACCTGACCAATGTCTTTGCGGGCATGAGCAACACCAACTTGATCGCCTCTGCTAATAAAGCAAACGTGATTGCCAACTCTGCGAAACGCAACGCCCTGACCGCTGCCCTCCGGGCTAAGATAAACGCCTCCCAGAATCAGACTACCAAGAACCGCCTTGGAGCCGCCCTTACAAAAATAACAGCGTAATAATAGATGCGTGTAATACTCATAGGAGTAATAATACTTTTGCTCCTCCTGATTCTAGTGCTCGTCAGAAGATCAGGAAGATCAATTGAGTTGAGGAAATCTCCTGTTCACGGCCGGGGGATATTTGCATGCACCTCCTTTGAACCAGGGGATACTGTAGAGGTCGCCCCTCTTATAAACTTCCAGTCTCGAGATGAACTCTCACCTGTATCCAATATACGAGACTATGACATACGGAGGGATGACGGTCGGTATGCCATCATGCTCGGATATGCTTCCATTTACAACCACTCGGATAAAAACAACGCAGAATGGCATTTTCAGGGAGAAGATGAACTCATCGTGAAAGCAATAAAACCCATAAACGACGGTGACGAAATATTTGTAAGTTACGGTGAAGACTACTGGAAAGCACGTCCAGATAAAATCTAATTAAATAGTACCAATGATGGACCTCGATTACAAGAAAAAGATTGTTCCCTTCATCGTTTTCTTCCTTGTTGCTAACCCCGAGACCTTCAAGGCGGTGCGCAGCCTGGCCGGAAAGTGGGTGGCCGATGCCGAGGGCCTGCCCACTCAGGCAGGTGTGCTCCTGCACGCCCTGGTCTTCGTGATCCTGTGCCACTTCCTGTGGAAGGCGGTCTACGGCCGCAAGTCAGGATATGCCGTCGAGGGCGGGGCCTTCGATGAGGATTCGTGCAGCGATGATTAAAATACCAACTATTAGTAAATGTCTCTGAAGTTTCAGGTCATCCCGGCCCTTGCGTTCATTGCCGTGTCCAGCCCCGCCACCTACAAGGCGACCGCTGGACTCCTGGGCTCGTGGGTCGCCAGTGCTGACGGCCTGCCCAAGATGAGCGGCCTTATCCTCCATGCCATCGTCTTCGTTCTGCTCGCGACGGTTCTGATGCGCCTGGTTGGCAAGACGAGCGGATACCACGACTGCCCGGACAAGACCTACTGGTGCCGCTTTACCGAGACCTGCAACACGTCCGGATCCACCTGCCCTTGAACTTTTTCGCACGTATTAATAATGGCAACCTCTATCGTCCCTATTCTGGCCTATGTTGCCGTGTCCAGTCCCGCCACCTACAAGGCGACCTCCAAACTCCTGGGCTCGTGGGTCGCCAGTGCTGACGGCCTGCCCAAGATGGGTGGGCTGTTCCTGCACGCCGTGGTTTTCCTCTTCGTCTTGGCCCTTCTTCGCACCCTGATTGGCCGGTCGAGTGGAGCGGCCGTCCCGGGAACCAACACATTGGCACAGTGCCAGGCCAAGGGGTTCACGGGTGTGAACAACGGAATCTGCGTCGCTTAAAATATTTTATATGCAAATTATAAGATGTCTCTGAAATACAAGGTCATCCCGGCCCTTGCGTTCATCGCCGTGTCCAGCCCCGCCACCTACAAGGCGACCGCCGGTCTCCTTGGCAAGTGGGTTGCGGATGCTGAAGGCCTGCCCAAGATGGGCGGCCTTATCCTCCATGCCATCGTCTTCATTGTGCTCGTGACGGTGCTGATGCGCCTTATTGGCCGGTCGAGCGGACTCGTGTCGTGCCCCACGGGTCAGTTCGCCTGCCCGGATGCATCCAAACATCCCAATACATGCCAGACCTCCATGGGCTCGTGCTTCAAGTAAATATGTTGCCAAGTATAAATGGATTCTCTTATTGTTATTCTGACTTTCGCCGCCATCTCCAGTCCATCGACCTACAAGGCTACATCTGGCCTCATGGGTCGCTGGATTGCCTCCCCCGAGGGCCTCCCCAAGATGGGGGGCCTGCTCCTGCACGGTTTCGTGTTTTTGATCGTGCTTGGGCTCGTTTTCCGCCTGCTTGGCCGCGTGTCCAAGTATGGTGACCTGCACCCGTTCGACACCAAGACGGAGGTCCACCGTGGCCCGCAACTCGGTGGCTCTTGGTCCTACAACGCAGGGGGCGCGGATGAATAATCTATTGACTAATATTAATGAAAACAATCACCATATTTATACTCTTGGCTATACTTCTGTACCTTGTGCAGTCTAAAAAGTCATACGCGTCGAGTTGTAATAAAGGAAAAAGTTGTTCTAGTGACGCCGATTGTCAGTATGTGAAAAATTCGTGTGTAAAAAATTTTTGGAGTGGTCTGTCCAAATGTTCATGCTAGAAGTCTTCATCGAACCTGACCCCGTCTCCCTCGGCCACGATGTGCTTTGAATAGTCCCCGACCCTTTTCTCAAAGAAATTGGTCTTCCCTTCCAACGAGATGTTCTCCATCCAGTCGAAAGGGTTCTTTGCTCCGTAAATAGGTTGTTCCCCAAACTGGGTCATCAGACGATCCGCCACAAACTGGATATACTGCTTCATGTCGCTGGCATTCATACCTATGAGACTGCATGGCAAAGCCTCGGTAATGAACTCGCTTTCCACTTCACAGGCCCATTGAACAATCTTGTGAATATCCTTTGAGGGACACTTTTCCCTCAAATGAGAGTAGAGGGTCACCGCGAACTCCTGATGAAGACCCTCATCGCGGCTTATCAATTCGTTCGAAAACGAAAGACCGGGCATGAGGCCCCTCTTCTTGAGCCAGAATATGGCGCAGAAGGACCCACTGAAGAATATGCCCTCGACACATGCAAAAGCCACGATGCGTTGAGCGAAAGGTGCGTCAGAAGTGATCCATGTTTGAGCCCATTCAGATTTGGATTTGACCGCAGGGACAGTCTCGATAGCCTGAAAGAGACGCTGCTTCTCTTCGGGGTCGACTACGAGTTTATCAATCATGAGTGAGTACGTCTCTGAGTGAATCGATTCGTTGAAGGACTGATACGCGTAAAAAGATCGAGCCTCTGGAATCTGAACATCGTTTGAAAAATTCAAGTCTATATTCTCCATGACAATACCATCTGACGCAGCAAAGAATGCGAGCACGTGTTTAATAAAATGCTTCTCATTCTCTGAGAGTTTGTTCCAATCTTTGAGGTCCCCTCCTAGATCAATCTCTTCAACTGTCCAAAACGACCCTATGGCCTTTTTGTACAGTGCCCATAGGTCTGGATACCGTATAGGAAATGTTGTGAAACGCGAAAGAGACTGGGTGAGGATAGGATCTCCCATGCCTATTTAGTACTTAGAGTTTTTATCAGTACATATCTCATGGAGACTGTGAATAGACTCGCCATGCTTCTCAAGATGCACAACACACCTGGCTCCGTCGTGCACCATGTAGCCATTCTTAAGAAAGTACTTGATGCACGGGGGATACAATGCAAGATGGTCAAGGGATACTGTGTCATACCTGTGACGAGCGAGGCTTGTCAGCACTACTGGATCAGAACGGACGAGGGTCTCGACCTTGATGTGGGCTTCCGGGTCGCCTGCCTCAAGTCCCCTGAACTCCAGGCCCTCCACCCCCTCCTGACGGACGAGTTGCCCGAGGGGCTCGAGCGTTCAGACACTGGGGAAAGCCTTATTCTCGCTGAAAACAGTCGTTTGTTCGATCTGTTTACGACGGACACCAAGGCTTTTTGGAACGAGGCCCCCCGTGAGGTCAAGGCTTTCTCAATCGCTAAAGTCTGAAATCTCGAGCACTGAAGTGAGGCGCTCAGGCAACATTGACTTGATGGAATTATACAAAATATAAAACAGCGGCGTTGCATTTGTGATAACTATCTTTTGAACGATGTATTTGACTGGGCGGATCTCCAGGCACAGGTTGAGCATGTCGATGGTGACCGTTGGGTCGAGGGACGCGATGGACACCCCCTCGAGGTTCACCTCTATGACCTCCTTGAGGTTATTTGATTCTACAAAGTTGTCGACCTGTTCTATGACGGGGATGAGACGGTTCTTCAGGGCCTCCTTCTCCGCCGCCGTCTTGGGCTGAATCTCGAGGTACTTGTTTGCTAAAAACTCTACATATAGAAGATCCCCCTCGGGGTAAAACTTGAGGAGTTCCGTCATTGAGTATTATGCAGGTTTATTTTTTATATATAAAACGTAATGAAGGTCTATTGCATTCACCTTGAACGCCGACCTGACCGGAAGGCCAGTGTTCAAGAGGAATTCGAGAGGGAAGGCCTCGATGTAGAGTTTTTCCCTGGCACGGATGGGAGACTGCTCGCCCCCGACGGCCTACTCATATCCAATTCAGAGTGGGGATGTGCCGACAGTCACATACGGGTCTGGAGGGACATTGTCACCAAGGGTCATGAGATGGCTCTTGTCCTCGAGGACGATGTCAGACTCATTCCTAATTTTAAATCAAAATTGGAGAGCATTTTAATTGAGGCTTCAATTTACATTCAAAATTGGGATTTCATTAATGCGGGTACCATAATTCCATTCGAGATGCCACTGGAACACGTGGCACCATCCATATACAGGGGTCCGTCCTATGGGGGCCACTGCTATCTTATGAGTCTCGAGGGGGCCAAAAAGGTTGCCAATTGGGATTCACGCCTTCTCCATTTCGTGAATGATGTCCAGTTGGCCAGGAGTCCCCTTGCCATGTACTTCGTGAAGGACCCCCTCGCGAACCAGATGGCGGCCGAGTCTCCCCTCGGGGGCCTCGTGCTCTCATGTCTGGACGGGGACCTGGGGTTCACACGGAAAATAGACTGGGACTACACACTCAGGATCTTCGCACCCTACGCAAGACTACTATTAGCAATATGGCTATTAACAAGAGTGTTATCAAGGGGGCTACGGGGTCGTTTAGGAAACTTCTGATCCCGTACAGGTGGGAGTGCCAGTTGGGTGCCAACCGTGCAGCAGCAAGTCCTATGGTGCTCTTTTCTGTACCGAATTCGCCAACTGTCACGAGATTGTTCGGATAGTGCACCCATGATTCTATGGGAAGTTCGGTCATCCACAAGTCAATTTCATAGTCCCGTGTTATCTGTTCAGCGTTAAAGTAAGCCATTTTCTTAGCACCCCGTGCACTAATAACGTATGCAGCCAGGATGACCGTCTTTGCCAAGAGCCACTCGCCGGATCTCTTGTCCAAATTTATCTTAACACTGGGGTTAGAGTAAAGGTATAGTATGTCCCAGTCACCATTCGGTTCAATAATGGATTCTAATTTTGAATTAAAATTAGGAGACAGGGTGACATCGTCTTCAAAGACGAGGACTTGGTCGAACCCCCTCTTGAGCACGTCCCTCCAGACGCGAAGGTGGCTCTGGGCGCATCCGTACTGTCCGTTTTTCCCCGCTTTTTTCCCGTCGCACCCTTTGAAGAATTCGACTTCGAGATTTTCCCTCTCGAATTCGGCTTCCATGTTCGCCCGGCGGTCAGTTGAACGCTCAAGGTTAATGCAGTAAGTGTGGTCTATACGCATTCTACTATTTAATTAGATAATTTAGACGGAAGGCGGCGGGGGTGAGGGTGGGGCATTTGGCGCCTGTTTCCCGAAAAGGGACCACAATATAATAATAACAAGTATAACGAAAATAGATACTCCAAATCCTATTCCTATCTTGGCACCCATGGACAGGCCCTTTTCAGGCTCCGGGGTTATAGGAATAGGTGCCGCCGCTGGCGGGGGAGTCGCTACGTCCGATTGTTGGGTATCTTCTGCCACCATCTTGCTAGTCGGCTTCAATTGCGTTTCTTCTGATACATGAGATATAGAAGCCATACGCGAAGAAGATGTATTATCACCGTTGGGAACGGGCCCGTGTGAAATGTCACCTCTGGGGCCTCCTGGGTTTTGAATCTGATTAAGCAGTTGTTGTCTTTGGTAGTCGGGGAGGGTGGGGTCCGAGTTTATCTTCTGGATAAGAGCGGTATTATCAGCCTGAGCGACTCTAGGAGATGCGAACCCAGATGGCATGGGTTTGGCAAAGTCCTGGGCAGGCATATCCATTCGGGCAACATCCCGTGCGCCACCCATCTCCATTTGGGCAGATTTGGCCTGAGAATGAAACCCAGACGTGGGTTTCATTCCGGTTTCAGACTGCAATTGCCCTCCAAACGTTCTAGAAACGGTGTCTCCCTGGACTTGACCAGGGCGACCCAGAAGATCCATTGCTTGAGAAGGAGTAATAGTCATGGCATTACTCGCATTTTTCTGACCTGGGCGTCCCAGATATCCCCATGCTTGGGCGGGAGTGATACTCATATATCATATGTTTCGAAAAAAATGCGTATCTTAGGTAATATATTTTTACACAGTAATACAAGGAATGCATACACATCATATTCAGTTCCCTGTGGTTATTGCTCAAATGGACATTGATACAGATTGTGTTAAAGAGTCTGAGTCAGATGGAAAGTTTTTTTGGCCAGCCGCCATGGCACTGTCAAGACACATGTGTCAATCTACAAATATTTTCAAAGGAAAATCTGTTCTTGAAATTGGTGCAGGGATAGGTATTCCATCGATTACTGCTGGTATTCTAGATGCCGTATCTGTTCACTGTACAGACGCAGATCCTATTCTCGTAAAAGGTATAGAAAGAAATATAGAAATTAATAAGGAGTTTATTTCATCCAAGTGTGAAATAACTTCTGGTCAACTTAATTGGGAAGACGATTTTTCACAAAATTTCAATACTTATGATCTTATTATTGGAACGGAAGTTTTGAGAAATGATAATTACACAAGTATATTTAACATGACGAAGGAACTTCTGGATAAAAAGGGGATGTGTATTTATGCATGTGATGAAATAATGTTTACAAGCGAAATGGAAAAATATGCAAATGATATTGGGTTTGATGCAACTAGATTTTGTTTAGTTGCTGGAATGCCACTTGACGGGTACGATGATTATGTCAAAGAAAAATCAAAAGGAAACATTTTTGTTATAGAATTGAGACATACTCCTCCAAAAAAGACTTGTGAAACTGATGTATGTAAAAAATAGCCCCACCGGGGCTCGAACCCGGATTTTAGGTTTAGAAGACCTACACTCTATCCAATTGAGTTATGAGGCTGAATTCCCATACCGGGGCTCGAACCCGGGTCACCCCGGTGAAAGCGGGGTGTCCTAACCACTAGACTATATGGGAGGACTCGATCTAGGGGACTTGAACCCCTGACCACGAGATTAAAAGTCTCGCGCTCTACCGACTGAGCTAAGATCGAAATATGCGCACACCGGGAATCGAACCCGAGCCAACGCCTTGGAAGGGCGTTATACTACCACTATACTATGTACGCTGTCCCTGGCGAGGCTCGAACTCGCGACTTCGGGCTGTCCTATTCAGTTGCGCAGCAACTGTTATCCTTGACGGAGTCACAGTTTCTTCGAAACTGGTTCATAAGACCCGCACTCTGACCAACTGAGTTACAGGGACGCTTGTACTTGTACAGGGTGGCGTACCTTTATCTCAGTACTTAGTAAGACATGCCTGTAAGAATAACTCCCACAAGGTCCCCCTACACGCCGTCCAGTCCGGCAATTTCTCCTGAAATTATGAGAAATGTCATAAGAAATCTCTATAGAGATTTCGCCATCGCCGAGGCTGCCGAAGAATACAGAAGGCTCCAGGGCTTGAACCTGGAGAGTTTCCCACGTTCAGTTCAAACAACCGCTGGTCTTTTTGCTTATAATGTTATTCAGGGGGCGAATGGAAATCACTCCGCCTTGAACCGTGCTTTGGCCGCTCTCCCCACTGTGAGGAGAATAGGTAGAGGTATCGGGTTGAACAGCAATCGTAACAGAGAGACACGTGCTGCGACTGCGATACAGACCCGTTATCGTGGGGTGTTGGGTCGCAGGGCGGCGAACAAACGCGCCTCCGCTGTGGGAACCCGGGTTGTCGTGGGCCCCAACAACTCGTACATGGTGGCTGTGCCGAATAGACGGCGTTAACAGTCTATAATCATACGCTGGCAGAGGTACCCATGAATAGTCTCCGGGCGATGGGTAAATATGTACTGGTAAATCTCGCTATAGTCCGTCCCTGAAGCGAGCAAAACCAGGTTATACACGAGAAAGAGGACAAGGTTTTCTTTTATATCTATACTCGTGTTTCTAAGGATCCACACGGGAACAATATGGGTCGCTATTATAAATAAATTGGACTGGTTGAATTCCCTTTTTATTATAGTGGTGACGGAGGCGCCTAGAAGGGCTATGATAGCCGATATCAGTGGTGACCACTTGATAAAGCCCCCGAGCCAAAGGATGGTCGTAAAGAAAACCCAATAACTGTAAATTAACCAGAATGGTATTTTCATTTATATATGAGAAACAATAAAACTCTCAAGAAAGTGACTCTTTCTTGAGAGTTCCAAGACGCTTCCGACAGGTTTCGAACCTGTGACCTTGAGGTTAACAGCCTCACGCTCTAACCAACTGAGCTACAGAAGCAAGTCTGACCTACGTGATTCGAACACGTGACCAGCGGAACTACAGTCCGATGCGCTACCACTGCGCCAAGGTCAGTTTAGGGTGAATATTTTACGGGCAGTTTGAACGTGTGCTCGGCATCCGGGGCAGTTTACAGAGTTAGATTTCACAAAGCATTCTTCACACAACACATGACCACATGGGTCCAAAAACGTATCGACGTACTTTTCCATGCACACAAAACATCTGAACTTTTCGAATTCGGACGCATTCGTGTCCTTCAGGACCTTCTCCATAGCAAGCAAATTTGCCTTCATATTTAATATATTCTCCTTCTTCTCCATGTCTCCAACCTTGTCGTAGTCCTCCAAGAGAGACTCGAGTCTTTTCCTTAACTCAGGACTCTCTGTAGAGTTTTTGATATTGTCAAGTTCTTGAATGTCACGAGATCTTGACTTTAGCAAAAAGTGCTCCTTGTATATGGAGTGTCGGGTGCTCAAGTATTCCTTTTTGAATTCAGAAAGCGTCTTTTCAAAATCGTACCATCTTTTAGGAAGTTGAATCTCAGGCAAAACCTCTGGCTCAGGGGGGTTGTTTGTTGCATGTTGTGTCCTCGTGAATATATCAAGGAGCAAAGGGAGCCCCTGAAACGAGGATTGCATCATCTTGAATAGAATAAATAAAATATCCTTAAGTAGTAATGTCTACCGAGACGATCGTCAACAATATAGTATTTCTTCTGGCGTTGACATTGATATTTATTGCACTAGACATTTTCTTCGACAAGGAGTCGAGGAAGCAGCCTACTCAGGTCATGCGGGCCCTCCTCCTCATGGCGTTCGGGTTCTTCCTCATGTCTTTTTCGGCCGTTATGTCCGGGTCCCGTAATTCGGGTCAGGCCGCAGCTAACAATTACTACAGGAAGTTGGCCGCCTCGGAGTATCCTGCAGTTTGATTATTTTACTGAAGTATATTAAGAATGGCTGAAGCATTTAGCCGTGCCGTCCCCTTTTTCGCGGGAACTATTGCTATGATATTTGTTGCTATGGGCATTTCTAGTATTGTCGATGCTAGTAAAATGTACAAGATGCAGACTTCGGCGACCGTCCAGGCCCTTCAGGGGACCCCCACGGACGGGCCCGTCCCCGACACGCTCCAGTGGGGCTCGACGGGCATCTTCGGCTTCGCCTATATATTGTTTGCCATTCTCCTAGTTAAGAATGTGTTTAGCCGTTAACTCATGAAGCAGCACCTCTTCGGGTGTCTTACAGATTGTATAATTAGTGATGCCAAAGTCCTCAAAGAGAGGATGCATGAAGTCGCCCGACTCTGCAAGTTTAATGTAGTCTCGGAGGCCTTCCATCAGTTCGAACCCTTCGGGGCTACAGGCGTGTTGGTTCTAGCAGAGAGCCACTTCAGCGCACATACATATCCTGAAGAAGGAAAGATATATATAGACGTTTTTTGCTGTGGACCCAATTTTAAATCAGAATTGTGTTCCCAAATTATTGAGATGGTGTTTGAGGGGGCGTTGACGTGGAAGGCTGTTGACCGCACGGTATAGTGATAGATTTCTTATCAGCACTGGCTGCTTGAATTTTCATTCCGGACTGAACCATTCCAGACAGTTGGCTCAAAATGCAGCACGCCAGGCATATCATGAGCCAGGTCCAGACCGTCTTCCCGTTCGGGCCCGGCTTCATAAGAGAAGAAAGCCAGATGCTGAAAATGATGCAAAAGACACACTGGACACATGCGCTCATGCTCTGACCGGCAATGGTGGCGTCATCCGCAAGGTCGCGTGCTCCATCGGACACACATCTCATAGGAGGAGGCGCCATATATTATTGAATTATATTTGTTTCGACTCCAGGGACCTTGAACGTCCTTGGGGCCGAAGCCCACCCGAAGGCAGACAGCGCCCGTATTTAGGTTTTCTAAGGTACTTAGACCGTTTAGTTGGAGAAGGCAAGGCCGCCCATGCCAGACTGGATGCGCAGGATGTTGTAGTTGACGGCGAACATCTTCTGCAGGGAGAAGTACGCCTGGGCAGCGGAGCCGCCCGTCTTCAGGTTCACGGACACCTGGGCGTTGTCAATGCGCGAGAAGTTGCAAGTGCCGGTCGGCTGGTGCTCCTCCGGCTGCAGGGCGAAGGAGTAGGCGTAGATGCCCGGGTACGGGGTGCCGGTGTGGTACAGCAGGGGCACGTACTGGTTGAAGTACTTGCCCAGCTGCTCCTTGAAGCGGTCCTGGCCGTTGAGCACCAGCTTGAACTGGTGCAGCGGGCCCACCTCCTGGGTGGCGTTGGTGCGGTCGCCCTCCTCCACCCAGTAGCAGTTGGCAACGCCGGAGACGTTGGACAGCAGGTGCGGGCAGCCAATCTCGTGGGGCAGCATAGCCGAGCTGCTGAAAGCAGTGGGGACGGTGGTCATCTGGATGGCCGCCGTGTTGGTGGAGAAGTTCCACAGGGAGTTGGTGTTGGCCGTGCCCGAGGCGTTCGGGTTGGTGTAGCACCAGACCAGCTCCTTCACCGGGTGGTTGAAGGACAGGCGGACCAGGGCGGCACCCGTCTCGGACGAGCCGGAGATGGTGTCACCGCCGGTGTGCTGCACCTGCTCAATCAGGTACTCGTGGCCCTTCTGGGCGAAGCGGCGGCGCTCCTCGGTGTCCAGGTACACGTAGTTGGCCCACACCTCAACGGCGTTGGTGCCGAAGTAGTTCTGGTAGTAGGAGGTCAGGTCGAAGTCCAGGCGCACCTCGTGGTACTGCAGGGCAATCAGCGGCAGGTACAGGCCCGGGTTGCGGTTGAAGAAGAACAGCAGCGGCAGGTACACCTTGGCACCGGAGGTGGTCGCCGCGGTCAGGGCGGACGAGGACAGCTTGCCGTAGTTGATCTTGTCGCTCTCACCCAGGAAGCACTCGGCGTACAGGCGGAACCAGGTCTGGTAGTGCTTGTCAATGCGCTGGCCACCGATGGTCAGCTCAACGGCAGCGATGGCACGCTCAGCCACCCAGCAGCCATCAACCTGGGAGTTGGTGGACGTGCAGTTAGCCAGAGCGATGGTGGTCGGGGTCAGGGCAACGTACATGTTGCCGACCAGGTCGCCGTTGCGGGCGATGGTCACGGACACACGGCCGCTGTTGGAGGCCGTGCCGTTCACCGTCTGCTGGATCACCTCCATGGCGAAGTTGGTGTGACGCTTGTACACCGCCTGGAAGAAGGTCACCTTGGGCTGACCCGTCAAATAAACATCCTGAGCACCGTAAGCCACGAGTTGCATAAGTCCACCTGCCATGATTGCTTGGTACTAGTAGCAGAGAAAAAAATTTACGCGTTGAACACGCATTGGAATTTTCTAAACTAATTTCAAATGTCTGCCCGTCGCCCCCAGCCCCCCCGCCCCTCAGCCCCTGAGCCCGACATCCCCGAGGATGAGGAGGTTGATTTTGATGAAGAGGAGGGTTTCGATGAGGGACCTGACCTTATGGATGTCCTCGGGGGGTTCCTGGCCACGGAAGACGGTGAGACCATCGCCACCTCCCTTGCGGCCATGAAGGACGCCCTTATCACCCAAAACAAGATTATGGTGAAAATGTTGTCGGCCCTTATGGCCAAGCAGACTTGCACATGTGCTTGCTGCTGCCAGAAGAAGGATGAGGCCACGGAAGCGGCTTAAAAATATATCGCTATGAATTACCAATGGCAACAATCATCGAACGGAGTATCACACCCGAGCACGCCGAACAAATTCAGATTGAAAACAATAACCAAGCCATTTGTCAGTGGAGCACAGAAGAACTCCTATCTCATATAGATTTCTGCGAACGTGAAATAAAATTGAATGCAACAGGAAATACTGAACTTCACGAAATCGCCTGGCGTTACGTCCTTTTTCCATCCAACCAGGAGAGGGACGCCAAGGGCTACCCCGTAAACTATGATCCGGACCTTATTCGGGCTCGCAAGGATCGTTTCATCACCGCCTGTCGGGAAATGCTCGCTCGAGCAAACTGTTCTGGTGATATCTGTATCATGGGAACAAAAGACATCAATGGAAATGAAACGACCGTTCAGCGCAGAATCAAGCGTCTCATCAAATTTAGGCAAAATATGTTCAAGCAGTTCAAACTTTGGGAAGATTCGTATTCCCTCACCAACCTCCCGAATATGGTATCAACTATCGATACATGGATTGAGGATGACGACAAGAACTCACCCTATCAGAAACTTCTGCTGTACTTACTCAACGAAGCCTATGAAAATAAGTACCGTCGATACAAGGAGCAGTGCTGCCTTCAGATCGGGGGGTCTCGCGCGTGGCGCCCCGTCAAGGACATAGCCACCTTCGTCTATGACTGTACCCAAAAAGAGGACAACCCAGAGATGTGGAAGCACCTCACCTCCAAAGGAAACACAGTGTCTGACGTGGTCAAGCACTTGACAAACTGCAAGGACCACCAGTTTCCAGAGATTAAAAAGAACCGCCACGTGTGGTCTTTCCGAAACGGGCTCCTCGTCGGCAAGAACTGGTCCGAGGAGGCCCAGACCTATGTCATCAAGTTCTATGACTACAAGAGCACTGATTTCAAGAATCTCGATGCGACTATCGTGAGTTCTAAATACTTTGATCAAGACTTTGATGCTTACGATGATATTGAAGACTGGTACGCCATCCCGACGCCTCACATGCAGAAGGTCCTCGACTACCAGAAGTTTTCCGAGGATGTCTGCAAGTGGCTCTACGTCTTCTGTGGCCGTCTGTGCTTCGATGTGAACGACCTCGATGGGTGGCAGATCATCCCCTTCCTGAAGGGTATCGCCCGATCCGGTAAGTCGACTATCATCACAAAGGTCTGTAAAAAGTTTTACGAGACGGAGGATGTCAAGACCCTTTCGAATAACATCGAGAAGAAGTTTGGTCTGGATTCTATTCACGACGGCTTCATGTTTATTAGCCCCGAGGTCAAGGGTGACTTGGCGCTGGAGCAGGCGGAATTCCAGTCGCTCGTGTCCGGTGAGGACCTGTCTATCGCCCGTAAGTTCAAGACGGCCAAGAGCCTCCAGTGGAAGACCCCGGGTATCCTCGCTGGAAACGAGGTGCCGAACTGGAAGGACAACTCGGGCTCCGTTCTTCGCCGTTTGGCCACGTGGAACTTCGGGAAGCAGGTGATGGAGGCTGATCCCCATCTCGACGAGAAACTGGACAAGGAGATCCCCGCCATCCTCTGCAAGTGTGTTCGGGCATACCTCGACTATGCCGCCAAGTACTCTGACAAGGACATCTGGAACGTCCTGCCCAACTACTTCAAGACGATCCAGAGCCAGGTGGCACAGGTGACGAATCCCCTTCAGCACTTCCTTTCGTCGGAGAAAGTTGTGTACGGACCGGACAGGTTCTGCCCGCAGAAACTCTTCGTCACGGTCTTCAAGACGCACGTACAAGAGAATGGTCTCGGGGCGTTCAAGTTCAACCCGGATGTGTGCGCTGGTCCTTTCAGTTCCCGCGAACTCACTGTGCGGACGGAGAGCCTCACGTACAACCAAAAGTCGTATGCGGCCCAGCCTTTCATCTTCGGCGTCGACGTGGTTATCGACTCGGACCGGTTCAACGACTCGTATTAAATATCTTGTGAAATACTAGTATGAACGCTAGGGAAGTAGCGGCCTACATTATCCAAGTTGCTTACAGGAAGCGTCAGGGCACAGAAGTCTTTTCTGACAAGGGAGATGGTTTTGCCCTGACGGTACCTAAGATTGCGAACATGTCCGTAAAAACGAAAGTTGACGGGCCTGTTGATATGAGTATCTTTGACGAAAGAAAACACGGAGACAACTTCTCAGTGGAAGAAATAGAGGGGAGATCTGGTATCCGTGGGTCTATAAGGGTTCAACGCGGGCAACGCCGTCATGTGGGCAACTTCGACTCGGTGGTGAGCGTCGTGAAGATTAATCTGAAGATGATTTTACCCGCACAAAAAGCAAGTGTTCAAATATTCAAGAAACAGGGGTACATAATTATTAACACGAATGGCCCATGGGAGCGCGTTGCTAGAATTCTGGCCAAGACGTATTTTCCTGGAAAATTCGGAATGATGATTGAGAATGGCACGGTAAATAGTGTACTTGAAAAGTTCTTCTGTAACAGGCACATAGATACTAAACTTTTGACCAAACTGGTTGATAAGTCACTGGGGCCCCAAATACACAAAGGATTCTTCGGTATAGCACCTCCGGCCAACTCACACGATTGGGCTCTCGCAGGGGGTCTGGGCGCCTTTTCTCATCAAGAAACATTTCCTCATCTTCTTCCCGAGGAGGTGGCGCGCCTTCCCAAGATAAAGGTGGTAAGAGAGGTTGCTGTTGTTCAGCATCTCCAAGCAGGGGGTGGGGGGGTTATACTCAGTATATTCCCTAGTGGTTCTATAGTTTCATCCTCTCGCTTTGAAAGCAGGGGTCCCGTGTGGTTCAAACAGTTGGTGTCCGACTTTAAAGGAGTTTTCCTTAAAGACGAAAAGAGGAGCGTGGGTGCCAAGGTGACACGCAAGGAGGAGAAGAGGGCCGCCATAACACAGAACAGAAACCCTGCTGCACCGAGTTGGAATGCTGTTCATCCGAACCAGTCTGTCAAGACATTCGTCCGCCCCGGCCCCGATGGCAAGCCCCGGTACTATCTGTTCACGAGCGCTGAACTCCAGAGGGCCAAGGCTATCCGGGCGTTCCTGGACGCCGGGGTCAACATACCTCAGAGAACACGGGAAATGCTCGAGATCACACCTGCACACATAGCGGAGGTCAAGGCGGCCATGGGGGCCCCGGCCGTCAAGGGCCCCTCGGGGTGGAACAACCAGTCTCGCCAGGGCTACTATGTTCGGCCGAATAGCCAGGGGAAACCCCGGTGGTACGAGATACCCACGGGTCTCGCCTCGGGAAAGAAAACCCTCCTCAAGTCCTACGGAAAGTTCCAGATAACCCCACCTCAATGGCTCAGAAACCATTTCAAAATATCTAATGCAGAAGTTCAAGCCGCTGTGGCCAATCACCACGTGAATTATGGCCTGAATAAGAAACTGAGAATCAACGGCAAGAATGCAACACGCTTTAACAAAGAGACCCTCCTCAACACGGCACACAACATGGGTGTAAAGCATGTGACCGAACGCATGAATAAGATGGAAATTGCTTCTGCCATTGCGGGCCGAATGGCACCAGGTCGCCAGCGGATAGATCTCACTTTGAACGGGGTCCACCACACCTTCCTCGCGAACGGGAGCGTCCGGAGGAACTACAAAAATAAAGCCTCAAGAACTCGCCAGTTCGCGACCCTGAAGGCGGATGAGCGCGACGCCATAGCCAAGGCATTCCTGCCCGCCAACAAGTACGAGAGTTTCAGAATAGCATCCCCGTCAAACAAGTACAAGATATTGATGAACCACAAGGCGGCCAAGGCCACTGTTGCCCCCCCGACCGCCAAGGGGGAGAGCCCCAAGTCCCCGGAGAATGTGTGGGGTAACTTGGAAAGCGAGATGGATCTCACTTTGGGTTATCTCAACATCAACAGGTCTAACCTGCCCGAACTCATGACGCGGCTCAGGGCCATAGAAGTGGGTGTCCGGGGGAAGCCACCGCGTGCAAAGGTGGACGCGACCCTTGCCAAATTCATCAAGGAGAAAAAGACTCAGAGAAATGTTTCAGAAAAAAGAGCCGCTTACAGGAACAAGATTGTCATCCCGAAATACGTCCCGGCAAACAGGGTCAACGAATACAAAAACTTCGTTGCCAATTTCGCCACGACGAAGGGGAAAAGGGGTTTCCCAACAAAGAAGAGAGTGGCAGAAGTCGCCAAGAACTGGATCCGTGTGCACGCGCCTCAGCGCCCTGCCCAACCTGCTCGTACAGTCGAGAATGTGGTGACGGGTGCTATGCGCTTCCAACCCGCCTATGTGCCGTCCCCGCGCGCCTCTCCCAACGTCCCTACCCCTCCGATAAAGAAACCAAAGACGCCACCGGTCGTCAAGTCCCCATCTAAAACGCGCAGAGTTATACCCATGAATGAGAGATTTGAACTTATGGTCAATAATATGAATAGAATGGGTCACGCATACAAACCAGAAAAGGTCTACTCATGGGAAGACCTTGCCAAGTTGGGGGTTTCAAATAAGTACAGAAGTAACTGGCTCGAATATGTCAAAAGCGTCAAACGCACCTGAGGACATCCCATATTTTATAAACCATATTGAATAGTGTATCCCTGTCCTTTACAACCTCGGGTTCGATGATCTCCAATTCCACTTGATATGACTCGGCCTTGTCGTCATCGGGGTCATCGGGGTCACCAGTCATCTTCGTAAGATCAATACGAAGATTCTTTCGTACAAAAGACCACCTCTCCTTGGTCTTTTGATCGGATGCCGTCTCGCCGTCATACTCGAACGGGATCTCCTGGTTCACGGCCAACCGGACATCGAATGGACTCTGTGGGATGGCAAAGTCATCCACATGCATTCTCTTCTTGATGATAGACTCGCGCTCCTCCGTGTCTTCCATGATCTGGAGGCGCTTATTCCCTTCGAAATAGTACACCTCCCACCGGCCGTGCTCCTTCCGCTCCCAGCCTTCATACTTGAGCAAAGCCTTGAACAGTTTGTCAAAAGACTCCTTGCCCACATTCGTGTCAAAGCCCTTGGCGCCCGGTCGACCAAACCTGAATTCAATTTCCATGTTTGGCTCGGACTTGAACTTTTCGATGATGGGTTCCCATTTGTGGAAAAGTTCATACTCCATTTTTCTCTTATAGAATAGGAGACCCTACTCTCTAAGACAAGATGAGAGGCCTGTTGAACCTTGGAAACACTTGCTATTTCAATACAGCAGTTCAGTGTCTTGCACACTGCCCCCCGCTCACAAAACGCCTTTTTTTAAATAGTTATGACGGGCCCTGTGCCATCACGAAGGAATATCAGAAGTTGTGTAGGTCACTCTTTCTAGCGAAGGCCAAAGACCCCCTCGATCCATCGGACCTTCTAAAGGCTTTTCAGACGAAGTTTCCAAGGTTCACTGATGGGCACCAACACGACTCACAAGAGGTTATCGTGTGCCTTTTGGATGTACTCGAAGTCTCTCTCGGAAAGGAGTTTATTCAGAACATATTCAACGGGGAAGAATTGCAAGAGACGGCTTGGAAAGAAGGCAAGTCCATCCAAAAGAGTATTTTCACTACCCTTATTTTGGAGCCTAAAGGGTCTACATCTCTTGACGCGTTGATAAAGGCCCGTGAGAATATACACACGGTGGATAACTACAAGGATGTAGAAGGGAAGGAGTGGCCATGGGCCGCCATACGCACCAAGGTGAGCAAATGGCCAAAGATAATAGGTTTCACATTCGCCATGTATTCCAGGAAATTTCCAATTTCAATTCCAAATTCATTGGAGACGGGACACCGGCTCTTTGCCCTTGTGATCCATATGGGGTCCGTATACGGGGGTCACTATGCCCTGGCGGTGCGTCGCTATGACAAGTGGTACCTCAAGGATGATGACAGTGTGACGGAGATGCCTGATGGGCCTAAACTCACCGGCTCGTACTACATGGCGTGGTACAGATCCTAATAAGTTCGGCAAGTGTGATATTCTCTCGAAGGTTTATGCATGTGCGAAAATAGGTCCTCCGGTTGTTCGGGTGAGTCTTGTCGGTCCTGACTTTCTCCACCTCCCACCCCCTCTCCCCGTACTTGCACTCGACAATAGTTCCGTCCCTGTAAGGTTGAGAAGCGGTCCAGAGTTCAGCCTCTTTGTATTCAAGACCCTTTTCTTGAATATAGAGTTCCCTTCCGTTTTTGATGCTAAAATCTATTGTTATCCGCTCGTAGGGCTTCCACTTGAACATGGTCTCGTGTGTGCCCATGCGTATAGGCTCGTTCACGGGGGTGAGCACGAGCCCGTCCGTCTCGTAAGGGAACTGGTCTAGGGGTGGAAGGGCATCCAGGGTTTCCAAAGGGATCATATTCTTCACACAAAGTTCTATCCTGTCTTTTTTAGACTTGATGAGGCCCCGCACGACACTTTGGGCCTTGGCGAGGCGCACTGTGAGCGACTGAGAGCACAGGTCCTCCCCCTTGACTCGCACAGCGTCATAAATGGCAAAGAGTATCTTGCCATCCTTGCAGTTTACGAGTTCCCCGTCGAGGAGGGTGTCCTTTGGGAAACCCGCTATGACAAGGGTATCTTTGATCTCAAAGGTTCTGTCTACAAGAAAAGCCTCCTTTGACCCAGGAGGGCAGGCAAGGAGGTGGCGCGTACCGTCTGTTTTTTCACAAGCCAAATACTGCTGACTTTTCAGCATTGGAAAGTGGCGGCGTTCTATAGATATTGGTTGGGGTCCTGGAAATCTGTCAGGATCACTAGATTTCCAGGCGCCCTGGATAAACATCCTGACGGCCGTATTCATCTTTTCTGAACTAGCGTTCTATTCCTCTATCTTCACGGCTTCAACTGGACCCCGGAAGCCTCGAGAATGTTTCCAAAACATTCGTGCACATAGTGGCAGACGACTGTTGCCGTAGACAAGACTCCAACCTTAATTCCAAGGTTCGAAAGAGTCGAGAACATGGCACTGTTGTCATCAAGGGGCAACTTGATGGGCACCTTTCCACCACGGAGTTTCTTATCGACGGGCTTGGTGTCCATGGCCCACACGCGGGCCGAGGTGCTCTTGCACTCATAGAGACCATCCCCCAATTTTTTACCCACCTCCGTGTCAAAATCAAGGGCCCTCTGGCTTGCCGGCTCTGTCGACCCCTCTTTTGTCTTTTTTATAAAACGATCCCAGTTAATTCCTTCTGTGACGGATGGGAACACAAGGACCTGAATACCCTTTTCAAAAGGGTCAATAGCCTTGAGGATGGACTTGTCGTCGAGGTTGGTTCCGTACTCCATGAGGACGAGTCTCTCCCCGCTTTTGAATATCTTAGGGAGGCTCGTCTTGTCCGCGACGAAATGTATTTCTATGTGAAACCCCTTCACCATACACACCATATGTATGTTCATCATAGTATGAAGTGTTGTGGCGCTTATAGACTTGTTTCTGGTAAGTGCGACAACATGAATAACCGTCATTTAAATTTAAATGTCAGTTATTTTTAAGTATGAAACCTATTTCAACCCTCTTAATAGAAGCGTTTATTGTTGGTATCCTCCTCGTTGCGGTTTTCTATTTTGTTTCCAAATTCACAAAGAGTACTCTTCAGGCAGTATTCCTCAGTGGAGCCCTTTTCCACCTCTTGTGCGAAGCCACAGGAGTGAACGCCTGGTACGCTAAAACTTACGCGTGAATAACTGTCGAAACCCCCACCCACACAAGGGCACAAGTCACAACTAAAGTTGAGATAAAAGTCATTTTTCTCCGGGTCGCCAAGTCTGGCCCTATGACGGGGGTGACAACAGGGACAGGGACGATGACGTGAGGAGACGGTAATTCTTGACGGCAAAACGGACATTTGTTTACATAACACTGTATGTGTATCTTGTTTTTACAGCATCCCAAGTGGACGACCGTGCCTGTAAGGGGCTCGAGGCATATTGGACATTCCTCTTCCATATCTGTACTTAAGAGGAGTTTTCGGCTTTAAGGCGGTCCTCGAGTACACCCACGAAGCGGATATTTCCAACGTGTCCCAGAACCGTCATGACGTCAGCGTAGATCTTGCCCCCCATCTGCTGCCATCTCCGACAGAAGGCGTAGTCCTCTGAGAGGTAGCGCCGGGTCTCAGGGTCGATCATACAGTCAAACACGGCTATGTACTTGTCCACATCCTTATTCTGGTGGTCATTCACACACTCGAGTTCTGGGTATCTCTCGAACATCTTTGTGAATACCTCCCTCTTGACGAGCATAAACCCCGTCGGCCCATCCAACACCTCGGCGAAACCGTTCTGCACCGGGGTGTTCGAATACTTGAAATTCATAACGAGGGATGCCGACGCGCGGTTCAGGTCCCGCCCGTCCGCCGCCTTGACGGAATCCTCCGCCTGGCCGAACATGACGCACTTCTTGGGATAGCAGGCAACCGCTATGTCATGGTCAGACTTGATGAGACGGATGACAGCCTCGGGGTCGAAGTGGACATCCGCATCAATAAAAAGGAAGAGATCCGCCTTCGTCTTCTGATAGAAGCGAGCCACCGCCAGATTACGAGCCCTGTGCACGAGGGACTCGTTTTCCGTCGTGTCAAGCATCATCTGGATGCCGTTTGATGCACATGTCCGCTGAAGACGGAGGACGGACTCGGCATAGTGCTGCAGACAGACGCCCCCATAACACGGTGTGCTCACAAATAGGACCTTGCTCATTTAAGGTTCAAGGCGAGTTCCTGTTTAACTATGTTTTCTATCTTGTTCAGGGTTGGCCCTGACACGTCACATAGTTGGCACACCTCTTGCTTGGATATCTTGTAACCCATCTGGTTGACCACGATGAAGATGATGGCCGCCGCAATCGACTTGGGAGTCCTGCCCATCAGCGCCACCGAGTCGTCCAGGACTTCCGCCGCCTTGATGCACTTGCATTTCACCCGCCCCCTCTCCTTCTCAGGAATGCACTGTATAGCACTGAAGAATCTCGGGATGATGTCCTCGGGGCCTGTGACGTGGTTGACCGTCTCGGGAACCTGCTCCTGGTAAATCTCGAATGTCCTGCTCAGATCTTTCGCAGGAATATCGAAAGCCGACGCTATTTCCTGCGCTGTACGAGCCACCCCCGCCTCCTTGCACGCCTGGTAGATGCAGTTGGCCTTGATGCCGTGGCGCACGGCTCCTCTCGTCAAAACAGCCTCTGTGAAAGTTCTGTACTTGATCTTGGCCGAGTATATGACGGAGTCCGGAAGACCCAGGATGCCCTTGGCTATCCGCTCAAACTCTTGATAAGCGTGGAAAAGGCTCCTGTCCCTGTGGTTCATGGAGTTGTGAAAATTAATTCTCGCTTGGCGTTTCTGCTCATATGTGGCATTTCGCTGAGTACGCATAATCGTGCCCAGATTCCACGCCTCTGAAAAGTGATCTGTATTCATAGGGGCCCCCACGCGCGAAGGATCAGGGCCCTCGTGATCGCCTCCCGTCCTCCACTCGGGCTCCTCTGAAACGTCATACTCGTCCACCCGCCCACAGTCTGTACAAGTGGGCAAAGTGAATTCAGCCCAATTATTCACAGCATCCGATGTAGTTTTGTGACCCCCACAGAATGTGCAAATATACTGTGGATAGAAATCTACTTTAGGCGGAGTAGTCGCATTTCGAAGAGAATCGAAATCTGCCCATGCTAGAGACACGGGATCTTCCATGTTTTCATGGTTCCACAGTGGGTGCGCCAGGGGACCCGTAACAAAACCTAATTTTTTAGTAAGGCACTCCGATGACTATTCCTCCAGTTATTGACTCTGCCCGTCACACCGCCATCCATGAGGCTGCCAGTCGCTCGTCTTTCAGTATCCTGAATATTGTTGCAATTGTTGCAATTATTGTTATTGGTTATTTCCTGTACCGCAAGTTCCTGGCGCGCCGCCCCACCCGGAGATTCCCCCTCGTGCCTACCCAGCCTCCCCAGCCCAAGGTGCAGACGGCTCCCATAGTCGAGGAGATGGCACAGGACGAGATTCCAGAGGAAGAGGAGGTCCCCGACGCCAAGGAGGCCTAAGCCCACACAGAATCTACTATGTCCCACTTGAGGCATTTCTTGGCACCCATATAGACATCTCGCCGAAGTATCTTTTTGAGACGGCCTTCTGGAATCTTCGTCTCACGAGTATAAATATCGCGAAACTTATCCATAAATTGCTCTAGATTGTGCATCTGGTCCTTGAAGTCCTCGAACTTCCCCCAGGATCCGTCCATATTCAGTTGATGAATCAATATGTACGAATTCTCGGTCATGTGTCTTGTCCGTCCACCGAGCAGGATGAAGGTGGCGGCTGATGCACACACCCCGTCGGCAATGGTCCGAATTTTGACCCCTTTGATGGTCCGGAGGCAGTCCATGGCACTCAGCCCTGAGTGCATGTCCCCACCATCCGAACGAATCCAAACCCTTATTTCAGGCTTGATGTGCTCGAGCCCAAGGTCCAGATGGCGATGACGCAGATCAAGCGCGAGTTTTCGCACCTTGAGGTTCAACTCAAGTATCGTCTCTTCACACACCTCACAGTGGAAGTAGACATCGGACCCTTGAACCTTCACGAAGGAGACGTCCTCTCCGGGATGCTCGTCAGCCATTTCTTGAGTTTTGAAACGGTCTTCGCTTTTAACTTGGTCTGACCTATGTGGTTCAACACATCCACGTCTGAAGGCTCGAAGCCATAGTCCGCCAGGAGTTTAGGATCTTCATATTGTTTCAAAAGGAGAAGGGCCTCGTATGTGAGCCGGGTCCCGGGAACTCTCGAAATCATACTTTTTATCTTTTTCTTTCTCATACACATATTCTGGTACTTTGTCCATGAACTCCCGGGGCGGATGTCCCCGGGTGGGACCCCGTGATTAATCTCATGACACGGCATGACACAACCAATAATAGGGTAATATGGTAAGAGTTCCCATGATCCCTCATATATCTTTGTGTCGAATACGTCCGCTATACTCAATTGTTCTGCTATGACCTCTAGTCTCCCACAGGAAGAATCAGGGTAGTTTTCTTGAATAATAGACATTATATTTCCGGGTTCATCAATGTGCATATCAATACAGTCAATAGGATTCACATTAGATGTATTTGAGATGAGCATAGTGACGAGTTCTTTCGAACCCGGAAACATATCTTTTGGATCTGATATAAAGTCAAGACCCTGGATGACGTAACGCAGGTCACCGCCAGACTTGGCTATCAAGTCATCGGAAGCATTCGGAAATATACCTTTTATAATTTCAGGTGTAGGCACAGGTAATTCCCAAGTATTAATTTCAAAATCAAATTTGACTTGGATCTGTGATGTCACTATGAAATATCCGAACGAAGGTGGTTTAGTAATTTCACGTATTCCCACGAGTTCAGATACAGATTCAAATTCGTCAAGCAGGACAGAAACTTCTGTACCTTCTAATTTATCAAGAAAGTCAACTGTCGCCTGTTTATTCTTGAGTATGTCCGGTGTCAATTCGACAAAAGGTACGTTGTTCAGTATCTGCATTGCCTGCCACGTCTTACCTATACCAGTCTTCCCCAGAATACAAGTACACTGAGATATTTTGGCGTTTATATTTTTCGGCTTCTTAATAAAGCGATCCATGACGTCGAGTGAATTCGATGACTCTGAGTCTCTTACGAAGCAAATCTTAAATATGTTTCTCGAGAATAACGCAATTTATCCATGGCTTGCAGGATGGATGGTTTTCAATATAGTTACACTTTTGCTCGTTATGTACATTGCAATTAGAATTTCTCTGAAATAAGTATGAAGGAACAGATCCGGCTCGTGAAGGGTCGCCCTCCCTACAAGTGGCGCGCCGAATTCCAGAATGGTCACAAGGTGAACTTTGGTAGGGTTGGCTACTCGGACTATACCATTCACAAGGACAAGGAGCGGATGGGGAGGTACCTTACTCGGCACAGGAGGAGGGAAAACTGGGGGTCTTCGGGGCGCTACACAGCCGGGTTCTGGTCTCGCTGGCTCCTCTGGTCCAAGCCTTCCCTAAAGGCGGCGATACGAGAAACGGAACGTGCACTCGGACAAAAATATAAGATAAGGATATAGATGGACCGAGCCATCCCATTTACTATATTTGTGGTGAGTACATTTTCTGTCGCCCAGGCAGCAATATCTATACAGCAGTTCCGCAAGGCGGGCCAGACGCCCAAGTCCAACCCGTCTTACGGTTTCTCAATTTTCATGATTATTCTGTCGTTTCTCATGATGGTCGGAAGCCTCTGGTTTACTATCCATCCCAAGAATCCCATCCAGCAGAAGGAGGATAAGATACTCGAAGGTATAGAAAAAATAATAGGTATGTTGGCCGTTAAATAAATATTCTGTGAATATATAAATGCCCAACGGCAATAACACGATGAATGTGAACACCAAGTTGACGGCAGCCCCGGTGACCGCCCCGTCAGCCGAGGTTGGCTCCAATACCAATGCTCCAGTGGTAGAGGCCGTAAACAACGCGAACAACGTGAACAACGTTGGTAACAATTCCAATAAGAGAATGGAACGGATGCTCCTTATAGGCACGGCCTTTTTTGGAGTGTTCTTTTTGCTGTTTGCTATTCTGGCTATGAGCACCAAGGACGTTGAACAGAGCAAGAAATACACCAGATACATGTACTGCTTCCTGATTCTCGCCATCATACTCGCCATCGCGCTGTACATGCGCCGTTAGAAGGTCATGGACTGCGTCTCTCCAGACGCATATTGTGAAGCAGCAGCAGACAAAGTTGCAAAAAGTTCAGGGGTTCTATTTTGGTCGTAGTTCATAGTTGCTGTTGGTGAGATACCAATGGATCCAGCCTCGGCAAAAGCATCCTGATTCGCCCCCAGATACACGAATGACCACCCATCATTCGTGCACTGCTCAATCAGGTCTTTCACGTACGTCTTGGTGTGTACCCGGCTCGAGTTGTCCTCGCCGTCCGTGAGTATAATCACGACCGGCTTCCTCTCCTTGAACTCGTGAATAATGTCTCCTATCGTGTCCAGGAGGGCAGTTCCTCCCCCGACGCAGTACGACTGGGTCGTCAGGGGCTCCACCTGCTCGATGGGTATATTGTTGTACGTTATTGTGTAGCGCGTATCAAACTGAATCAGTGTCATTGTCCCACCGAGAGCACGTTGAGAGTCGACAAACGAGTTGTAGCCCCCTATGGTGTCCCCTAGGAAAGGTTGCATAGAACCTGAACGGTCCAGTAGAAACACACGGTCCATGTTATATGTTCTCAGGCCATCATGGCTTTAAAATAAAATCCCCAGTACACCTAGAAGTCCAGAACTTCTGATGGTCGGTACACGGGATCTCGATGAGATCCTGGGTATACACAAGCCTGAAGATTCTTTCTACGTTTATGAGTTGGATACTCTAAAACGGGCATATCAAGAGTGGACGCGGGTATTCCCGACCATCCGTCCGTTCTATGCCGTCAAGTGCAATCCTGACCCGATGATAGTCTCGTGTCTGGCGGCGTGTGGAGCCGGATTCGACTGTGCGAGTCGTCAAGAGATACAACAGGTGCTTGATGCCGGGGTCTCACCTGACAATATCATATATGCAAACCCGTGTAAACATCCCAAAGATATAGATTACGCTTTTAAAAACAAAATTTACAGAACCACCTTTGATAGCGTGTGCGAACTCCAAAAAATAGCGCAAAAGTGTGAACACTTTTCACCGGATGTTATCCTCCGTATCCGAGCCGATGACCCCGAGGCTCGCTGCAACCTAGGCATCAAGTATGGGGCCGAGGAGCACGAATGGGAAGAATTGATAGAAACATGTTCCCGTCTTTCCCTCAACCTTGTGGGCATCAGTTTCCACGTCGGCTCCATGGCGAAGAACGCCGAGGCCTTTCAGAAGGGCATAGAGGCGGCTGTGAGGGCGAGCCATCTCGCTGAGCGGTGGGGGTTCTGCCCCCGCCTCATAGACATAGGGGGTGGATTCTCATCGAGCAACATCTTTGATCTTGGACCAGTTCCTCAAAAAATTAATGAATCCATTTCTAATTTTAATTCAAAATTCGAATTCATTGCCGAACCCGGAAGGTACTTTGCTGAGCATGTGGCGACCCTCGTGACCCCTGTCATTGGGAAGAAGCCCGGGGGCATCACCATCAGCGAGTCCCTCTACGGGGCATTCAATTGCGTCTTGTTCGACCATGCGGCACCCACATTCCACGTGCATAGTGTGGAGGGTGATGAGCAGTCTGTTACAGTGTTCGGGTCCACCTGTGACGGGGGTGACATCATCTGCCGGGAAGTCCTTGTGCCCAGATGGATCGGCGTGGGCTCATGGCTCGTGTGGCCGAGGATGGGGGCATATACCTCGGCCGCAACAACCAATTTCAATGGTATTCCTTTTAATAATCGTTTAAAGGTTTACACCGGTTTGTAGGTATGACTCACAGAAAGGAGATGATCTTCGGAGCAGATGGTCAAGTGACCATCAAAGAGGTTGTTCAGGTCCCCAAAAAGAGATCACTGTTTAGACGACTATTCCAGTATATCCTCAAGTTACTGACGAGGATCAAGCGCATTTTGAAATATTGAAGTCATAATAATATATCTAGGTGTCTGTGAAGGGGTGTCCTCGTGACAAACTGACCATGAAGCAGGCCATATTGTATACTTGCCTTTTTCAGCCTTTACAGTTTTAGAAAAAAAATTAGTATCTGGTCCAGGGGTGAGATCCCAACGACACGACGCAAGACGGTTTAAATGTCCCACCTGTCCTTCGTCGTATGTAAAAGGAATACCGGTTGTTTTAAATACATCATACCCCATGTTCCACTGGTTTTTCCACATCAACGCACGTCCTTTATGAGCAGATGCCCAATCGGCCATGTATATATACATGTTTTCCTTGAATTTTTCATCAAGTTGAGTAGTAACATCTTTCCACTCTCTAAATCTACCTATGGTTAGCATCTCTCCAAGAGGCGTGTTTTTTCGTCTAGGATCTTCTTCAAATCTCTTTATTATATCTTCACATAGAGTTTCGGAAATATTATTGGGAAATTCTTTGATGTAATCCATTTAGTATCAGACAAAAAATATCTTTAAGTTGATACTATGCAACTTGACCCTGTAGAAACTGCCCAATTATATAAGTAAGATGAAGGAAATATAATGATTCTACCGGGCTCCATCTTATGAGGCTCATTATTAATGATCACGTCTCCTTTTGTCAAGAAACAAATAATAGTTATCTTAGGAATTTGTTGAGGAAATTCAGGCGGCTTATTACCAGATTTGAACACCAGGAATCGTCTGGAAAAAATAGGAGTTTCATCTACAAGAATACCCTTTGTCCAAAAGAATTCATTATAATACATAGTTGTCTCATTTTTGAGGAAATCTTCAAGAAAACTATACAGTTTTTTCATAATCTCTGCTTTTTTAGGTGGAACTGATGTGAAATCTTGTGGTATGAGGAAAGATGGGGCCTGTCCTAGAACAAGAAGAGCATCTTTAATAAAATCCTGATCCAACCTTGTTTTAACTTGTTTAATAAACGAATAAGAATTTCTCGATTCTTCAATCTTACGAATTATACTATGTGGTTCTCTATTGAAAGTATATAGAAGATCCCTGTCCTCTGGAGGAAACAGAAGGATCCTCTTTCGACCCTGAACTTGACAAAGCCAGTTATCCATACCATCATAGTGCATCAAAGTTTTTGTATTTCCAAAGTTTAACCAACATGAACTATTTATAAGAGGTGTATCGTGTTTAGGCACAAGGGCATCTATTTCTGGAATGTTCTGATATTGAAGGACGTAGTATTCTGGATTCTTCGTTTCATAGAATTCGTCATATGTCATGAATTCGTTACGAGACCCATTTTCAATACACCGTGTAACAAGTGTGCTAGAATAGAATATATCTTTATTAGGACTTCTCCATACTTTAAGGATCCCGAGAGGCCTGAAGATATCACCTGGGTCGACCTTGGGAATAGGGCTATCGGCTACATAAGGACCTTTAAAACCGGAAACACCGTCAATAAAAGTTTCAGATGGATCGTACCAGAAATTTATAGCAAAATTAAGCCCGGTTTCGGGGTCGGGGTCTTCGGAGAATACAAAATGGAACCACCCGGGTGGAATAAAAAGCATCTGACCGGGATTTATGATGAACTCTTGCTTATGGGCCTTGTAATACAGTGGAAACTTCTCTTTGTCGGGGAATTCATCTTCAATCATTGAATACCTCTTTTCATTTGTCCATTGATTCAATTCCATTTTATAAATAAAGTAACCCATCTTTATATGTATAAATGTCTCTCAATGTCACTAAACTTACTCCTCAAGCGAAACTTCCCGAACGTTCCACAATTGGTTCTGCCGGGTATGATCTGTTTTCTACCGACAGTTATGTTATTCAGCCGGGGCAGCGCACATGCGTTTCAACCGGTCTCTCTTTTCAATTCCCCCCAGGTACCTATGGCCGAATTGCACCTCGCTCTGGACTGGCCGTAAAGCACGGAATTGACGTCTTTGCAGGCGTCGTAGACCCCGACTACCAGGGGGAGGTCAAGGTTGTCCTGTACAACTCCGATACCCGTAACTCTTACGTCATCCGCCCCGGATACCGCATCGCCCAGTTGATTCTCGAGAATTACACCACAGCCAATATCGTCGAGATTCCTTCGGAGGCTACACCTCTTATTACCGAGCGCGGCACAGGGGGCTTTGGCTCGACGGGTATATAAACACTTAGACCTCTATTAAATAAGATGACATGCTTTCAAGCGGTGGCATGGGAGGGTCAGGATCTCACTGAGAATGACACCCCCATGTACACCGTGAGTATCTATGGACGGGGTGCCGATGGCCGCTCCGTCCATATATTAACTAATTTTAGACCCTTTTTCTACGTGAAGATCCGGAAAACGCACTCTTTCAGCGAGTTCAGGGCCGCCATCAGAAACCACTTCCGAGTGGCATCCATCACTGAGGTACACGCGAAGGACCTCTGGGGCTTCCAGAACGGGCTCTTGTCTAGGTTTGTCAAAATTGAATTCTTGGCTCATAAACCTATGCGATGGTGCTCCATGGCCCTTGAAAAACTCGAAGAGCGTGACGAGGCTTGGGCCGACCTCAAGAAGTTCGGTGCGCTTAAGATTTACGAGGCCAATATGGATCCTATTCTGCGTTTCATGCATGTCACGGGTATCAAGTCGACCGGGTGGCTTGAGGTCTCTGAAGAGGACACGGAGCCCGACTTTCAGACGACGTGCGACAAGAGCCTGTACGTGGCCGACTACACGAAGATCCGAGCACTCGACCGACCTGATATTGCACCTTTCAAAATTATGTCCTTTGATATCGAGTGTTACTCGAGTACAGGCGCATTTCCCAACCCTTTTGAGCCCCTTGATGTCGTGTTCCAGATCGGTATGACGACCAAGGCTTTCGGGTCGGACACCCTCGAGCGGAAGTGTCTGTGCCTCAAGAAAACAGAGGCCCAAGACTGCGAGTCGTTCGAGACGGAAAAGCAACTCCTCCAGGCTTTCGAGAGGTACCTCATCAAGACGGACCCTGACATCATCACCGGCTGGAACATCTTCGGGTTTGATCTCGAGTATCTCCAAGTCCGTTCCGTCCAGAACAAACTCGCCCCTACGTGGGGGCGCTTCCGGGACTCACCAGTGGAGATTGTGACTAAAAACCTCTCAAGTCAGGCCCTAGGAAATAACATGCTCAAGATGGTGCCCATGAGGGGCCGGTACGTCTTTGATCTTTTCCAGGATGTAAAGAGGGAGCACAAACTCGAGTCTTATTCACTGAATGCCGTCTCAAAGCACTTCCTCAAAGACAAAAAGAATGACATGCCTGTCAAGGAGATCTTCGGGAGATATGCAGAGGGTGACCCGGTCCGGCTCGGCGAAGTGGCAGACTACTGTCTGAAGGACACAGAACTGCCCCATGCACTCATGGTAAAGTTGTGTCAAATTCAAAATCAAATTGAGATGGCCAAGGCGTGTTGGGTCCCCCTCTCTTTCCTGAGCGAACGGGGTCAGCAGATCAAGGTGTTCAGTCAGATGGCTTACAAGGCGCGTGAGTTGGGCTTCATCATCCCCACGTTCCGCCGTCCTCCTGGTGGGGGCCCGGATGACCAGTACCAAGGGGCGACGGTTCTAGATGCGCAGACGGGTGCATACTACGGGCCCATCACGGCCCTCGACTTTGCCAGTCTGTACCCGAGCATCATGTGCGCTCACAACCTGTGCTACTCGACCCTTGTTTTGGACCCTCAGTTTGACAACATCCCAGGGGTCACGTACGAGCAATTCGGCCCTCATAGGTTCGCTCAGAACGTCCCGTCCCTTCTGCCAGTCATCTTGACAGATCTCAAGGCGTTTCGTAAAAAGGCCAAGAAATTGATGGCGGCCGCCGAAGGGACGCCTATGGAGGCCATCTATAACGGCCAGCAACTTGCGTACAAAGTCAGTATGAATTCAATTTATGGGTTCACAGGGGCGTCAAAGGGGATGCTGCCCCTTGTGGCTATAGCCTCTACTGTTACCATGAGGGGTCGGCAGATGATCGAAGAGACGAAAAACTACGTCGAGGCGAACTTTCCAGGTGCCAAAGTGCGGTACGGGGACACCGACTCTGTGATGGTCGAGTTCGACGTCCAGGGTCGAAAGGGTCAAGAGGCTATAGACTACTCGTGGCAACTGGGCGAACAGGCGGCTGAACAGTGTACCCGGCTCTTCAAGGCACCGAACGATCTGGAACTCGAAAAGGTCTACTGCCCGTACTTTCTGTACTCCAAAAAGAGGTACGCGGCAAAGATGTGGGAAGGTAAGACCGGTCCCGACGGGACTGTGAATGTAGTCTTCAAAAAGATTGACGTCAAGGGCTTGCAGGTGGTCCGGAGAGACAGTTGCGCTTATGTGAGAGATACCCTCAAGAAACTCCTAGAGATGATTCTCGAGAGTGATGACCCTCGGCCCGCCATCAACTTCGCCAAGGACAGAGCCAAGGCTCTCCGTGAGGGGCGGGTCGACCAGGACGACCTCCTCATGTCTAAGCAACTGAGCGCCTCCTATAAGGTCCCTATGGCTCACGTTGCCGTCCGTGACAAGATCAGAGAGCGCGCACCAGGATCCGAGCCCCAACAGGGGGACCGCGTTCCCTTCCTCATACTCGCCGGCCCTGGGAAGATGTTCGAAAAGGCCGAGGACCCTGCGTGGGTCAAGGAGAAGGGCCTCAAAATAGATTTCCAGTACTATTTTACGAATCAGTTCAAAAAGCCGGTGTGTGACCTTCTGGAGCCCCTCGTCGGCAGCCGCCCCGAACAGGCTATATTCGAACCCAAGACGAAGCACATCACAGACTTCTTCAAACCGACCTAAAAAGAAAACGCTCGTAAAATGTAGATGGAGGCAACGATTCTCCAAGCCATAGAGGCCGAAGTCGAGAGACGGGTAGCCGTAAAGATGGCGAGTGCCCTCGAAACAATTTCAAAACTTTATTCCATTCCGTTAAGCCGCCTCTTGAAGGACACGGCAACCGCCGAGTCCTCCTTCTGCAAGGGGGTGCTCAAGTGCGGTAAGCGTTGCCTCAAACAACCGAAAGAAAACGGCTACTGTGGCTTTCATCTGAAGCAGGCTCCAACACCCAGTGTCGTTCAACCCCCTCAAAAACAGGAAGAATTAACTTGGGATTTAAGTGAACAAAACCGCTTAAACATTTGAAGAACATGATACATAATGAGTAAGTCAGTATTACTCTTAGAAAGTCTTACCCGTTTCTTCGATGTTCCGGACAATTCTACAATTCTTGATGACATTTTGAATCACAAGAAAGGCATTTCTCTCCGGAAAATCGAGTGGTTTGTGACTAATTATTCAAAGAATCGCCACGTGACATACACGGCCCCGAACGGCAAGGCCTTCACGGTCCACGTGGCTTACAAGTCTAGCCTCGATGGTTATTCTAAAAAACTGTTCGACCCCTTTTGTCGTACAGAGAGGATCTCTTTCAAGGGCTTGACGACCACCGTAGCCCAACTCAACTTTATAAGATGGTGTATAATAAACGGTATAATAGAGTATATACTCAAAGATAAGGCAGTCTTGCAAACCCACCCTGAAATTCCAGAATAGTGTACCCGTAATAGAACAAGTTCAAGTTGTACCCCTGTGTAATCTGGGCCGAATAGGAAGCCAAAAAAGTCAACTGGAGTTTCGTTGTCTGTGAATTCAACTTTGAAAAATTGATATATCCACCTGCATTGTACTCCTTCGGATTGAGCCCAAAGGAATACATGTAGATGTTCTTTGCAGGGACAGAGAGGCCGTGCTCCATGGGCTGCTTGAACGAGTAGTACAGAGACCCCTGGAAGGTACTCAGAATATCTACGTTATTCAGAGTAATCTTGGCATTATCAATCACATCGATGAAGTTCACCGTGCCCGTCGGGAAAGTCAGGGGCACGGCCGCCTGGATGTACTTGGTTGTGTAGCCGTACTCATACCGGGAGTCGTAGTACAGACCCGAGTCACGTGATTCGTATTTCTTGTTCCTAAAAAACCACACAAGGAGTTGAACAGGGAAGTTGGCGGCGAGTTGCAGCACCTGCTGGTTGTTCCCCGCGAAGGGCTGTGTAGGAGCCTTGGTCACCCGGTTAATAACATAGCGGAGGGTCTGTGTCTTGTAGTAAAGTCTCTCAGAGTCCGTCAAACGAATTTCTTCTAAAATTAGTGCCGGGGACGAGATATCCTTTATGGGCAGGTCATTCGTGATCCAATACCACGAATTGAACTTTATCCGAATATACATCTTCTGATTCAACATGGCACACATGGGGAAGTAAGGGCGGCGGAGTTTCTCACGCCCGGAGTTATTTGCAGAATGTCTTCTGCAAAAGAAAAACTCAAGTGGCACGATGACCTGAAAAGAATTTGTAGTATTCACAAAAGTATTTGACCCGTTATTCACCGCCGAGAACATATTCACCTGCTCATCGGCGTCCAGAAACAACTGGTCTCTGATAAAGAACCAGTCGTCGTAGATGGTCTCAACTACAGAGTCATTAATCAAAAAGTCCACCTGATTAATGAGGGCACGCCCCACCTGGTTGGCATACGCGTTCGATGTACTCGAGAGCCCTGGTAATACGCATTGAAAATGCATATTTGACAACAGGTCCCCTATCTCTGTTGGTTTGATTTCAACTGTAATAGTCTGATCAAGGAACTTGGCCGCGTTGATGGGTATATTTCGTTGGTACATGACGAAATTAGAATGCTGAGGGAATTTAGAGTCCCAGTCTGAACCATCCTTTCCTTGGAGATAGACCTCCTGTGGACCTATTGCATAAAGGGAGGTTGTTGTACCTGCGTTATATCCTGTTTTCGTGACCTCTTTATACTCTTCTTGGAACACGGGTGGCGCTGCTACTTTCTCATTCACACTGCGCAAGGGAGCTGATGCGCCTCCATGGATCAGTGGGTTGATATTAACAGAGACATTGCTGTAAGTTGAAGTATATTGGACGTTTGCAGAAATTTGACGCGCGGCTGATGCCGGCTGCGTCACTGGAACGTTGTTTACATAGATTGGCGTGTCGGAATTGGGCAGGTCAACAGATGCGTTTAGTATTGCATATGACGTGTAAGCGTTCATAATGGGGTCTATCCCATATGCCCTCCATAGAGTCACGACCTGGCCAGGAACCATGGCGATGCTTTCCACGGTGATCTTCCCAGGGGGGACAGTCGGGAGCGCCCCCACCTCCCACCCAGAGGTGAAGTTAAAAGGCGCTGAATCAGTCAGATAAAACACAGGACGATGGTTATTCACCATGTAAAACCCGGAAATGGTACCAGAAAACACCTTGGGGGCAGCAGTGTTATCCGGTGGATAAAGAGTAACGGCCGAGGCGTGCTGGGCACCTTGGATATTCTGCTCTGTATCCGTCTGGCATGTGAACGACCAGTTGTAAGTTTCCGTCTGGCCGTACCCAACTTTCACTGACCCGGGGGTGTTGGTTGCTGTGCGCATCACGACCGTCCCTGCAAGCCCTGTCACACCCGTCACCTGCCACCCGTCACCGAACGGCATGGGCTTCTGGGACACTGGATCAATAACAGGCCATGCTGTGTAAACGTAAAATGTAACGACGTTTTGAGATGTGGCCATATAAACCCCACTTACTTGGACAGATTTCAAGGGGGCTGTATCCGTGTCCATACTACAAATTGTGAAGGTTATTTTTCCACAGTTGGGCCACAGGGGTCGCCTTCAGAGCATCCTTCTCGGAGTTTTTGGTCTCACAGAGATCCTTGAGTTTCAGGACCTCCTCCCGTGTGTATTGGTACGTCTTGATATCCAGAAGTTTAGACCATATTTCCTCTTTGAAATTCTCTGTCCTCAACTGGCTCTTGATGTCATCAAGGGGGACGTTCAACACTTGGATGCGCTTGTTAATAACAAACCCTATGAAACGGGCCTTTTCACTCAGCCACTGTATTTCATGCTCGAGTTCTTTGAGTAGATACTGCTTTCTCTTCTTGTAAGTCCCTAGACGGATCTCTATGTAATCCACGAGTATCTCCTCTGGGCTATCGTATTTCTTGACGGCCCCATTCGGTCCTATGAGGTACATATTACTCGTGTGAATAGTCTTTGTCAACCCCAGGTCCTTGGGGGCGTCCTTCCCCGTGTATCCCCACACACGGAAGTCAGGTGACGTCTCCGTTGAGTGGTTCTCGTACTTCTGGATCATTCCCTTGTCACACAGGTCCTCAAGAAACTCCTTGTAGTCCTGTATCCACTTACCAGGGGGGAGTTCTGTGATGTGCACCTGGGACCCCTGGACCTCGTAGAGGCCCGTGAGCAGCCACGCATGTTCCCTGATCTTTTCAGTTCGCCCTCTGAACCCCTTGAACCACGGCTTCATAGGGACCATAGGGACCTGATCCAGAGCACACAGGATGTTGTGCTTGACGGCCTCGAGGTCGAAGGGAGGCACATAGCAACTGAAGCCCGTACCTATGCCCTCTGCGCCGTTCACAAGAATCATAGGCAAGACGGGGGCGTAAAACTCCGGCTCGACCTTCTGACCATCATCAACAACATATGAAAGGATGGCATTATCAGACTGATCGAAAATAGTCTTTGTTTTGGGAGACAAACGCGTGAAGATGTAACGAGCGCTTGCAGCATCCTTTCCACCGGCGAGCCGGGTACCAAACTGACCCGATGGCTCGAGGAGGTTCAAGTTGTTCGCACCCGTGAAGTTTTGAGCCAAGTTCACGATGGTCCCTTGGAGGCTCGCCTCCCCGTGGTGGTAGGCCGTCTGCTCCGCCACGTAACCAGACAACTGGGCAACCTTCATGTCTGACGTCAGATTCTTCTTCAGGCAGGCGTAGATGACCTTGCGCTGCGAAGGCTTGAGGCCGTCCGCCACGTGTGGGATGCTGCGTTTGATGTCCTCGGCGCTGAAGTTCGCCATGTCCATGTGGATGAAATCGTGGACCGTCAAGTCCCTGACCTCACCGTATCTCACCCCCGGCGGCGGGCTGGCCATGTGTGTCGTGAGCCACTCCTTGCGGTCATCAGCCTGCGCCTTTGAGAAAGCCAGCAGCATCGACTCGTCCATCTTGGGGTCCTTTGTGAACTTGACTGTCAGACGATCTATCTGCTTGAAATACTCCTTGGCCTCGGCACTTGTGGATGTGCCGAGACCCTTGTAGTACTTGACTGTTCCCTGGCTCGGGCCCGCCGCCTCGCGGAAAGCCTCTTCTGTGAAGTACCACTGCTTCCCAGCCTTGATGATAGGGGTAACCATGGCGACGATGAAGCCCAGGTCTATGAGGCTCGGCCAGTACACGTGGAACATATTGAGGACCAGACCCTTGATGTGACTGCCGTCCAAGTCTGCATCAGTCATAATCATGAGCCTGCCGTACCGCAATTCTCTCAGAGAATTGTAGACCTTGCCATGTTGGAGTCCAAGGATTTTCTTCAAGTTGCTGAATTCCTCATTATCAGTCACTTGCTTTACAGACGCATCCCGGACATTGCGAGGCTTACCTCGGAGTGGAAACACGCCGAACGCGTTGCGGCCCACCACGCCCAGCCCGGCTATAGCAAGGGCCTTGGCAGAGTCACCCTCAGTCACAATAAGGGTGCACTCGTGCGACCTGTGGGTACCGGCCCAGTTGGCGTCGTCCAACTTCGGGATGCCCGTGATCCGAGACTTTTTGGACCCATCAGTCTTCTTGAGTTCTTTGTCAACCTTGGCGAGACCAATAGCAACAAGGTCATCGAGGATACCCGTCGCCAGGACCTCCTTGATGAATTTTGGTTTAGGCTCAATGGCATCGGTAATTTTTGATGTACACTCAGCCTTTGTCTGACTGCTGAACGTGGGGTTCACAATAACGGCTCGAATAAACACAAACAGACACGACTTGATCTGTGCAGGCTTCAGTTCAGACACCTTTTTGTCTTTTGAAATCTCATCTATAAGGATCTTTACTAGACGGTCAACGTGTGAGCCCCCCTTCGTAGTGCAGATACCGTTGACCCACGAGCACTGCTGGAACCCACCACTCGTAGAGTGTCCAACCACAATATCAAAGTTTTCAGTGTGCATATGAGCACAATTACCTATACCATGCATCTGGGCGTAACTCTCGAGAGAGGCCACCTTGAGAGGGGTCCCGTTGAAAGACACCTGGGCCTTCGTACACCACATAGCGGCATCCCAAGTCCTCTTCTCGGCGACCTTTTGAAAGTCTCGAGGTCCGCCAAAATGGGGCCAGTCAGGGGTGAACCCAACAGCCACACATACAGGTGCCGTACTCGCCTCTATGATGGGAGGGTCACACTTGCTCATATTCTTGTGCCACATCTGACGGTAAGACTTTTTGCCATCACTAATTCGAATCCAAAATTTGGAAGAAAATACATTCGCCAATTTCGCACCATAGCCGTTCCGCCCCCCAGTGACACGCTGCTCTTCGTCATTATAGTTTGAACTTGTCAACAGGTGACCAAAGATGAGTTCAGGGATCCACAGTGGGCTCCCGTCAGCCCCCTTTTCCTTTTCATGTTTCTTGATGGGAATAGAGACCCCGTAGTTCTCAATACAAATGTCACCATCAGGTGATACATTTACATCGATCTTTGTAACCTTTTTGGGGTGAAGAGACCACTGATCGATAGCATTGACCAGGACCTCGTCGAAAATCTTCACCAGCCCAGGAGATACCACACATACAGTAGGTTCAAAATGTTCGGCACTGCGGGTCCAGCAAGTTGAGGATTCAGGCTGCAAGGATCCCACGTAAGTGTCTGGCCGCTTGAGTATATGTTGAATGTGTGTGAGGCGTTCATATTGCATTGCTCTACCAAAGGGGGTACCCTTTAGACCAGAAGTTCCATATTAAAGGATAGAAATGTCCCTTTAATATGATTCGTTTGGCCCCTCCTGTGACTGTTCGACTCGCACATCGCGTGCCTCCCAAAGGGAACTGGCAAGAGGCTGTCGCTCTTACAGGACAGTCGTTGGGTATGTTTGTCTTGTTCTACACGTCCATGAATTGGATAGTTTACAAGCGTATTCGTGAGAAAAAGGAAAAGAATTAACTGAAAGCGGGTGGGAGGGACTGGTAGAGTTCCTTGTAGAAGCCTCCGTACTGGAAGGCGACACTGGCACCTGCGAACATAACAACACTCTGGGCTATTGTCTTCCCGAGGCCTATGTTGTGGTGTCTAGCCGAAATAACCTCGGGGATAGTCAAAATAATAGTGAGAAGCAATGTCTCTGCCCAAAAAGGTATTTTGAGCGTGGGGATGGGGACCTTGGCCTTGTAAGCAAGGTAGCCCATCAGGAGGGGGACTATCACGAGTGCAGCATATGTCAAGTAGTTGAAAAAAGGCGCAATCTTACTCTCGGCCTTTGTAAGGTCTTTCTCTTCTGACAGGGCGAAGAACCCCGACAACTCACGGGTCACCTGGAAGAAAAAGAAAAAGGGTACTGAAAACATCACATGGCTAAGGATAAGGTCCGGACGCCCCCTGTTGGACGCGAGGAACCAACTCGAGAGGCCCCCAAATATGCCAGCCAATGTAGCATCCTGGACAAAGTAATGAGGGTTTGCCGCTATGTATGACTTGTGGGCACTCACAAGGGCCATGGTCAAAAGCCCAAGTACGAGAAATGCCTTTCCATAAATGAAAGTCTTCTCAAAGGCCTTCTCAGCCTGATGAGGATTCATATTAATTAGTACTCGGAAAATTTATAGTCGAACATATCTATGTACTCCTTGAACCACTGACCAATCATGTCTCGGGTCTCAGGTGTATAGTATTTTGAATAGTGTTCATGCTCAGATTCATTTATATGAATCAATTTTGAATTAGAATTGGTAATTGATTCAATGACATGGAATTCATCCTTCAAATTTTCGATTTTGAATACCCAATCAACATCTTCAGGTTTACAATTCAGTAGTGAAAATTGGGTTGATACCCCCCACCCCCTCCCCATGTTCCTCGTTTTCAGGTGGGGGGCGAAATCATCAAATGAAGGAGGGGGGTCCCAAAATAGTATTTTTTTGAAATGACCATCTCTTTTCATATATGCCCACATGCTCACGGCGCGGTCCCATGGGTTCCGTACAATTGTAAAAGTCTTATACCCTGGATAATCCTTTTTCAACTGGTCTAAACTATCATATGTCTCAAATATCTGAGACGCTGTATATCCGGGAACCACATCACGAAACCACATATGGACGCTCGTCAAAGCGCACTTTGGCATACCTAAAAAAAGAAGAGGAACTGGTCCGTCGAGTTTTATGATGTTACTCATCTATACAAAAAGAGAGCAATAATTATAATAAGTATAAGCGCAATGATTATAGTTTTTATATCCTCTAATCTATCATCTGTACCCATTTTTGATATCCAATAGTTTGTGGCTTCTTCGTATGAAACAAGGGGCTTCCCTGTTCTGAGATTCACATAGTTGTGAGCATCAACCGTCCAATTGAAGACCTCCTCTCCTCTTTGGAGATGGGGGTCTATGGGTTTCTCTTCAAGCACCTCCCCCCAGTGAATCCTGCATTCTCCACAAGGCAGAATTCGTGTATAACTCGTAACGAAACTCTTGAACCCCTCCTGCTGAGAGGTGTCCAGTTCAAGGGGGAGTGCGAGGGCCGCCATATGGAGGGCGCCCCAAAACGTTGGACCCCATGTTGGAGGCATGGTTGTGTTTTCTGATATTAGACCAGAATAAAAATGCATCTTCATAACTCATCTCTGGCTTACCAATCTTCCTGTTCACAGAATTGTGCAAATCTACAGACCAATTGAACAATTTTTGAGATGCGTGTTCAAAATAGTCCTCGACGGGATGTTCCTGAATGTATTCTAAATAATGATTACTACAAGTATCACACGGTATTGCTACATAAAATACCTTCAACATAGTTATAATATCACGTCTAATAGAATCTTTCAAGACCCTATCACGTGGTCTCAAACATGTGAAATGTATTACATACCACAATTTATCCATATAAAAAGTACTCGATTGTTTACTTTATATGAATAAAGAGATATTCCCGACTATTATTTATACAGAGGTTCTTAATGAAATAAAGGATCTGAAAAGAGAGTGTTACTCGTTGTGTAATGTCGGTGAAACTACTTTCTTTGATAACAAGTCACTCCACGGTCTTCCTGTTTTTAAAGATCTATGTAGGATAATTGAGAAAAAGGCTGTACAGTACGCTAGATTTCTTGGGTTTCAACCCCCTTTACGATGGGGCCAAATGTGGCTTACCATAAGTGATAAAGGTGGGAATCATCCTATACATCATCATAAGGGGGCCTTGATTGCAGGTACGTATTATGTACATGTACCCAAGGATATCCCGATATATTTGGATTTCTATGATGAAAGAGTCCGCATTTCTTCATCAGAATATTCTGAAAAATTAGAAGATAAGAAATTGATACTTTTCGAGGGATCTATGCTTCATGGGTTCAGACCGAACCCGAGTTCCGAACACAAAATAGCACTATCATTCAATTTCCTCCCCGAAGTCTAAGCACAAGGTGGATCGTGCTCTCCTTCTGGATGTTATAGTCGGCCATAGTGCGTTCATCTTCAAGTTGCTTTCCAGCGAAGATGAGACGCTGCTGATCGGGTGGGATGCCCTCCTTGTCTTGGACCTTTGCCTTCACGTTTGCGATAGTATCACTGGATTCAACTTCAAGAGTAATAGTCTTTCCGGTCAGGGTCTTCACGAAGATCTGCATCTTTGCTTAGAATGCGTTGTTATTTTTTAAGTGGCGGTGGAGGAAGGCTGGGCGCATAGTCTGAGGAGTGATGGCCCACTTGATCTGGGCCCGCCATGAAAGCCCGGAAATGTAATTCTCAAGGACGCGCCTGTGAGACATGAGGAACTTCACATGTTTTATTCTTACAAGATTGGTGTTTGCCGGAAGCCTGTTATATTGTTCATTCTTTGGTGACAGAGGGTCCCTTCCTATGGCGCGAAGTACGGAATGGACGGTTTCTCTGGTCCTGGGAGGCCTCATTCGTCGAACTTCAGGGGTCCAGGTTCGACGTGGGGTCCCTGGTTTCGGGGTCCGAGCCGGTGTGGCCGTCCTTGGAAACACTTTACGTAGTCTCCGGAGCCCCTTTGTAACCGGACCTGTTCTAGTCAGTTTGTTTCCTGCATATAGATTCCAGGTGGCGGAAGTTACAGGTAACCTATTTCGCCTAAAATTAGGAGCGGGCATACACGCATTTATTATATAGACACCTGGACCAAGATGCGTGAGTATTTGACTCAAATAATATGATGCATGAGGCCCGTGATTTATCCTGTTATATATTTCTCCTCTTTCAGGGGGACCTTCTTTTCTCATGTTATTTGCATTTTCTGCAAGATTACGGGTCAAAGGCAGTTTTCTTACCCATCCAAACCCAGGAAATTCATTGTCGTGAAATTCTACGATCATATTTGGATACTCTTGCCCGGGTACAAATGTGCGGCTGAGAATCTCACCATGATGCACACCTTGCGCACCCCCACCACCCATAAAGAAATTCCTCAGACTATTGTTACTCATAAAATACCGGCGTGCCAATACCCTCCCCGCGTGAATCCACATGCATTTTCCAGGTTCAGACAAGAATATAATAATAGTGTCTTTAGGGACGGGTTTGGTTACAGGTTGGTTGAGAGGTACGAGGACGCCATGCCCTTCGACGAGTTTTGTTCCATATTGTTGATGTGCATTCAGAATTTGCTGCTCTATGATTTGGGAGGCGACCAAACCCCTGGTCGACATTACTATAGCCAGCCAAAAAAATAGGTTGTGTGCCAGGCTCTTATCTCAGGTCATTGGAGAGACAACACATACAATGGACGCCTTCCACCAGGAAAAGTTCGAAGCCGCCTGCGCCCGCCTCAAGGCCCGCTACCTTGAACTCCGGGCTTCCCGGCCCTGTATTCAGATAACAGATAAGGTCCCTGGAAAAGAGGGTCCTATCAAGGCCCCACCCAGGAAGCAGGGGGCCACATGCAAGGCTACATGCCTCAACGGCAACAAGTGCAAGTTCAAGGCGGGGCTCGGGGGTTTCTGCGCGAAGCACTACACGCCTCCCTTGAAAAAACCTTGATATAGTGTAATGGAATGGAACTATATATGGGCCGCTGTGGCCATCAACTTCCTCCTCGTCTACATTGTCCCCAAACTTATAAAGAAACCCACTGGAGTTCAGGTCGTGGATGATGCTGTCCTGTACCTCAACTCCCAAAAGTCGTTTTTGATTTCTTCCTCTCTTGTTCTCGCGCTGACCATCTATCTGTCCCACTACTGGATAGAGAGTTCAGTCGAGTCCTCGGCGGTAACAGCCAAATCCCCTACAAAATTTTAATATACCCTTATTTCAATGAATAACGTCCCCAAGGAGGCCACTCAGGGTGTGAACGCCCTGCAGACGGCGGCGCACCAGGTGAACGGGGCCGCCAACGGCAATAACGTGAAAAAGAACCTAACCGGTGCGAGCAACAACGCTCTCAAGGCCCAGCAACTGCTGGCCGTCGCTGCCCGCAAGACGGACGTCCCCGCGGCCAAGAAAGCCTTTAACCAGGCCTCTAATCACGCCAAGAAACTCCTTATCGTCCGGGCCGTTGACTCCGCGGCCAACGGCATAACGGCCATCGTGAACAAGGCCAACAAGGACATTAACAAGGCTGCTACTAACATAAGCAATATGACAAACAACTCGGCACTGTAGACATGAGTTCCTTTGTATGTGTGTGATCCCACGTCACTACCCGCTTCTCAAAACAGTCTTTGAGATGCGTCATGAGGTCCTCGAGGGAAGGGTGCCCCCACTCGTGCTCCTTCTTGAAGAGGAAATCATCGAACCCTATGGGACCCTTGGTGCATGAAACGACCCAAGGTGTCTTGACATACTCTTTGAGTCCCCCGTATTCAGATATAATGACGGGTTTGGACCGCAGAGCAGCCTCAACGGCCCCCATTCCGACCCCCTCGGAGTGTGAGCAGTTGATATAGCAGTGACTCGCGCCATGGACTTTCTCCATGTCCTCGTCGCTGATGAGCCCGTTGATGATAGACACCCCGGGAACCCGCCACTCGACCGGCTGGACACACGTCGCCTTCAGCACCAGGTGTGCATCGTTGCCAAACCCACACCGGAGATACGCCTCTATGAGACTTTTTATATTTTTACGAGCATCCAAGATATTTCCAATAGTGTAAAAGACGTACGGTGTCGGTGGTGCGGGTTCGAACGTCAAAGAGGGTGCAGGGGCCCACAGAGGAAGCACCTTCCACTCGACTTGGGGGAATTGGCGCTCGAAAACACTCTTACAAAATTCAGAAGCGACCCACAATGTTTTATATTTTTCAAGAATTCCATACACGGGATTCACAGGCTCCGTCTCACATATAGTCATGTAGACCTTCTTCCTGCACATCGTCATTACCCTGTCAATAAAGTTGAGGTTTTCGACTATAGGGAGCACAAACGCAAACCCTGCATCATATGAGTCGTGTTGTGGAGATTGTCCAAGTTCAAGGAATTCCGCCTCATGACCCTGTGCACGGATCAGAGAGGCATATCTATTTGTCACCTGGCCTATCCCGGCGAGAAGTCTTGGACCTATAAATAGAACTCTCATATACAATCTGATGTCATCATCCGTTTAACTAGTTCCTGAAATGATATTTTAGGGATCCAATTGAGAATATCATACGCCTTGCGTGAATCTGCCACGAGGATGTCAACTTCCGCCGGTCTATAGAACTCCGGGTTCACCTTGATGATGGTGGCGCCCGTTTCGGCATCGAGACCCACCTCATCTATGCCCTCCCCCTCCCATCGCACCTCCTTGTTCAGGGCCTTCACTGCCTCTTGGACAAACTCACGGATGCTGTGCGTATTTCCCGTCCCTATAACAAAATCCAAAGGTGTGGACTGCTGAAGCATCAGCCACATAGCCTCCACGTAGTCCTGCGCGTGCCCCCAGTCGCGTTTGGCGTCCAGGTTGCCCAGTTCGATGGGTGTACCCGACTTGTTCCACTCAGCGAGCCCGAGGGTGATCTTGCGCGTCACAAAGTCCTCACCACGGCGCTCCGACTCGTGGTTGAACAGGATGCCCGTACAAGCGAACAAGCCGTGGGCCTCCCTGTAGTTGCGGGTGATCCAGTACGCATACACCTTGGCAACCCCATAGGGGCTCCGGGGCCAGAATGCCGTGTCCTCATTCTGGGGAGGGGCAGCCTTGCCGAACATCTCGGATGTACCAGCCTGGTAAAATTTGAATTTCAATTTTGAATTAGAATTGCGAATTGCTTCCAGAATCCTGAGGGTCCCAAGGGCATCCACGTTGGCCGTGTACTCGGGCTGGTCGAATGAGACCTTCACATGTGACTGGGCGCCAAGGTTGTAAACTTCGACCAAGTCATAGGCCATCTCAAGGGACCCGATGATGGATGCAAGACGCGCCGTGTCCGTCAGGTCCCCCTCTATGAGGTGGAACTCGGAGTTGTCTTTCACCTTGGAGAGCCTCTCGTGCTTTTTCTCTGAACAGTAGCGAGCCATGCCATAGACCGAATATCCTTTCGTCAGGAGGAATTCAGCAAGATAACTCCCATCCTGCCCCGTCACACCGGTGATAAGTGCAGCCTTCATGTGTTTCTATGCCTCAACGTCTTTACTTGTTGAACAATATCATTAACTCGAACCATTAAAACAAAATCAGGATCTTGAACAATTGTCAGGAGGGCTACTTTCGTGTCGTGGTCCGCACCCGGGATGCGGATGAACCACGCTAAAAGCCAGTTGAGCCACATAGTATCTAGAAATTTTTCGCTTTTAAATGTAGATGGCCCTGTATACTGTGGGTATGATGAGTATTTCCGAAATTATTGGAAATACAAGTCTAAAGCACTTCGCAGCATCGGGGGCGCACCACCATCTCGCAGGCGGTCTTGCGGCCTACGGGTTTGTTCTGTATTTTCTCGTCAAGAGTTTTACGTTCGGAAACCTCCTGTACGTCTCGGCTATGTGGGAAGGTATGATCACAGTCCTTGGTTCCCTGTTTGCAATATTTATACTTGGAGAAAGGTTCAACCACTGGATACAATACGCAGGTATTCTCGTAGGACTTCTGGCAGTCTATATGGTTCACCTTGGGGGCATCGCCAAGTAAAGAGCCTGGTACATTATTCTATATGGAGGAACTCATATGGAAAAACGTGCTTCCGCGGCTCGACTCCCTTGAGGCCGAGTTGATGGAACTCAGAGAGGTTACGTGGCCGGTGTGCCAGGGGGCGCGGGACCGGGAACGTGGCGGGCCTTTTTCGAATTTGATCGCAAAGGGGCGTTTTTTCCTTTTCCTTTCAATTGAGGAGATGCGGAAACTGCTCCATCGCAAGGCGGTTCATATGGGCGTTTGTACAACTTTAGTTGACGAAGAACTTCGTCAGATACTGGTGGTAGAGCCTCGGGCGGGCAAGGGACCAATGCACGCTCAACCACACTATTTAGTTGACGACCAAATTCCGTGAGGACCCACCCGGCACACGGTATCTTTGTGTACCTCTCCCTGCTTTCCCGTATGGCTTGTGCTCCGAACCGCCGGAGGTTTCCAACTGTCGTCAGGACCGTCCCGAGCACTGGCTCCTTTGATATTTTATCAAATGATCCTACAAATTCCGTCATACTCAGCACTATAAACGAATGAGGCATGCGCTCATAGGGCACGAAGCGCATGTCAGGCACCTCCGTAATGTCACCTATCATCACTATAGACTCATCAGGGACTTCATCGAGGTTATCCCACTTGTCCACATAATCACTCACCAATTCATTTCTAAAATTCAGGAACTCTAATTCATTTTTAAATTCGTAAAGGTCTATCAGCATTAGTTCAATAAAGGTTCAGGGCTTTATTGAATCAATGGCGGTCGTTGAGTCTGGTGCAAATGTGATGGTGGACGATTGCCATGCCGACCTCATCGCCTCCCTTGTGAAGGCACACAAGCCCCAGATGGTCCTTGAACTTGGCGTCGGCAGCGGTTTCAGTTCGAAGAAGATACTCGAGGCTATTGACTGGAACGAGACGGGTGAACTCGACCCCTCGTACACAAAGGCTCGTTATATCCTCGTTGATAACTGGGCGGACTGGAACGGCCGCCCTCCGAAGGGCATCGAAACCCTGGCCAACCACCCCTCGTGCACCCTCGTGCCCTCCAATGAGATCAATTTCGTCTTTGGTACCCGTGATAAGTATGATTTTATTTTTAGTGATGCCGACCACTGGAATGCTGACAAGTGGTTCGACTACGTGTACACGCGTCTCCTCAACCCCAACGGCATCCTCATTTACCACGACGTGTGCATCGTCGAGCCCCCCGTGAAGGAACTGACATTCCCGAACCTGGCCCTCATCTACGAGCGCTGCAAGGAACTGAATATCCCGTGTAAAATATTTAACAAGAGTTCCCGGAAGGACGAGCGGTGCTGGCGCGGTCTCCTCGTTATCTTCAAGCCGTAAGCAGGTCTTGGAGTTGTTTGAGGGTCACGTCACCCTTCGCTTCGAGGTCCGGGACTATGTTCTTCGGAAGCCTCCACCCATATTGGTTTAGAGGGCACACCATGGCAACCCTGTTCATGTCTGCCGTCTTGACAAATATTGTTTTAAAATTACATGCGCGAACTATGGCCGAAAACATCATGGGTATCTCCGCCTCCTCGACCACCAGGGTCTTGTGCGCAAGTGGGAGTATCTTTTTTACAAAGTTGAGAACATTTACATCCTCTCGGTCGGTATAGTGAACAGTGTAGGCAATGTCCATGAGGTTGCGCATAGGGGCAACCAGTTGGTTCGGGTTGTCGTAAGGCTCGTGGAAGAGGCCCCGCCAGCACGACCAGATGACGTCATAGCGCCAGTTGAGCACGTGGTAGATCTGGTCTTGATGGAACCTCCACCCGAGGTAGGGCTGGTCGTAGTGGTTGTACGTGCCTTGTGAGTCACGCTCAGGAATGCTCTTGACCCGCTCTATCATCTTGTTGTAGACGTCTAGCAGATACTCGGTGTGATGCTTCGGTTGGAACACCATGAGGCCTGCATTCATCAGCCAATTGGGCGCCCCCTCCGTGAACCCGTAGCGGGCATAGTACTCGGCAGGGTCCAACTGCCAGCCCCGGCGCTTGTGCAGCAGCAACTGGAGTTCGGGGCGATGCACCAGTTCCTCTGTGCAGATACCTATCTTCCCGTCAGGGACCTCAATCTCCGGGCAATTCTCAGTGATCCACATGTCAGAATCGATCCACACGATGACGTCATAATCCTTCGACCACGGCTGGCTCGTGATGAGCAACTTTTGGCAAATGATGAACCGGCGCTCGCCAAGGGGGTCCAGGAGTTCCTCGAGCACTATGAGGTCCCAGTTGTACTTGGCACAATAAGCCTCCATACTCGGTCTAAAATTTTTAAATTCATCTTGATATTTTTGCCCTATAGCAAACGTCACAAGGGCCTTCCGCGTCATCTAAAGGTAATTTTAGCGATAACTTTAGATAATGCTTGTCGACACTTTCCAATTTTATAATGAATTGGACATTCTTGAATTGAGGCTGCGTGAATTGGATCCGTACGTTGACATCTTTGTTATTGCCGAGTCCCCAGAGACCCATGCCGGCCGGCCCAAGCCCCTCTTTTTCCAAGAGAACAAGGAGCGCTATGCCCAGTGGCTCCCGAAGATCCGCCACGTCATCTGCCCTCCGTGCACCTCGAGTGGCATATGGGATCGCGAGAAGTGGCAGAGGCACTGCATTCTAGACGGCCTTGAGGGCATCCCCGATGACGCCATCGTGATGGTGTCGGATGCGGACGAGATCCCGGACTTGCGCAAGTTCAGCCCCATGGACCCCTGCGTCCCAACGTCTGTCGTCCATATGTTCATGTTCGAGTATTCCTTCGACTATATGTTCACCGGAGAGCCGTGGTTCGGCACCGTTATCACCAAGGCTGACGCATTCAGAAAACTGGGTCCAAATTTCTTCAGGGACAACCGGTGGCGTTTCCGGGCCTTGCCTTATAGCGGGTGGCACTGTAGTTCATTCGGAGACTCTAAGCACGTCTGGAACAAAATACAGAACTACGCCCATGCACTCGATGAGAAACACTCGCATCAATCGTTCGAAGACTTTGATAGGTATCTGCGTGAGGGCCTCCACTCGGACGGCGCCATGAAGTTGGTCCCCCGGCCCCCGGAGGTGCCACTGCCTACTTCAGCGTCAACATATACAGGGTGGAGCGTATCAAAACAGTGATTTCATCCTGAATACTTCTGAGATAGGAGTCCCTGGGGAGTCTGAGGGCACGGATGCGGGTCAGGAGGCCCCGGAAGTACACCTTGGCCTTCTTGGGATCACTCAGGAAACGGCGGTTCATAGTTATTCTATGGAGCCGCCCGTAGCGGCCCATGTAGGCCTCGGCCCACTCATCGAGCAGGGGGACGATGCCTTCGTAGTAATTCTGAAGAGCCTTGTGTTGAGCATAGGACTGGGTGGTCAGATGGAAGGAGTGCGCCTGGCTACGAGAATTCATCAACATACCCACAAACTTCGAGGCACTTGCGGCCATCTCTATTCTGACCACAGAAAAAAGTTGATACATAATAAGAATGGTCTTTTCGGAGACTATCATACCGCCCGGGAAGGTGCTCTTCAAGGGGTTCGAGATGGGTCCTCGGGCGTGCCGGGCCCTCCTCAAGGACACGAGCATCTTCTTCCTGACGGAAAACAAGTACATGGCAAGGGGGTACGGGCACACGTGTGCTTACAGGACAAAGAGGACGCTGCGCCTCTTTGATCTCTCAGTAGAAAACGTAAAATTGCTTCTCAAGGTGTACCCTTTGAGCCCCGAGACGAAGACCCTCCTCCGAGTAGTCACTGGTGTCGATATTTCCATAGGACAGCAGAAAAATGCCATACGGGAATTCTTTGGGACACCGAATGCAAAGAATCTGGGGGTCCGATCCGTGAATAGACGACAGGAACATCGCCTAAGTTACAAAGACCTTGACAAGGTGGTTTTCTCCAAATTCTCCACTGAATTTTTGAAACCGGAGAAATATGACGGGTACTACGCTCCTAAGAGAAAGTCTGCCTTTCATGCCGGTCAATTTCATTCTGAAATTATGATTAATAATGCGTACCAGACCATAGAGCGTGCCATCCCCACCCGGCTCCCGGTGGCGAGCGTGACAAACATAAAGTGGGCCATCCCTCGTCTTTTTATAGAATATTCCAAAAAGGCTAAAAGGCTCGTTAGGCCCCACCCCATGGGCCTTGTTGTGTTTTGCACCGGGGGCATGGCCATCCGCCTTGCTCTCCAAGGGAAGGGGGCTGTATTGTCCAAGCGCGTGCGGAGGACGTCTGACTTTGACTTCACCTTCGCCGTCTCGAGAGCGGCCTCTTCCCCTGCGGCCCTCTCCGCCCTCGTGGCTCACATGCGTCAGATTATGTCGGGTCATCTCCTCGGTTTTGTCAAATTTTTGAATGCGAATTATTCCGGACTTGGCGCGCGCCTCCGCCTCGAGCAGGTGATGAAAGAGGCGCGCCCCCGTGTGCAGATACCCGGGACGGGCCGCCGTGTCTACCAGGTGTTCACGTGGAAGATAGTGACCGAAAGTGGTGAAGAGATAGACGTTGCCGACTCGGCTCTCGCCATCTACCCTGGAATATCTAGAAGTCAACTTGATCTAGGGTTTTCTATAAAGTCTGGAATACCTGTTCAGAAACTCATGTATCAACTTCGTGATGAGTTGGCTATACTTTCAGGCTCGTTTCTGTACAAGGGCATCATCGCCATGCGCAACCCCATCAAGGGGGCCAAAAAGGCCAAGGGGCTCAAGGATGTCAACAGAGTAAAGAATATCCTCAAAAAAGAGCCCCTTCCAGTGAAGGGCGTGGTCACCCCCTTCCTTTCCGCTATAAAGGCGAGAAATGTGACCCGGGCGAAACAGGCGGCGCGGGGTGTAGAAAAACTGTTGAAGAAGATTAGATGAGGAGGTTTATAGCCTTGATGGCTATTGCCGCCTTTTTAACCTTTATAGTTATTCTGTCATGGGAAGAAAAAGGTAGAGGGTATCTTCAAAATGAGGATCATTGGAGGCCTCCAGAAGTTCACTACGGTGTACTCACTCAGGATGAGTGCTCATATATCATCAGACAGGCTGAGAAATCTTTTAAAAGGAGTGGCGTTGTTGGGCAAGACACCCCGTCTGATGCACGCACAAGCGAGACGGCATGGATACCCAAGGATGACCCCGTTGCCCGTAAGGTACTTGACAAAGCCTGTAAACTCTCCGGGAAGCCTTATGAAAATGCTGAAAATCTTCAAGTTGTGAGATACAAGCCGGGCACATACTATAAACACCATCATGATTCGTGTTGTGACGACAGTCAGGCCTGCTCCAAGTTCGAGGAGGTGGGGGGTCAGCGGGTGGCAACTCTCCTTGTGTATTTGAATGACGACTTTACAAAAGGGGAGACGCATTTTCCGCAGTGGGGGGACTCGAAGATGAAACCTCCGCCAGGTGCTGGAATATTGTTCAGGCCTTTGGGTTCCGAGGAGGCAAAGTGCCACCCTCATGCCCTCCACGCAGGTCTGCCTATAGGGGAAGGCACGAAATATGTGTGTAATGCTTGGATACGTGAAAATTCGTTTAGGGCCATGGGGGTGTAAAATTTAGGTTCTGTGACCGGCCCCTAACTCCAACCTACACACCAAACCAAAACACAAAAGGTCAGGCACACACAGAGAGCACCACACAAAAGTTTAGGTTCTGTGCCAAGTCCCTGCCTCCAGCCTACACACCAAACCAAAACACAAAGGTCAGACAGACCCACCCAGAGAGCCCAACACAAAAGTTCAGGTTCTGTGGCAAGGTCCTACAGACGGCTACTTCACTTAAACAACACACAAGTACTAACAGTAAGAACACAAGCATGGACTCCTTTGCCCAGTCTGTCGCTACCCTCGTGCAGCAGCGTGACATCGCTTTCCTCGAGCGTATTGCGGCTGACTACACCCTAAACATCGAGGAGTTGCGCGCCAAGTATGTGGAGGCGGCCTCCACGGTGAAGGTGCCGCGCAAGTACAAGCCGCGCAAGCCCAAGGAGGTGGTTGTGCGCAACTTGGATGCGCAGGAGGGCGAGCCGGCTGCGGCTGCCACGTCATCTGCCACGGTGGCAAAGTCGGCCAAGGCTGACAAGCCAAAGTGCCAGGGCATCACAGGAAAGAAAGAGCCCTGCAGTTTCAGTGCGCTGAAGGGCGAGTGCTACTGCAAGCGCCACCTCGAGGCGGCTCAGGCTGCAGCCTCGGGCGAGGGCCCCGCCCCCAAGGCCAAGAAAGCCAAGAAGGAGGCGGCGCCGGCTCCCGCTCCGGTCGCGGAGGCTCCGGAGGCGGTTGTAGAGGAGGAGGAGTTCGAGGTGGCCCCCGAGAGCCGCCTGGCGGCCCTGCTCGCTCAGATGGACGACTCTGAGGAGGAGCAGGAGGAGGGGGAGTTCACGGTGGAGTTCAGCGAGGATGAAGAGTAAACTGCGAGGCCAAGACCCCGAAACCAGTGTGAAGTAGTTTCAAGAATGTAATGAACCAAAGTATTCCCAACCCCAACCAAACTAGTCTCTTTTCTTCGTCCTTTGTCTTGACTTCGTGGAAGGGTGACAGGAGCACCCCCACGAAGGACTCGTTCCTGTAAATCGGCGTGAAAACACTTCCAAAAAATGTATCTTCTTGACCTGAGAGGTATTTCTCCATCTCTGTAAGTGCACAGACCGTGTTATTCGTGGCCCAGTGAAGGAACACGAATGGCACACAGACGAGGTGTAAAGACAGCCACAATTCATCCCCTAGAAATGGTGTCGCCACTAGAAAAAAGCGGACAAGTATGTGTATAATTTTGACGTATATCACAAGGATATCGTTCATGCCTAGTGTTAGCACTGAAAAAAAAGGTTCTGTGCCAGGCGCCCTCTTTGAGGGTGGAGGTTCGATACAAACACAAACCATGTACATCCGACCGACTCTCCGCAATCTCCGGGACATGCCCTCGTGGCCCCAGCCCGGGCGGCCAAAGCACGTCACATGGGAGGCTGATACCCGGGTGGGTGCTATTATTGCTTCTGTGCACAAACCTGACCCGTCATTCGTCCAAAATGACAGATGGACCCCTCCCCGGGACTGGGAGTGGGTGATCAAGTATATGGAGGAACCCCAAAAGTCGGCTTATAAGGCTCGGTGTGAGCAGTGGTTGGAGGACCACCCACCCCCTCCCCCGGTCACTAATTCACAATTAAAATTGGAAATTAATCACGCACCTATACAAGCACTCTTTGCCAAGTGGGCTCACAAAGGGCCTCCTTTGTCAGAGGGTGGCCCCCCTCAGCCCGCCGTCCCTCCGATTGAGGAGCGTGTCAAGGCTTACAGGGAAGCAGGTCACACCGAGGAGTATATCCAGAAGGCCATAGACCGTGCTGCCCACGCCGTGGAGAATGCAGATAAGCGCCAGGATGCCATCGACAAGATATTCGGCAAGTACCCAGCAGCATCCAAGTCCAAGAAAGCCGCCCCCAAGGTGATCAAGGCTGTAAAGAAACGTATGGAATTGTAATGGATAAAAAGGTCTCATGGGCTGATATTACTGATGAAGATGTCTCACCCCCGTCTAAATATGTCCCTCCCCAAATTCGAAATAAAAAAATAGACCCAAATGATAAAAAGGATGAAAAAGATCTTTATAAGCGGGTCCTGCAGAGTGGCAGCAGCCATGGCAAACTGCGTTGACACGTATGACTTGTATAACTATTACGATCCTATTAATCCACGCAACTATCTCGGGATGAAACACACAATTCAGGAACATACTGATCTTGTCAGGGTTGTCAAAGGAGATGGGCCGTTCCAAATGACACGAGATGTGTTCATAAAAATTCTTTCCGGGAACCACCCGTTCGACACCGAGACGGGCATCAAAGGGGATGTTACAGATGACCTTGCGGTGTGCATGGCCGCTGCACCTGAATACGACCTCTATGTCATAGAAGTGTGCTCTATTAAGGACTCTCCCACGGGGATGGTCCTCTCGGAGGAGGATCTAGTAAAGGCCATGACGGATTTCGAAAACTACGTACAGAAACCTGTTCTTTGGTTCACGCACATACGGGTTCCTCTCACAACGGACGACGGGAACCCTATTCAGAATAGAGAGGTTATATATCAGGCAGCAAAGTCAATGACGCACTATTTGGATCCCATGGAGATATTTACAAACGAGGGGTTGACTCAAGATCAGTCAGTCTCGGACCAATATCATTTTACTCCAAACGGTTTGTCTATAATCGCGGCCCAGATGAAAATAAAGTGTGATTCTATACTAGAATGAACGTCTGTACAGTTCTAGGTGATATAAATATAATGTTTGCAATTGCAGATGGTCGTCAAAAAGTCGTAGCACTTAATACTTTGTCCGAATATGTTCAGTGTCAATATATTGCCGGATCACTAGAAGCCCAAGCAGGAGAATTTATAAATGTTATAAATTTTTTAAATGGTAAGGCGGATTGGATGGCATACACATCACTTCCAGAAATTAGAAGAGTAACAGCAAATGCATTTCCAAAAGCAATAATAACAGATTTATCCTCAACTATTGATTATATCAAAATATATTATCCTAGTAATAAGTTTTTCATATTCGCACCCAAGTCAGTTCCAGTTCAGTCTAATTTACAGTATATTGTAAATTACGCAAATGGAACCCCAATTGTGTGGGTAGGTCCTATGCGCCCCCAATTATGGGAACCATCTTTTACTCCTATTAGTGACATTGAATACACATACAACATCATAAAAGATCAGCCTTATTTCATCGATCAAAATGAATTTATACTTACGGACCCCCGTGTCCCAACCGTAATCACCCCCCCAACAGAGGATATGATTCTAGCAGGAATATCAACCTTATCAATTCAAGGTCAGATTAAACTCGCAGACTTCATATTCTCCAAACTCGCCGGATGGGGCCTCATCTGATAAAAAAACGCCATCCTATATAGATATGACTACATGTGATGTATGTCTTGAACCCTACAAGGGACTCAAGAATGCAAAGATCACGTGTGATTTCTGTGATTTTCTGGCTTGTGCCGCGTGTCACACCCGTTACCTGCTCGACACGCCGCAGGATCCCCACTGCATGTCTTGCCGCAAAGGCTGGACGCGCAAGTCTATGTTGAAAAACTTCACGAAAAAGTTTGTGACTGAGGACTATAAGCACCGCCGGGAGGAACTCCTCTTTGAGAGGGAAAGGAGCCTCATGCCTGCGACTCAGCCATGGGTGGAGCGCGCAAGGAATATAGAAAAATGCAAGACGAAATCTTCAGAACTCAAAACAAAAGCAGCAGAAGTGAGAAAAGAGATAAATGAAGTTATTAACCGTGGGGGCAATGTCGAGGGCCGAATTAAACATCATGAAGAGATTATCCCTCTCCAAGAAAAGGAAGCGATTTACTTGGCCCGTGCTAACAACTGGGAATCGCGTCGATTGATATACGACAACTCCGTTCCCAACGCCAAGAGGGCGTTCATCCGGGCGTGCCCTTCGAACGGCTGTAAGGGGTTCTTGAGCAGCGCGTGGAAGTGTGGTCTTTGTGACAACTGGGCTTGCCCGGAGTGTCTCGAGGTGAAAGGCCCCGTCAAGGATGCGCCACACACGTGCAACCCGGACTCCGTTGAAACGGCCAAACTCATGGCTCAACAAACGAAGAACTGCCCCAAGTGCGCCGCTGCTATTTTTAAGATTGATGGGTGTGACCAGATGTGGTGCACGCAGTGTCAAACCCCCTTCAGTTGGAGGACGGGCCAAGTCGTAGTGAATGGCACTATTCATAACCCTCACTACTACGAGTATATGCGTGCTCACGGGGGGCTCGCGAGGGCAGTGGGAGACGTGCCATGCGGTGGCTTGCCCAACTTTTACACGGTGAATAACATTGTAACACAATTGAACGTTTACGAGTTGCGATCTCTGATGACTATCCACAGAATGTGGGGCCATATAGATGGGGTTGTCATGTACAGGTACAATAATAGAAATGACATACAGACTGAAAACAGAGATTTGCGTATCGAGTATATGCTCGGCAAGTTGAGCGAAGAAGGTTTCAAAAAGAAACTCCAACAGAAGGAGAAGCAGCGGGCGAAGAATGAAGAGATACGGGCGTGCTTACAGATGTATCAAGCGGTCACCATAGATCTCCTTCAGCGTTTCGTCATCGCGAAAAATCCAGACATATACAATGAGTTTGTTACTCTCCGAGATCACACGAATTCAGTCCTTTTTGATATTGGACAAGTGTGGGGATGTGTAGTTCCACGGATAAACACCACTTTCGAGTTGTGGTGAACCTGTTCTAAAGGCGAAAGTGACAATCTCAATATGGATATACACATGAATCCCGATGGTAACTTGGCCGTTTGGAACAATGGAACTTTGGAAAAAACCTTGACCCTTGAAGACTTTGAAAGGGAGGTTCGAGGAAGAGTAAGCCCGGCCATGTACGAATGGATGACCATGCACATAGTTGAAAACGCCCAAGAGAACGGGGGATATTCAGATGGAATGATCGAGGAGGCTGTATTCGACTATTCCAACCTCATATGGTCTGAGAAAATTGAAATTCACAGAGAAAAACTGGCAGAGTTGCGATCTGCTATCGAGTTTTGGGAGGAAATGTACGACAGTACACTCGAGGCTGTACAAGAGTTTCCTATAGGGTCCCCAGTTGTAAGGGGGCTCGATGCATCCCTAGAAGATTCTGAGAAAACACTTGATAGATTGAGAGATAAACTCGCCGAGGAAGAGGAGTGGCGGGGAGGGTGGGAAGATGGTGAGTCGCAGACAGATGGGCCTAGATATGATGAGATGGACGAGACTTAAAAAATTAGGTTGTGTGTCAGGTCCCCTTGAGTCGAAGGTTAACCTCTACAGACCAAAAACATGGGACGCCAGAACATCCAAAAGATCCTCAAGATCAAGCCGGTGAAGCAGGTTGATCTTGAGGATATTGAACAGCCGGAGAAAACAACTTATGCCACTTTTGAGACGCGGGATCCCAAGGCGGACATCCCTCCCGTCACCGACGCGGAGAGGGCTGTATGGGCCAAGGCGCGAGCAGCGCAGCAGGTCGACGAGAGGGGGCAGCCTGTAGAGGGATGGGCCGCGCGCATCGCCGCTATGCTTGCAGATGGGCGGCTATACCAAGTTGGGAACGTGATGTATCAGCGTGATTAAAAGGTTTAATGATATTAAATGAGTACTAAGAAAGGCTTTGTCTATGATGTCTCCGACCCCAAATTGGATGCTAAACTCGAGTCTGTGAGTGCGAAATGGCACTATACATGGGGGCTCCAAGGCGGGCAGTCGAGCCCGTTTGTCCCTATGATTTGGGGCTCAAAAACTCTTTCTAAAGCGCCCGCCACAACCGTTCCTATTATTCTGGGCTTTAACGAGCCGGACGGTGCCGCGCAGTCGAACCTGACCGTGCAGCAGGCCCTTAGCCTATGGACCCAAGTGACTTGCCGTGGCATTAGGGTCGGCAGCCCGGCCACCGCCGGCAACCCCACCACCACCGGCTCTTGGCTGGAGCAGTTCATGGATGGGGCCCCACATGTCGACTTTATCTGCGTCCACTGGTATGCCCCTCCGAATGCCTCCTCATTTCTGAATGAAATTGATGCAATTTATAAAAAGTTTGGAAAGCCCATCTGGGTGACGGAGTTTGCAGTGGCCGACTGGTCCGGAAAGTTCCCGGGTGGATTTGGCGCCCCCCTTGTGGAGCAGTTCATGAAGGACGCTTGTGCAGGGCTCGATGCCCGCCCCTACGTGGAGAGATATTCCTGGAAAACGCGTACAACGAGTGATACCCATATGGGCACTAGTGCCATCTTCAATGATGATGGGAGCCTCACCGCCCTTGGTCAAATATACGCGTCGCTATAATTTATGCAAGGCTAGCCCACTTCCAGTCGTTCCATTCGGCATCATCTCTACGTTCGATGAAGCGCTCCTCGCCAGTGGGGTCAGTGACAACAATCTTTTGGGAATTCGACACTATCATATACAGATATGAGTTAAGATCACTTTCTTCGACTGTATTCAGCGCCCCCTTGTCGTTCCGGAACCTGTAGGTGTGCATGGGTTGAGGTTGTTTAACACAAGAGAATGCAAAACGGAGCCTATCAGGTCCATCCACAAACCAAAAGGTTACCGAGCACGAGTGTCGGATACACTCACTCACAGCGGCAAGTACAGGGGCGTCCCGAACTTCGTTGAACTTGTCCTCCCACATATCTTCAAACTCTTCCTTTGTGGCGCACTGGCTGTACGACCTCCGCAGAACTTCCTTGATTTCCTCGAGTGCCATCTTTTCGTCTTGCGTACTCAGCGTCTCGTGTCTTTAGGTCAGGCCCATGTTGTTATCAGAGCCTTCCACTCTTGCCCTCGAAACTTGACATCGTAACGAATCTCATAATCTACATTCCTAAGACTGCGTTCAACTGCATACAAGTCCCCGTCAGCGATGAAAAAGAAAGCGAGTACATCCGAAC